TCCGGCTCGAGGTCCGCGTTCCACTCCGAGGGGTACGTGATCTCCGGGACCGGGGCGTCCGGCGGCGTGTCCGGTCCCTCCAGCTTGGAGAGCAGGACGTCGGCGTTGGCCCGCGCGTGCTCGAGCCGCTCGACGCTGTCGAACAGCGCGTTCGGCACGTCGTGCAGCCACCGCGACGCCGCGGCCTCGTCGAGGAACGGCCCGATCGTCCGGTCGTCGGGCAGGAAGTGGACCAGCGTCGGCCGCGTGGGCGTCACGGCCCCGACGGACTGCGGGTACAGGGCCCGCATCTCCGATGTCATCCAACGGGTCGCCATCAGGTCGACCGCCGCGACGGCCACCTCCGCATCCGACACGAGCCCCCCGTCGAGCAGCTGTCGCAGCTCGGCCAGTTGATCGATCGTCGCCCGTAGCGCCTGCGTCACGAGCTCCCTCGTCTTCTCCATGCGTTCCTCTCCTTCCGGTCCATTGGACCACGGGGTCCCCGGAGGACGCTCCCTCCGACGATCCCGTGGGCCCGTGGGCCTCCCCGTCCTCACCCCCCGATCGAGGCGAGCCGGTCGGCCTCGATGTGTTGGATGACCAGGGTCCCGCCGAGCGCCCGGACGAACACCCGGACCGGCGCGCCCTTGCCGCACCGCGTCACGTGCGCGCCCCAGTGGCCGGCCTCGACCCGCTCCGGGGTGTCCGGGACGAGAGCGACCGCGATCGCACCGATCCGGACTACCTGGATTCGACCCCGCATCAGGCCTGGTTCTCTGGGACCCGCAGCACGGGCACCAGCTCGTCCGTGGCCTCGTCGCGGTAGGCAGGCAGCATGCCCACCCTGTGGCGAAGGGCCGGCGGTGAACCCGGCCGCGCCAGCCAGTCCGGCTCCTCGCCGGGACGGAAGTACTCGATGCCCCGCTGGTAGAGCAGGTACGTCCCGGGCCACCACTGGGAGAGCCGGGGTCCGGCCAACCGGGTCCCGCTCTCCGGCGGGTGGGTCGGGTAGGCGAGCCCCGGTCCCAGGCCGGAGCAGGCGCACTCGCTCAGGGCCCTCGGCCCGGGCTCCAACCCGCGCGGGTCCACCGTCGCCCAGGTCCCGAGGACCCGCCGGACCCCCCTCTCCGTGACGGTCTCGAAGGTCCCCCCGTCGGGGTCCCGGTACTCCCCGGCCTCCGCCGGGGACGCGAACGCCATGATTCCCGACGGGGAGTGCGGCACGTGGCGGACCACCAGGAACATCCTCCGAACCGCTTCGCCCGGACCCGTCGGGTCCGTCGCTTGCGCGAGCATCTCCGCCAGCGGCGACTCCCCCTCGGGCCAGACCGTCTGCGTCCACACCTCCTCCTGGATGATCCGGGACTCGACGCGCGGGTCGAGCTCGATCCCGATCCCACCGGATGGCTCGATCCGCAGATGCTCCGGTAGAGCGTCGTCGTACATCACGATCCTCAGCTTCATCGCCATCGTCGCTCCTGTCCGACGCCGGGGAGAAGGACTCGCCCTTTTCCGACGTCCGATCGGCGCGACGCTACGCGCGCGACACCCCAACAACACACCAATCCGGTGTATTATGGAAGAACAATAAATTCCAAAAACATGGAATGAAATTCCATAAACGACCGGAGCGACGGCCCCCTAGTAGTACGCGAGGTCCGACGCGGCGAACGTCCGGACGACCCTCACCGCGTTCGGCGTGCCCACCAGGTTCCGGCGGTACGCGCCGTCCTCGAGGAACCGGCGGTGCTCGTGGTCCGGGCCCATCGCCCGCAGCATCTGGTCCGCGGCGTCCGCGGCCGTGACGCCCGGGGCGATCCAGACCGCGGACGGCGTCCAGAGGACGTAGACCGTCACGGCGGCGCCCCCGGAAGGCCCGGCATCGGTGGGGAGACCGCGATCAGGTGGGCCTCGCCCCACCCGTCCTCCTCCGAGTAGTCCGGGTCGTCGGGGTCCCGACGCGTGGACAGCGGCGCCCCGGCCCGCAGCTGGGCCGCCATGGCGGCCAACTCGAGCGGATCGACGTCCATCTCATACCCCGGGTACGGGGAGGGCACGGCGACCCGTCCCGGTCCGGGGGGCGCTGCCCGTCCGATCCCGCGGTGGCCGTCCCGCTCGAGCAGGAGGACCAGCGCCGCCGACTCCGGGTCGGCGTACACGTCCAGGGTCACGTGGTATGACCCCCTGCGGCCCGCGTGCCGCAGCGCGGCGTACAGCGGCCCCGACGTCACGGGTCCCCCGGCAGCGGGAGCCCGGCCAGCTCCGCCAGCCGCAGCACCAGCGCCTCGGCCTCCTCCAGACCGGAGTAGTCGTCCGATCGGAGGTAACACTCGACGGCCCAAAGGGCCCGCCCGAGGAGCCCCTCGGGGGTCGCCGCGTCCATCCGATGGGCCTGGCGCAGGTGGTCGATCCGCCGGCGGGCGACGTTCGGGTGGGTCGTGTGCCACGTGACACTGACGGTCCGGAGCGGATACCGCCGGGCCGGCGGCTCCTCCCCGGTGAGCTGCCCGAGGACGGCCCGGACGTCCTCCCGCAGCTCGCTGAAGACGGACAGCCGGGCGCCCTCGACGGCCCTCGTGTCCGGGTCCAGCGCCCGGTGACGCTTGTTCGCCGCGTCCGTCTCACGGGCGTCCAGCCTGTGCAGCAGGGCCTGCAGCAGCGCCGCCGCGGCGCTTCTCTTCTCACTCATCGCGGTTCCTCCTGTCCGGTCCCGGCGTCGTCCGGGACCCGATCGGGGGCGCCGCCCCCTCCCCCGCCGTCAGCACCCCCTCCGGGTGTCGCATCCGCCCGAGCACCCGCCCCCGCTGCATCCCCGGCCGGTGCAGCCGACGCCCGTGCAGCCGACGCCCGTGCACCCCCGGCCGCTCGGGGCCGGACCGGCCCCGTCGTCCCGCAGCGTGAGCCCGCGCAGCGTCAGCGGCCGCAGCGCCAGCCGCCTCCGCCCGGCCGTCGGGGAGCCGACGGCCGGCCCCCGCGGCCCCGCGTCATTCTGAGACATCGCTTCCTCCCTCGGTCCGTTCGGACCACGGGGGCGCCGGAGCGTCCCCGCTCCGACGCTCCCGTGGGCCCCGCGGGCCCTCCGTCCCGTCAGTCCGGCCAGGGGGTGGGCCCGTCCTCGACCGGTCCGGGCATCCCGTCCGCCACCCACGCCTCGAGGTTCTCGAGGAACGTCGGCCCGCCGGCGAAGTCGGCCGGGGAGAGGGCCGCCAGGAACCGGTCGAGGCGGCCCGCCTCGGCCCGGGCCCTCGCCAGCAGCTCGTCCATGTGGGCCGAGGTCCAGCCCCGGTTGGCGGACCTGTCCAGTCCACCCTCCCGGGACACCCGCAGTCCCCGGCAGACCTGGTAGTACCGCAGGTCCACCATGAACCGCAGCGTCGCCGCGTATCCCCCCACGTCGTCCCGGATCTCCCCCGCGAGGGCCTCTAGGGCATTGAGGTCGATCGGATAGTCGCTCCTGAGCTTCCCGTCCATCGTCGTGTCTCCTGTTCCGGGCCCAACGGGCCCGCAATCGGAGCCGCGACCGGCTCCCCCGGTCAGTCCTTTGACCCGCCCCCCGCGTCCCGGACGACCGCCGCGAACATGTCCGAGGCCCCGTACGCGGACAGGCCCTCGCCGGGGACGTCCACGTTCAGGGGCGCGGCCCGGCCCAGTCGCCCGACCTCCGCGATCACCGCCCGGACCAGCGGCGTCACGGCCACGGCGAGCGGCGTGAGCGTCGCCGGGTCGGCCCGGTACGCCCGGGCCGCGTCGGAGACGGGCTCCATCAGCAGCAGCGCCGCCGCGATCGACCCGAGCGGCCCCTCGTCCACGTCGCTCTCGTTGATGTTGTCCAGCTCGATCCGCCAGTGCTCCGCGCAGGCGATCGGGACGTGCTCGTCCTCGAGCACCCACCCGTGCCGCTCCAGCAGCGGCCGGACCACGGCGTCGTAGAACGCCCACTCCTCCTCCCCCGGGAAGGCCGGGGGGTTCAGGATCAGCGGCAGCAGCCGCGCGCTCGGGTCCGCCAGCAGCGCCCCGATGGCCGCCGCGAGCGGCCCCGCGTCATTCTGAGACATCGCGTTCCTCCTCGGTCCGTGTGGACCGCGGGACGACCGGAGGGAGTCCCCTCAGACCGTCCCGCGGGCCCGCGGCCCCCGCCCGGGAACATCACCCGTCCCGCCGGAGCGGCGCCGAGACGAGCTCCCAGAGCGCCCACAGCACCAGCAGGGCCCCCGAGCCGAGCAGCCCGAGCCCGAACAGGGCGCCCACGACCTCCAGGAGGAGGATCACGGGCGCCCCGCCCGGACGGCGGCCATGGCCCGCCCGACGGCCCGCACCGCGTCGCGGCGGAGCGCCTCGATCCGCATCCTGAGGGCGAGCTCCCGCTCGACGTCCCCCGCGTCCCCGGCGTCGGACGGGGGGGACTTCCAGACCCAACCCCGGTCCTCCCGGGCCCTCACCGGCGGACCGGAGCCGCCGCCGGGGCCGGAGCGACCGGACGGGCGGGCTCGGCCGGGCAGACGGCGGTGACGGTCACGCGGAGGGCGGCCGTGCGGGCCACCGGCGCGGGCCCGCACGCGGCGAGCCCCAACACGATCAGGACAGTTCGCATCTCATCCTCTCCTCTCGGGGGACGGAACCCCCGGGCGCGGCGGGGGTGCCCCCCCGGCGTCCCCGGGACCGCCGTCCGGCGGCCGGAGCCCTCAGTGGCAGCGCCGCTCGACCGCGACCCGGTTCACAGCAGCACCCGCCCGCGGGCGTGCTCCGCGTCCGGCCGCGGCCGCCGCGGCTCCGTCGCCCCGTATGCGGCCACCCGGACCGGCGTGGCCGGGTCGACCCCCCGGGCCATCATCCCGACCAGGGTCCGGACCAGGCCCCCGAGGGTGTCCGCGGGCGACCGGGCGTCGCCCTCCGGGCCCACCAGCACCCGGCAGCCGGGGATGCACCCCAGCACGGCCCGGGTCAGGTCCCCGACCGCGGGCCCCTCCACCGCGTGGATGGCCTCCGACTCGCCGTGGAAGACGGTCACGGCGTACCGCTCGCTCTTGGTCATCTCGCTCCTGTCCGGTCCCGGGGGATGTGGACCCGGGGCCCGATCGGAGCGGCGGGCCCCCCCCCTCACCCGAGGGAGACCCGCACCGCCGCCACGCCCGGGACCCGCCGCAGCCGGTCGGCGAGCTCGACCAGGAGGGCGGCCAGCGCGGCCTCGGCGCCGGAGCCCGGGTCGTGGACGACCCGGACGACGACCCCGGCGACCGCCGGCGGCGCCCCGGAGCCGCGGGCCCTCACGGCCCGGCCCCGAGGACCCCGACGAGGACGAGCAGGCCCGCCAGGAACAGGCAGGCCTCGTCGACCGCGGCGCGGGGGCCGCCCGTCCCGGGCCCCGCCGCCGCGTACCCGACGAGCCCGAGGACGGCGCACGCGGCGAGCGCCCACCGCGTCACCGGGGGTCCCGGAGGAGAGGCTCGGGCCCCTCCCCGGCCAGGCAGCGGGCCCCGTACCACCGGACCGCGCCGTCGACGAAGGCCCGCCACGCGGCGGACCACCGCGCCGCGGCCTCCTCCCCGGCGGCCGCCCGCCGCCCCCGCTCCGTCGGAACCGCCGGCGCGGCGCCGGCCGCGACAACATCGATGTCACCCATGTCGCTCCTGTCGGACCCGGGGGAGGGGGCGAGCGATCCGCGGATGCGGACCATACGCCCGTTCCCGGACCCGATCGGAACGGCGGGACCCGTGGCCCCGCAACACGTCCGGCCCTCCCCTCGCCTCCGTCCCGGAGGCATCACCCGTCCCGCAGCGCGACGTAGGCGAGGTCGCTGAGCGCGTACCAGGCCTCGCAGACCGCCGCGTCAGGCGGGGGGCTCCCGTCCGCGGACCGGCCGAGCTCCAGGGCCACCGCCGACAGCCGGGCCAGCACGTACCAGCGGACGAAACCGAGGGCCCCCTCCACCTCAGTTCCCCCCGCAAGAGCGGCGCCGCCGCCACCCGTCCCCGACGTCCCCGTACCCGAGGGGGCTCCGCACGGAGAGCGTGGCCCGGGTCACGACCGGACCTCCAGCGGGACGACGTCGACCGACCCGGCCGGCCCGGCGTACGCCGGGGGCCGGCCCGAGCCGTCGGTCCCGTGGGCCCCGAGCCCGTGCATGCCCGCGAGCCGGGCCGCCTCGCTCCAGGCGACGGCGGGGTCCGCGTAGAGCCGGAGGTCGACCACGGGGTGGCCGGTCTCCCGGTCCCGCCGGTCGAGCCGGAGGTGCTGGACGACGTAGTGCATGTCGCTCCTGTCCGGTCCGGAGGGAAGTCGACTCCGGACCCGATCGGAGGCCGTCCCCCCCGCGTGGGATGGTGACCGGTTTGACCCGCGGACGGGCCCCGGCTCCCCAGAGGGGGACGGCATCATATTTACCCCCCACGCGCGCGCGGGGGACCCGGAGCGGCGGACCGGCCGCCCCGCGGCCCGTCCCCCCGGACGGGCCGCGGGGCGGCCGGGACCGTGGCGCCGGTGGGGGATGGGAGGGGGAGGGGGAGTCCCCGAGGCCCGGCGGCCCAGTCGGGCCCGGGAGACCCCGCAACTTTCAAGCGGAGTTGAAAGCTGTGAAGGCCCCTCAGAGCCCCCCGGAGTCCCTCAGAGCCCCCTCCGGGCCCCGTCGCTCCTAGTCCCGGACCACCCCGAGGGCCGACTCCATCGCCCGGTCGATCGCGTCCCGGACGGCCAGCAGGGCCTCGGAGACCGGGCCGGAGTCGGCGTGGTAGTACTCCCGGTCGATCTCCGCGCGGAGGGCCCGGGCGAAGCGGAGGGTCTCGGACTCGTTCGTGCTCGTCTCGGCCACGGCGGCCTCCTTCTCGCGGTCTCTCCCGCGTTACCGGCCAGGAGGAGGGACGGCCAAGGGCCGGTCGTGCTCCTGGTCAGTGGCCCGGGAGGGGCCTCGAATGTTGTTCAGTGACAGCGGGCGCCGGAAACACCGCTTTCCCCCAGGCGGAGGGCCGGGGTCTTTCGGTGAGGCGCCTCACGGTTGCGACGCCCGGAGGCGGGGCCTCAGGCCTGGAAGACCGAGGCCTCGGCGGCCGCCCGGCGGTCGGCCTCCTCCCGCTCCAACTGGGCCTTCTGGGCGGCCTGGGCGGCCCGGAGGGCGTCCAGCTCGGCGCGCTCGGAGGAGTCGAGGGCCGCCGGGGAGGCGCCCCCGGAGGCGCGCCGGACGGGCGCCTTGGAGGCGCGGAGCTTGTCGCCGTTGAGGAGGCGGTCCCTGTACACCGGGAGCAGCCCAGAGGCGATCCCCTCGAGGTCGACCTTGATCGAGGCCTCGATCTTCCCCACCTTGCCCCGGAGGTCCTCCTTGACGAGGGCCGGGGGGATGAGGTCGAAGGGGATGCTGGTGTGGATCGTCGTGGGGTCACCGCCCCTGGTCCGCCGCGCGTAGAGCTTGTCCTCGGTGCCGATCACCTGGAACAGGACCCACCCCTCGTTGCCGTGGAACCCGTCCTTGGCGCCCTCCTCGGCCACGGGGACGAGGGGGATGTCGAGGGACTGGAACTTGGCGACGAGCTGGTTCACGAAGCGGGCGTAGGCGGGGGTCTGGATCTTGGTCGACATGGTGCTTGAGTCTCCTGGCTCCGGTCCGACCCCGGGGACATCCCGGTTCGGCCGGTGTGCGGTGACTCGAGCCCACGACGGACCACCCCTCCACTGGGTTGCGTTTTATTATGGGTTGATATTAAATTCTAATAATTCCTATTGAAATACCAAAATTATAATACCAAAATTAATACCTATATACCCTTTCCTTTATTATGAATGTATATTATATTCCAATTTTAAATAGTTGAATTCCAAAAATTTCAATACCAATAATGGTATTGGGTTCATGGGGAATATTGGTATTCCTGGGGCCCGGCTTACCCCCCGCGCGCCGTGGCCTGAGTTTTTCCCGCGGGACCGCGACGGCTTTCCTGTCACTGAAGCCGGGACCCCGTTTTCCCGCGGGACCGCCTCGGCTCCTCTTTCCCCGCGACGGTCCCGGGGGGTTTTCCCGTGAGGCCTCGGCGGCTTTCCCCTCCCGCGCGCCGGGCTCCTGGGAGGTCACTTCGGGGGGACCGGATGGCCGATGAGGCCGATGAGGCCCGCGGCCGCGACCGTCTCGTCCCACGTGGGCAGCGCCGCGAGGGCCCCGTCGGGGTGGAACGATCCCGCCTGGCGGTCCAGCGCGTCCCGCCAGCCCGCGGGGTCGACCGCGTCGTGGACCCGCTGGAGCCGCTGGAGTAGCGTCAGCCGCCGGGCGTGGGCATCGGGACGCGCGGCGCACGGGGGCAGCACCCCCGCGTCCGTCAGGAAGGGCGCGATGTCGTGGGCCGGGCAGCCCTCGATGCCCTCGACGTACTCCTCCTCCGGGACCAGGCACCCCACGGCGCACCGCAGCACCGTCCCGTCGGGCTCGACGACGCGGTACCGGCAGCGGCCGGTGTCCCCGAGGGTGGCCCGTCGTCCCTGGGCCAGCAGGTGGGCCCGGACGGCCTCGAAGCACTCGCGGTCCGTCACGGGACCTCCACCTCGGTCACGAAGGCGAACGGCCCCCCGTGGGGGAAGGGGGCCGACCAGGCGATCAGGCAGGACTGCCGGCCCTCGAGGAACTCCCGGACCGCGCGCGTGTTCTCCGGGAGCGCCCGGACGGTCTCCCGGCCGAGGAGGCGCTCGACCTCGGCGACCGCGGCCGGGCGGTCCGGCGTCAGGCGGGGGGTCGGCTTGGGGTCGGCCAGGTACCCGCACCACGTCACGACGTACGCGGTCCTCACGGGTTCGCCCCCGCGTCGGCGGGCGTCGGGTTCGGGACGACCCGGGCCGGGGCCTCCCCGACCTCGGGGCCGCGGGTGCAGGCCGCCGGGGAGTCGTCCCCGATCGCCTGGGTGCAGTGCCAGGCGTAGCCGCCCATGCTGCAGTCCTGGTCGACGGCGACCCCGCCGTACCAGCGGTTGACCAGGCAGGAGCCCCTGGCCACCGGGGGCGGGACCTCGGCGGAGGGCACGCGCTTGCATGACGGGAGGGGGAGGAGGGCCGCCATGACGAGGGCGGCCGCGAGTGTCTTCGGCATGTGGTTATTCTACCTCAACTTGTTGAGGAGGGGAGACATCATGCTTGCGCAGAAAATCGAGGATGTCCCCCAGCAACTGCCTCATCCCTTCCACCTGTTCTTCGACAGGCCTTTGCTTCAGGATCCTACAGAATTTCTGCTGCATGTGGTTGAGCGCGTGCTCACGCGCAGTCAATTGTCTTTTCACTCCTCATCTCCTTTTGTCTGGGCGCACTCCTCGCACGCCCCGTCCCTGATCTCCACCCACCACCCGCACCGGTCGAACCCGACGCACTGGAAGAGCTCCCGGCCATCAGGAGTCACCCTCACGATGAACTGGGCCCGCTGCCGCGGCCACTCGGCCTCCCAGCAGCGCCGGCAGTTTTCCGCGCCGCACGTCTCCCGGTCGTGCTGGGCCCCGCAGCTGCAGGCCCATCCCCAGGCCGTGTTGCAGCCGGCCGAGCAGCCCGGGTCGGCCCCCCGCCAGCACCCGGCGCCCGTCAATCGAGCACCCGGAGGGACATCACGACCCTCCCGTCCTCCGTCGTCCGGAGGTGCATGTGGCGCGAGGTCCACTCCAGGTCGTCCTCCGCGAGTCCCTCCGTGGCCCACCCCGGTCCCTCCTCGGTCTCCAGCAGGGCCTCCATCCCCTCCACGTACGCCGCGCTGTCCCTGTCCGTGATCGCGGCCCGCAGCGCGGCCCGCATCCCCTCGGCCGTCGTCCCCGCCATCAGTCGAGCTCCAGCAGCGAGAACCTGGTCCGGCTGTCGTCCTCGTCCCTCCGGGGCGGCTGGGTCGGCTGGTCCGGCGCGATGGGGGCTGACACGGACACTGTGCCGGTCGTCGGCGGGGCCGTCGGTGTCAGCCGCATCCCGATCCGTTCGGCCAGCATCGTCGCCACCGCCAGCCGGAGCTGCCGCGGGTCGTCGGGTACGGGGTCCCGGTCGGCCATGACCAGGCGCATGTCCAGCCTGACCTGCGGGTAGCGGGACTCACGCCCCATGTCCCCGTGGATGACGGCTGCCCGTCCGCTGAGCAGGGCCAGCGCGGCGGACCAGAAGATGTCCTCCAGGTCTCCCCTGGATGGCGGTGGTGGCATGTCCCCATCCTACCACCGGCCATACCTGTCCATCATGCCGACCGTCGGCCTCGCCTTCGACTTCCTGGCCCGCGAGTGGGCCCCCGCCCGCGCCCCCGTGGGCTCCCTCCTCTACGTCGGCCATCGGGGCGACACCAGTCCGTGGTGGGCCACCGAGTTCCGGGCCGCCCTCGGCGGGCCCTCCCTGGCCGTCATGGACGTCATGGAGTCCGGACTCGCGTCCGCGACGCGCCACACGTCCGACCTCATCAGGGGTGACGTCCGGGACCCGAGGCCCCTCGCCGGCCGCTCGTTCGGCCTGGTTTTCTGGGACGAGGGTCCCGAGCACGTCCCCCGGGCCGACGCCCTGGCGTGCCTGACCCGCCTCATGGGGGAGCACCGCCGCGTGCTGGTCTCCTGCCCGTGGGGGTTCCAGCCGCAAGGGAGGGACCCCGCGGACCCCGAGTTCCACCACTGGGGTCCCGCCCCGGCGGACTTCGAGTCGATCGGGATGTCGACCCGCGTCTTCGGGACCCGCTTCGACGACCGCGGGCGTGGGCACGGCAACCTGATCGCCTGGGGTCCCTGAGCTAGAGCCCGTCCCAGAGCGAGTCGTCCTCCCAGGCCTGCCGCCGGGTCGACTCGGGCAGCTCCCAGCCCGGACCCCGCTGGACCGCGGGAAGGCAGAACACGAGTTTCCGCTGCCCGACGACCGGCGCCGGCGAAGGCCGGACGTGGGCCACCGTGAAGTTGCGGAAGCCCGGGACGACCGGGACCTCGGCCCCGCAGTTCGGGCAGGGCCGCCTCACCGGACCACGCGGGCCGGCGGGATGCGGTCGCCCCGTCTTCGGCCCGGCCTCCATTCCCGTGAGTGGGCCCACGCGAGCAGCCGACCCGGGAGCTCGGGTACCAGCTGGCCGGCCCGGATCGGCTGAACGAACGCCCACCTCAGCACCGAATACGTCCAGCTGACCAGGAACATGACCGGGATGAGCGGCCAGATGCAGGCGGCGACGTCCTCGACGTTGCCCGTCACGCGGTTCCCGTGGAGGACGAGCGCCCGGTGGACGACGCCCCCGACGAAGGCGTAGGCGAACAGGGAGGCGACGACCGTCATGGCTATCAACATCCCCCTATGGTACCACACCAACCATCCGCGGCATACCTTGCAGTGACATGACGCTCCTCGAGCTCTACGATCTCATTGAGATGGCCCGGACCCGCGGGGACGCCTCCTGGGCGGTGCTTGATTGGGCGGCGAAGCAGCCGATCGACCCGGAGACCGGGGAGCCGCGGAGCTTCACGATCCGCGACGCCTACCGGATCTACACCGCGGCCGGAGGCATGGGCACCGAGCAGCAGTTCTCGACCATCTTCAACAAGTGGGTCGCGAAGTACGACCCAAAGTCCTCGAAGGAACGGTACCGGGACAAGGCGCGGTACGGCCTCTCCCAGGATCGTCCGCTGGTCATCACCAGGTCGGGTCGCCGTGGATTCAGGGGCGCCGCCTCGTACCAGTGGGGCCTCGACGCCCCGCTGCGGCAGGCCCCCACGGGGGAAGAGGCCCCGGAGATGGAGGCCGAGGACCCCGTCGGCGACGCCCTCGACAAGCTCGAGGAGTACATGGGCGGGATCGAGCTGAAGAGGCAGCTGGCGCAGTGGCGCGCCATGACGGACATGAACTCCGTCATGCGGTCCGTCATGACGCTTCCGGCCCGCATGCGGGCCGAGGCCATGCTCGTGGCTAGCCAGCACCTGGTCAACTCCGGGCGGGCCGACCAGGCGGACGTGCAGGACGCGGAGAGGAAGCTGGCGGCCCGGGCCTCGGCGGCCCCCGAGGAGCCCGCCACGCCGTTCAAAGTGGGCCAGCCGCGCACGGACCTCTCGCAGGCCGGCCGGCCGGGCTTCAGGCCGCGTCCTCCCCAGCCCGCCCCGGAGCCGGAGGCGGAGGCCGACGTCGACCCCGCGGAGTGGGAGGACGACGCCGCCGACAAGACCCAACCGGACGCCGCCAGCCCGTTCGCCGACGTCGACGTCGGCGGTGACGAGGGAGGGGAGGCCCCCGGGGGAATCGAGCTGCGGGCGATGCTCCGCTACCAGGGGAGGCTCTCTCCCGGTAGGGTGACCTGGGACGGCGAGTCCGCGACGGTCACCGACGCGATGGGCAACGAGATCCCGCCGGACTCCGGCGTGGAGCTCCAGACGCTGGGGGACGAGCAGTTCGACGACGAGTACGCCGGGATCCACGAGTGGCTCGCGGAGAACTGGCCGAGCCTCCTCGACCCGCCCAGCGAGGGCGGCCCCGACCTCGAGGCCGAGATGCGCGGCGAGGGGGGCGAGGAGGAGGCCCCCGGGGAAGAGGGGGAGACCGAGGAGGCCGCGGCCGGAGACTTCCCGGACTGGACCCCCGCCACGGATCCGACCGGCTCCGCCCCTGAGCAGGCGATGTATCGGCTCGTGAACGAGTACGGCGTCGGCCCGGACGACCCGCTGTGGGAGGCGGCCTCCTCGGCCGAGGACGAGGACGCCCTCAGCGCTGCGGTGGCCGACGCGTGGGGTGACAGGCCCCGCAAGGGGTTCCGCGACGCCCTCTCCGTCGCGCTCTTCGGCTTCGGGAACGCCTTCGAGGTGCCTGAGGAGTACGAGACGGCGGAGCCGGAGGAGGAGGGCGAGCCCGTCGAGGACGAGCCGGCCGAGGAGGAGCAGGAGATAGAGCCAGAGGCTCCGGTCCCCAGCGCGCTGGGGACCGGAGCCGTCCCCGATTGGCTGCCCCGTCCCGACGAGAACGGCCTGCGCGCCGAGGCGGCGATGTACGACATCCTGACCGACATGCCCAAGGCGAGGGGCTTCGAGGACTTCGACGCGAGCGACCCCCTCTTCAGTGAGATCCGGAGGGCCGCGAACATCGACGACGTCTACACGATCGTGCTGCGCCGCGGGGTCCCGCGCATCATGGTCAAGAAGTTCCTGACTGTGGCCCGGGCGGTCTTCGAGCACGACGGGCGTGACCCCGAGACGGGCGGACCGGCCGCGAACGAGAGCGCCGCGACCCGTCTGGTCGCGATGATGGAGGACGCGGTGGCCGACTGCGAGGAGGACCCGGCCCCCGATCCGTCCAAGCGCGGTCCCGTCGGCATCGGTCGACTTCTCCCGATGTACGGCATGGACGAGGGACCCAACACGGAGCCCGTGGACTTCGCCCCGAAGTCCGGCCTCGCCAAGATCATGAGGGTCGTGGGGAGGGGCCGGTGACCCGCGTCTCCCGCCTGTTCGTGCTTCGGGAGGCCCGCGCGCCGCGCGGCCTCTCCGTCGACATGGAGCTCCTCATCAGGCTCCTCGAGTGGAGCCGGGAGGAGGCCAGCGGGGACGTCGCGCTCCATCGGCTCGCGGAGGCGATCGAGTCGCTGGCGGGCGAGGGGAGGACCCTGACGATGGACGACTACGACGACCTGATGTCCGGCCTGTCGGCCGGACCCGCGGAGGGCGAGCCTGAGGTCTACTGACGGGCGCCCCCTCAGCCGGAGTGAGCTCGTCGGACTCCTCATGGCCTCAGCCGTGAGGACCTGGGACCGCCGGTACGACGACGACGCGAGGGCCATCGCGGAGTTCACGGCGGCGCGGATCGAGGCGGCGCTCGCGCCGGGCCGCCTCGACTGCGAGGTCTCCTTCGAGCGGATCCCACTGTCGACGGGGTGGCGGACGAACCCGAAGCGGGGACACGCCGTGCGTCCCGGTGGGTACCCCGCCCTGCGTCAGCTCCTGGGTAGGCGGGGTGACGTCGACTCCGTCCCGCTGGTCGCTGCCACGCTCGACGGCCCGCCGTCGCTCTGGGACGGACACCGGAGGCTCGAGACTTACAGGGCGGCGGGTCGCCCGGACGTGCCCTCCTGGCACGTCCGGTTTAGACCCGGCGTCGGACGCGTCAGCGTCTCTGCGACCCCAGCGCCTGCAGTAGGAACGGGAACGGGCAGCGGCTGACGCTGATCCCGGCGGGATGCCGGTCGAGCCTGAGATGCATCTCGGTGGCGGCGGGCGCGTTGCAGCTGTGGATCAGCACGTTGAGCGGGGGTCGCTCCATGCTGAGGATGTGGTCCACCACCGCCATGCCGGTGGCAGCGACCGTGGGCTCTCCCACCCGACACATGACGTCGGACTCGTCGAGGTCGTGGTCCAGGAAGACCTGGTGGAACTCACGCTCGTTTAGGAGCCTGATCGCTTCCTCCGCGGTGTGGGCCCTGTGGATCTCGAGTCCCCTCGACTCGGTGACCCTCAGGAACTCCGCGTGTCGCCACGCGGAGTCGTCGAGGAAGAGTATCCGCTGGTTTCCGGGGTTCCCCATCAAGAAAGATTATATCGCTGTCGCCTTGGCGGGCGCGTCCGTCTCCCGCTGTTCCCGGCCGGCTTATAATCCAAAAATGGCAAATGGTGAGAACATGACCCTACGGCAGGCAGCGGAGCTGGTCGAAGCCGGCCGAACCACGCTCAGAAAGCTGGTTCTCCAGCTCGCCAGCGACGGCTTCGATGTCCGTCACGCCTCCAGCGCCCTGGCCGTCGCCGTAGCCGGCGCGTTGGTCTGTGAAGGGGTGTCGAACGAGGAGTTCGCCGGCGTCCTCGACGACGCGCGGAAGCTCTGGCGGATGGAGCCTAGCGCGGACGGCCCACAGCTCACTTTCAACGGACACCTCGTCGCCGGCGCCCTGGCGCCCCCGGCCGAGGGGACGAACTGATGGACCGCGAGGACGTCATCGAGGTCGACGGATCGGAGCCGATCGCGGCGATCGACCGGACGACCCGGTCGATCATCATGGCCATCGACGCCGCCGTCAAGCGCCTCGAGGCGCTGGGCTACGAGCGGGACCTGGACATCAGGATCGTCGACTCCGAGTCGTCCTTCCCCGGCGTGGCCCTCGGGGACCGCTACGTCTTCGGGATCGTGACGCGGGTCCACGAGGGCCGGATCGTCCTGCGGGGCGAGTGGCTCCTCGAGGTCAGGCCGCTCGGCGCGTTCCGCCGATGGTGGAGGGAGCGACGCCGTGCCAGAGCTGCCTGAGGTCGACGCGATCACCGGGGTCGTCCGGCGCTACGCCGTGGGGAACACCCTCGTCGGCCTGGAGACCGTCAGGTGGAACGGGAAGTATTTCGCGTGTCCCGAGGGTCCCGCGGGAGCTGACGGTTGGTACCTCAATCCGCTTCCCGTGCGGGACGTCTGCAGGGTCGGCAAGGTCGTCCTCTTCCTGATCCCGTATCAGGACGACCCGGACTCACGCTGCTTCTACATTCGCGTCCACAACGCGATGACGGGGTACTTCGACTGGGAGCACGAGCCGTGGACCTTCGACTACGTCGAGGGGGCCCGTGAGCCGTCCGACTCGGACGTGCGGGTGAGGTTCCTCTTCGGGGACGGGCGGGTCCTGCGCTTCCACGACGCCCGCCTCTTCGGCAGCATGGAGATGAGTGGGATGCTGCCCGATGTCGGTCCTGAATTGATGCGGACTCCTAACATGCTCCATGGTCGGGAAGTCGCGTCGCTCCGACACTTCGCGGACGGCGTTGTGAACTGCCGGCGGCCCGTCAAGTCATTGTTGATGGACCAGTCGTTCATCGCGGGCATCGGCAACATCTACGCGAACGAGGCCTGCCACCTCGCGGGCGTCGATCCCCGCCAACCGGCCAACCAGGTCTACCCAGGCCTCATTCCTGTGCTCCACGAGGCCCTGCGGTGTGCTGTGCTTCACTCCATCCCGCAGGTCACATACTCCTGGTTGAAAGTCTACAGACGCTCCGCGTGTGGCTCCTGTGGGGAAGCCGTCACGAGGGTCCAGCTCGATGGGCGGGCGACGTTCCTCTGCGGGAGGTGTCAGCGGGCATGACGCGGGAGTGTCCCACGTGCGGGTCCGATCTACGTCCGCTCTTCACGAGCGTGTACTGCCCGAACGATCGCTGCGGCAAGGGTCCCGTGAGCTCGGACTGGCGCCGGATCCTCCCGAAGGTCCCTGCGATTATGAGACCCGTAGTCGAGCAGAAGGCCCTGTGGTGGGGCGGCGTTGAGTGGTTCGTATGGGAGATGCCGATGATGGTCTTTGGACCGATATGGTACTGTGAGCGGGGGGTCTCACGGGACGACCTCCTCTACTGCGCTATGATGGCACGGGTCAATCCCGACGGCACGCTGAGCGTGGTGAAGAACCGGTACGGGAGCTGCCGCATCGAAGAAGTTCCTGACGCGTAACCCCAACACGGATGTCGACGCATGCAATGTCCGAACTGCTCCGCGCCCATGATCCAGCTCTTCACAAGCGTGGCCTGTTCCGCCGAGTGTGACCTCAGGCCCCCTGCCGCGGCGGCCGACGTCTCGTGTTGGCGCAGGGTCTTGCCAAAGATTCCGGCGGTACAGCGTCCAGGGATCGAACGGGACTGCCGAGGTCGGTCTGGGAATTGGTGGATATGGCGCCATTACCTCGGTGTATGGCACGTCAGCTCCACTCTCAGGCTTTCCGAGAAACACGACGCCGACGTGATCATCGGCGTCTATGACGACGGCAGGCTTAGGGTCATCAAGAGTCGCCACGGTGGGCACAGCCTTGACGCGATCCCGGACGCGTGACCCGCGGAAGCCGTTGTGAAGAAATTTCCTCCGAAAGCTAAGCTGGGAATCATCGCCAAAAGCGGCGTGGCGACGCAGGAAATCTTTGAGCAGTTGAATTCAAAGCAAGGTGGAATTTGCGCGATTTGTGGTAAGGCAGAGAAGACTAGAAAGCGTGACGGCTCCATTCGTAATCTTTCTGTCGATCACTGTCACATTACAAACCGCATTCGAGGTTTACTTTGCAATGATTGCAATCACGCGATCGGACTGTTCAAGGAAGACGTGTCAGTATTAGAGGCTGCTATCCGTTACCTGCAGGCAGATTATTCCGATGCGCCGCAACCTAAGGTTCGCATGAAACTTGGTTCGCCGGAATACAGCGCGTATCTCTCAAATCGCATGAAGGGCAACAAACACACTGCAGGAAGGAAATGGAGCGAGGCCCAACACCAAAAATTCTGGAGTACGCGCTACGGAAAAAAGGACAGCTGATCTCTCCGTTGAACCTTTTTCAAGAGAGATACGCTTTTGATCCCTGGGCCGTCCTCTGCTGCGCGGTCTGCCTCAACCTCTGCACCGGGCGGGCCTTCGAGTCCGTCCACCGCGACCTCTTCGCCCTCTGGCCGACGCCCCTGCACATGGCGACGGCGGATCCCGAGGAGCTGCGGACGCTGCTGAGCCAGCTCGGACTCCAGAACAGGAGGGCCGAGGCGTTGCGGCGGATGTCCGCGGCGTACGCCTGTCTCTGGGACGGTCGGGACCCGATGGACCTGCCTGGAATCGGAAAGTACGGATCCGACAGCTACCGGATATTTGTTCGAGGAGAGCTCGACGTCCGACCCACGGACAAGGAGCTACGAAAGTACCTCGAATGGATAACAAGCTGAGTCCACTGCAGATTGTGGCCCGCGAGATGGCGGTCCACAGCACGATGACGCGGGAGCAGATCGAGGGGGCCCTCTCGGGAGTCCTCGACCACCTGATGCTCCGCGCCGAGGCCGAGATCAGGTCTCCAGATTCCGATGAGGCCAAGGCCCTCGCCCTCGCTCTCCAGTACCAGGCGGTGAGCGAGGCCGTCCTTTTCCTGGGAAGCCAACTCATAGCCTTCGAGGACATTGAGGCGGATGACGACCCCGACGAAGAGTGGGAGCCGAAGAACTGACCAGCGCGCGCTGGCCCTACACCGCAACTCGTTCCAGGCAGCGCGACGCACCGGACCACTGCTGCGCTGGAGCGATCTGACGCCCGAAGTCCAGGGCCTCCTGACGCAGGAGTTCATCACGAACTCCGCGGGGGCCGCCCGTTGGAACGTCGGGCAGATCTACGTCGAGACGCTCCACGGCTGGGGCGTCATGTGTCCGCACCCGATGGCCCATCGGCTCTACGAGGGGTGGCGGGCGTCGGACGACCCGATGACGTTCGAGGAGGCCCAGTGGTTCTCCTGCGGACTCTGCAAGACGAGGGTGGTGAACCGTGACGCGTGAGTTCCTCATCCAGCGGTACTGCTGGGACGTCCATCCCCAGGTCCGCGGCCTGCGACCGTTCATCGCGACCGGCCCCAACTTCATGGCCTGGGCCGTCCCCGGCTCCCTGGAGAGGTTCCGGGAGTGGAGGTTCCGGCCGCACATCTACAGGACACTGAGCTCGGTCTTCCCGCCGGACGAGGACAAGCCGCCGGAGGACCGCGACGCCGTGGCCGAGGTCCTGCTTACGGACGGAGTCGTCCAGGCCCTCTGGTCCGTCGACTCGGCGGAGTGCCTTCCCCGGGACCGGTGGCTCCGGGCCTCCATCGAGCAGGTGGCCCGGGAGATCCCGTACATCAAGCCGGGGAGCGCCAGGGGACCCTATGACCTGGCGTACTGGACGATCGAGTTCCTGAGTGGCCTCAGCGCTCCGGCCCACTTCCGGGAGTATGTCTCAGCGGATGGCCTGACGCTCGAGGCGTGCCCGGCCACGTAAAAAAAGACTTCCGTCTACACACGACCGGCCTATAATAGAAGAGTAACCCGATGATGCTCTCGCTCTCAAATACGCCTGCCAGGCACGAGTGCTACGATTGGTCCAAGCGGACCGTCGGCGGCATCGTGCTTCAGAGCCGCGCGTTCGCCCCGCAGGGGAATTGAGCTAGAGAGCCCGGGAACGACCACATCGAGTCCGCCCGGGTCAAAGCCGGGATAGGATGGCCTCAAAAGGAGGACGATGTGATCGAGAAGAAGTGGAAGACGCTGTCTGGGCAAGAGGTGGACCTCCGGTCCGCCATCGAGCTTGAGCTGCGTGACTTCCCACACGCCCAGGTCATCGTCGCCTGCGACAGCCAGCAGGTCAAGGCCGTCACCGAGTACGTCACCGTCGTGGTCCTCCACAAGACCACGGGCGACGGCCCTGGGAGGGGCGGACGCGTCTTCTTCTGCCGGGAGCGGATCCCGCGGGTCAACGTCCTGCGTGAGCGCCTCTGGAAGGAGGTCTGGCGGTCGGTCGAGCTCGCGATGGAGCTCTCCTCGAACCCCGAGGTGGGGACGCACGTCCCGATCAACGTCAGCGCGGTCCACATCGACGCGAACACCGACCCGGCCCACAAGTCCTCGAAGTACGTCGAGGAGCTCGTCGGGCTGGTCATGGGGCAGGGCTTCAACGCGGTCATCAAGCCGGAGGCCTTCGCGGCGTCCCACGCCGCGGACCACGCCGTGAAGCACAAGGAGGAGCGGCGTAAGCCGCACGCGGAGGGACGCCGGCGAAGGTCAGCGTGACAAGGGAGCAACTCGAAGAGGCTATCGCTGTCACTGCGAATATGGGACAGGCCGCAGCAAAGCTCGGTCTCGGTTTTCGACAGTTCAGAGATCTCGCTACTAAGTTCGGTTTGTACCGAGTCAAGAAGTCTAGTGGCCAGGGGAAAAAGAAGCAGCTCGATGACATTCTCAATGGGAGGCACCCTGAGTATGCTACTGCAAAGCTCTCAATCAGGTTGGTCAAGGAAGGGCTGAAACAATACAGGTGCGAAAAGTGTGGACTCTCTGAATGGAATGGTTCGAGACTCTCACTCGAATTGAATCATGTCAATGGAGTCAGCACGGATCATCGGTTAGTCAATCTCGAGCTTCTTTGCCCCAACTGTCACTCGCAGACTGAAACTTATCGTAGTAAGAAGTTGAAATGGAAGAGGAAAGCCGAGAGGCCGGCTACTGATTTTGAACGTCAGGTGCCCCTTAGGGGGTTGGGTTCGACTCCTGCTTCTTCCGCAAAGTGAGATTCGGATGGGTGGCAGAGCGGTCTATAGTACCCGGTTGGAAGCCGGGAGAGCCGAAAGGTTCCGTGGGTTCGAATCCCACCCCATCCGCGAGATGACGATAGAGGAAATCGTCGAGAGGATACTCGAGGAGAGGTACGACGTCCATCGAATGGACGAGGGTGTCCGAGAGTACTCGAGAAACATGATTCGGGAGATCGTAGAGAGGGCCCTCGAGCTTTCGAAGAAGTGATAGGATAGCAAAAAATTGGAGCGTTAAGCCGGTCGGGTGCCGGCACCGGCCTCGAAAACCGGGAGGCCCGAGAGGGCAGGGGTTCGAATCCTCAACGCTCCGCATAGTTTCCGGGTTCCCTGACAATCGAATATCGTATCATGTGCAACGTGGGGTTGCGAGCCCCACTGAGCGTGGGTGGTGTAATGCAACACGTCCGGTTTTTATCCGGAAATTGGTAGGTCAAGACTACCCCCGCGCACCGGTGATCGAGGTGTAACGGCTGCATCCCAGGTTGTGTCCCTGGGGGAGCGGGTTCAACTCCCGTCGATCACCCCAAGAGCTGGGCATCTCTCAAAAAGGCCCGCCATGCGGACGACGAGATAGGTCTACGGTCCAGATTCAAAATCCAGATGCTGCGGGTTCGAATCCCGCCGTCCGCACGAGACCCCACCCGGACACGTGGCAAAACTGTCCAGCACGCGGAGGACAGCACCGAGTGGCATGTGCGGCGGCGCCGCTTCACGGCCATGAGCTCTCATGGTGGGGGGCCGGCACGAAGTCGGTGTGCTGGGTTCGAGTCCCCTATCCGCGACGACTCTGCTGGTGAAGTACAGGACGGAAGTACGATCGCTTGGTATGCGATAGGATGTGGGTTCGATCCCCATCACCAGCTCTCATGGGTCCCTGGCGAAATCGCGTAATCGCACCCGGCTTTTACCCGGCGAGTTCTCGGTTCGAGTCCGAGGGGGCCTACGACTGCTGTCCATGCGCCAACGGAGGCGCGCCCGTTTCGTAAGCGGGAGGCGACGGGTTCGATCCCCGTGGGCAGCTCTAAATGGTAAAATGCGTCGACGGCGTGCAAATAGTGCAGCTTCAAGAATCGCCAACTGTCCGGAAGAGACTCTGAGGGAGCTCGCGAATCGATCGGGATACATTGCCGATGTCATTCGCGGCTTGTCTGATTTGGGATACGGTCGAATTGGGTACGCGGTTCTCCGTATGAGGATGTCTGAGTTGGGGATCGAGTTGGTTCCCTACTACGGCTCATCGAAGCGACGGCACCGATCGACTCCAGAATATCGAGAGCGTGTCTTTCAAAAAGACACGAGATTCAAGAGCGGTGGTCTGCTCCGACTACTGGTTGATGACGGTCGGGATGAACGATGCGAGTGCGGACAGGGATTGACATGGAATGGCGCTCCGCTTCGCTTGCAGGTCGATCACATCAACGGAGATAAGCGTGACAACCGACGCGAGAACCTCCGCATCATTTGTCCAAACTGTCACTCGCAGACTCCGACGTTCGGCTCCAAGAATATTGTTTACCAGCGATCATTGAGAGGTCGTCTAGTGGAAGGATCTTCGGTTCTGACCCGAAGGGTGTAGGTTCGATCCCTACCCTCTCAACTACATTCAGGGTTCGTCTAACGGCAGGACGCGGGGCTTTGACCCCCGCTGTGAGGGTTCGAGTCCTTCACCCTGAACTGCATGCTGGCGTGGTGTAATGGCAACATGGCGGCCTTGTAAACCGCCCGATGCGAGTTCGAGTCCCGCCGCCAGCTCCGAATGGGTCGTTAGCTCAGAGAGTAGAGCGTTCGGTTGTTAACCGATTGGTCGTAGGTTCGATCCCTACACGGCCCTCCTTTCCAGGAAAGGCGATTTGGTTAGCCGCGTAGCTGTTACCTACGTGTTGGCAGGTTCGAGCCCTGCTCCTGGAGCGAAGATGAAGAGACGCACTCCGCAATGGGGAGACAACCCCTGGAAGCGGAATGACCCGAATCGGTGTCCCGAATTCATTCGGGTTCGGTATGGGACCATGAGGTCTAAGGGTAGGTGCATCCTGCCTGTGAAACACAAGTGTCCGTGTTCGCTGATCGACGACGGGCAGAGATGATTACGGGACCGAGACGGGAGACGGCTGGAAGGCCGGACGACCCCGCCAACACGGACGCACGCCCGACTTTGAATCGGACACGGCGTCGCGGAGACCTCGCGAGGCGCGGGAGTAGCTGACCCGCCTGTGCACCCGGTGCGAGCCCGGGCGGTCCCAACTTTCCATGCAACCGTGAGCGCGGTACGGGTTGCGTATGGGCCGTGGACCGGGCCCTCCGCGTACGAGGCCCACCTTTTGGGGGTGTGGTATAATTGGGAACACGCGGCTTTCGCAAGGCCGAGTAAGGGGTTCGACTCCCCTCACCTCCACGATGAAGAAGCGCAGGCACAATCCGGAGAAGAGGCTGTGGCGGGGCCGTTCATACCGAAAGGGAGGCCGATTGATCCGCTACCTCCGATACGCAGAGTTTCTGAGATCAATGGGTTCCTAGCTCATCCGGGAGAGCGCCAGCGTGGCACGCTGGAGGCGAGGGGTTCGAGTCCCCTGGGATCCACGAATGCTTCATTACCTCAACGGCAGAGGAGTCGCCCGATAAGCGACCCACAGAGGTTCGACCCCTCTATGAAGCACGACGCGTGGTTGGCCAAGTCGGAAAGGCATCTCCTTTACACGGAGACGACGCGGGGGTTCGATTCCCTCACCACGCACGGAACGCTGAGCAGCTTGGGAGGTCCAAGCGCCCGCCTGAAAAGCGGGAGAACCCAGTTCGACTCTGGGCCCAGCGACCACGGGGAGGTACGTCAAGAGAGAACGGGCGGCCCAAACGCCGTTGGATGGTGGTTCAAACCCATCCCTCCCCACCACGCCTCGTCTGACGGAACAGACTCGCCCCTCCGAAGGGTGACGAGGGAGTTCGACTCTCCCACGAGGCACCGAGCGACACGCCCCATCTGAAGGATCAGGCCCGTGGCTACGAACCACGGAGGAGAGGTTCGAGTCCTCTATGGGGTACGCCTAGAAGAATGCCCCGTCCCGAGGCTGGAAATTTCGGGCTAATGCGGCCTTGGCCAAGCGGGAAGGCACCGCCTCGACACGGCGGAGACCAGTGGTTCGATCCCACTAGGCCGCACGATGGGTAACCGAGCGGTGACGCCGAGAGGTGATCGCGTCGGTAGGTGTGGTACAATAACCCGGCAAAGACCACGCCATCCGTCAACATCGGGATGTAGTCGCGGGGAGCGACGCCTGTCTTGGGCACAGGAGGCGGCTGGTTCGACACCAGTCATCCCGACTTCGATTGGGTCCACCTCAGGGAGGATGGCGGCCTCCAAAACCGCTGAGCCGGGTTCGAGTCCTGGTGGGCCCGCGGAATGCCGGTGTGGCGGAGTCGGAAGACGCGCCACGCTCAGAACGTGGTGGGGGAAACCCCGTGGGAGTTCGAGTCTCCCCACCGGCACGGAGTCGACGTCCCCGAGTACGTGCCGGGGAGGACTAAGTTCTAGGCCTGGCGGTCCTTCGCGGGGACCGGGGGACCACTCGCGGCGGTCCCTAGCCGACGAATCATCGCGGGGAACATGTGGAAAGCCCCCGCAGTCGATTTCAACTTCAAGTGTGCCGTGGCCCCGAGGCCTGCAGTAAATCGGGGCGCCATCTAGGTGTAGCTCAGTTCGGTAGAGCGCGCGCTTCGGGAGCGCGAGGTTCGGAGGTTCGAGCCCTCTCACCTAGACCATGGAGCCATCGGTCGAACGCGCGTCCGATGCGCAAGTCCCGGGCAGCGGGGAGCTCCAGCAGTTATGTCGGTGTGGCGGAGTCGGAAGACGCGCAGCGTTGAGGTCGCTGTGTCCGCGAGGACGTGTGGGTTCGAGTCCCACCACTGGCACGATATCGAGGTGTAGCGCAGCGGTAGCGCACCAGGCTGGGGGCCTGGGAGTCGCAGGTTCGATCCCTGTCACCTCGACAAAAACAAGGAGGTCGCGATGCAGCACTGCGACAGCACCTGCTTCCACTGCGCCCAGACGTTCTTCCTGTGGTGGAAGCGTCGGCTGGGCCAGTTCGAGAAGCCACGTGGCGACCGCGCCAAGCGGAGCGGGGACGGAAACTTCAACCTCGCGGCCTTGACCTCCGTCCGTCCACCGAGGTGATATGATGGCCACATGCTCCGGTAACTCAACGTAGAGTTCCCGCCCTATGAGCGGGGAGTTGGGGGTTCGAGTCCCTCCCGGAGTACAAGCGGTTCCGTAGCCCAACAGGACAAGGCACCTCGGTCCTAACGAGATGAGTGGGGGTTCGAGTCCCTCCGGAACCTCGACCAAGGAGACGACGAGCCTCCGGATAGTCAGTCGGCCCGCTGATCACGGGTCGGGGAACAAGTGAGTTGGTCCACGCCGGGAACAGTCGTGACAGGCCGGAGAGACGGCCGAGTTTATGCGGGCAACCTGAGCTAGTGCATTCAGGGCCGGGCTCATAACCCGGAATAGCTTGGTGCGATTCCAAGGCTCCGCTACTAGACGCCGCGTGGCCCTCTTAAGGCAGAGCGCGGCGCTCGATGTGATCCCTGGCAGGAGAGCATCGGGGATCCCGGGGGATGCCAGTCCATCCGGGTGATCGATTGGGAGACTGGCCGACCGGTAAGGCACCTGACTGTAAATCAGCGGTCGTCATGCACGACGTGGTTCGATTCCACGGTCTCCCACGCAGTCTTGGCCGGCGCCGGAGCACACCGGGCGACACGCGGTGCAGAGGAGAAAGCCCAACCGCTCAGATGAGGCTTGACGCCCGGGAGAGACCGGGAACTATTCGGGTCGCTGGTGAAATAGCGCATCGCACCTCCCTCTTAAGGAGACAGTTCTCGGTTCGAGTCCGAGGCGGCCCACTCTGAATGCCTCGTAGGTCCACTGGCGTGGACGCCCGATTGTCGATCGGGTCAAGACGGGTTCGATTCCCGTACGGGGCGCCACGGCGCATTAGTACACGTTGGCTAGTACGCCCGGTTCTCAGCCGGGAAAACCGGGATCGACACCCGGATGCGCTACCAGGTCACGAGAGCGATAGGGAGGTTGGCCTAAGAGCAGCCATCCTTTAAAGAGTGACGACGGGGTCCCGGCAGCGAAGGGCGATAAGGCTTCTGACCCGGGCGTAAGGAAGGGCGCGGACGTATCAAGGCACCGCGCCTGTCCCCACGGAGACCGCTGGGAACGGCGGATTAGGGCGCAGATCGGATCCCACGCTCGCCTTGAACGGCGTGGGCCCTCCGACGAGGCGATGAGTCGGACCATGGCCGACACAGCTCCGTCTGAGTCTTTGGCGTGACAGCACACCTCTCGCCCGTGACCGTTTGCAGGAGTGGCCCAACGGCAGGGCACCTGGCTTCCAACCAGAAGACTGCGGGTTCGAGTCCCGTCTCCTGCTCCGACGCGACCGTAGTTCATCCGGTAGAACGCACGGTTCCCAACCGTGGGGTGGCGGGTTCGAGACCCGCCGGTCGCTCGAGCGGCACTGCTAACGACAGTGCCATAATGGCTTGGGGACAGTGACGGTAAGCGGTTACTTCATGCCAAGAACAACCCCGCTCCGAGCTTCCTTCCCCTTTAGCTCCCGTAGCTCAGTGTAGAGCGCCCAGCTGGTCTGGGAGGCCGGCCGTTCGACTCGGTCCGGGAGCACGACGCGATGCGACAGTGATGGTGACGGTTACTTCAACATCATTCGGTTTTCAACCGAAAACGAAAAACCCGTCGTCGACTTCCTTCGCATTGCGACACTTTCCGTACGTCGGCAGTGATGTCCTGCGGTTACTTCTCCTTGTAAGAGAGAGGTCCAGGTTCAAGTCCTGGGGGGCCCACTCCATGGGTCCTTGGTGTAACGGTAGCACGCTAACACACCGTGGGCGGTATTCTCCGACGTGCGACTTGCGTTCGTAGCTCAAGCAGAGCCCTGACTCAACATCGGGAGATGGTCGTTCAATTCGATCCGGATGCGCTAGGCGGCAGTGACTTGGGAGCGGTTACTTCTATTGGGTGAAAAACACCGCGCCCGCCCTTCCTCCGCCAACTCCTCCACTCCTCCGAGAGAAAGGCAGTGACGATGTCCCGGTTCCACGAGACCAAGCAGGCGCCCGAGGCGCCGACGCCTCACCTGAACTGGATGGGCGGCGAGTCATATGACATCAACGATCCCGTCAAGGCCCTCAGGATCGCCGCGAGCTCGTGCTTCTTCGGTGAGCCGAAGTACTACGAGGCCGATCCGGAGGACAGGCGTGTCAAGCGACCGGTGCCTCACCACACATCGGTCCCGTCCTTCCTGACCGACGCCCAGCGCGTCGAGCTGCGGAAGACGCTCGACGCGATCGATCCCCAGGAGTGGCGTGGGAAGACGCCGGCCGAGGCGATCGAGTCGGCCATCGACCGGGCCCTCGACCACGATCCGGTCCGCACTCTCAAGGAGGCCGTGCGGCTGCGGCAGGCCGAGCACATCAGGACGACCCCGCAGGTCATCCTCGTGCGGGCCGCGCGTCACCCCAAGGTTCGCGGGACCGGCCTGGTGCGGCAGTACGCGCCGGACATCATCCAGCGCGCCGACGAGCCGGCGGTGGGGCTGGCCTATCACGTCTGGCGCTTCGGCAAGGACGCGCCCATCCCGAACTCGCTGAAGAAGGCGTGGGCGGACAAGCTGACGCGGTTGACGGAGTATCAGCTCGCCAAGTACCGCATGGAGAACCGGACGGTCAAGACGCTCGACGTCGTGAACCTCGTCCATCCCAAGCGGACCGCGGCGCTCGACGCCCTGATGAAGGGAAAGCTGGTCTCCACGGACCAGACCTGGGAGTCGATCATCTCGACCGGCGGCTCCACCCCGGAGAACTGGCGGAAGGCGATCGACGTGATGGGCCACATGGCTCTCCTCAGGAACGTGCGGAACGTCCTCCAGAAGGGGATCGACCCGTCGGTCTTCGTGGACAAGCTCGTCGAGGGCGCGGCCGCGGGCAAGCAGCTGCCGTTCCGATACTACTCGGCGTACCTGGCCGTCCAGGACATCGCCCCGGCCACCGTGCTCGATGCGATCGAGCGATGCCTGCGTACCTCGCTGGACAACGTCCCGCGTCTCCCGGGCAGGACGATCTCGCTGTGTGACAACAGCGGCTCGGCGCAGGGGGCCACCACCTCCTCGATGGGAAGCATGCGGGTGTCCACGATCGCGAACCTGACCGGCATCATCGCGGCCATGGCGTCCGACGAGGGCAGCCTCGGAGTCTTCGGCGACGACCTCAAGGTCTTTCCGGTGCGCAAGCTCGCCTCGGCGTTCGACCAGCTCGCCCGCGCGGAGTCGCTGGCCCGGGACATCGGGCAGTCCACCGAGAACGGGATCTGGATGTTCTGGCGGGACGCGATCGCGGGCAAGGTCAGGTGGGACAACGTCTTCGTGTTCTCGGACATGCAGGCGGGCCACGGCGGCCTGTACGGGATCAAGCCCGGTGAGTACCGCGACTACGCCTGGGACGGTCGCCACATCGACGTCGCCAAGCTGGTCAGGAAGTACCGCGCTGAGGTCAACCCCGACGTGAACGTCTTCCTGGTGCAGGTCGCCGGCTACCAGGACACCATCATGCCCGAGTTCTACCGGCGGACGTACGTCCTCGGCGGCTGGGGCGAGGGGATCCTGAGGTTCGCGGCCGAGATGGCCGGCTTCGTGAAGTGAACTGATACCGCTGGCAGGCCGGGTAGTAGCCTGCTGACACGCGGACGTAGCTCATTCGGTAGAGCGCCTGGTTGCCAATCAGGGGGTGGTGGGTTCGAATCCCATCGTCCGCACCCTAGTTTCCCGGATCGGATCGCCAGCTGACGATCGCGACCCGCAGGTCCTGCGACATGGGGATCAGGCCGTCCCAGCTCAGTCCGAGCGGCTCGGCCGTGACGGTCCCCCGCTCGTCCTCGACGAAGCGTCCCACCGCGTGTATCCGTCCGTCGTCGGACGGCTCGATCTCCAGCTCGTACTCCACGCCTCGACAGGAGACGAACGGAACGTAGATGCATGCCCTCATGGCATAATTCTATGGCAGCTTGGCCCCGTCAGTCTAACGGAAGGACGTATGGAAGATCGCACTTGTAAGTGCGGAATTTCATTTCAAGTCAAGCCATCATCGCGTAAACGGTTTTGCTCAAGGAAGTGTTCACAGCGCGATGTCGGTGAGCGCCTCCGAAAGTTTAGAACTTGCACGCAATGTGGTGCTGTGTACAATCGCGAGTTTGGCACAAAGGTCCACTGCAATCTTTGTAAGATCCGTGTGATTCCGGTGATGGATCGCAGCTGGGGTGCTCTGAAATCAGACGGCGCTCGTAAACTTCATCTGCTACGTGAAATGGGACGTCGCTGCGAGAACTGTGGAATCATGGAGTGGTTGGGCCAGCCCGCTCCAATCCAGATGGATCGCATTGACGGAAACCCAGACAACAACGATCGAAGCAACCTAAGGTTGCTTTGTGCGATGTGTCATGCCCTTACATCGACCTACAGCGGTCGAAATGTGGGGAAATTCCCTCTCTCGACGAGAGCGAAGGCACTGCGGAAAGCAAGAGGCCCTGTCAGATAACGGCAGTCGAGATGATTTTCAATCATCGGGATGGAGTTCGATTCTCCACAGGGCTACGGAGGAATCCAGAGATGAGTGAGACCACTGACGAACCCATCTTCCCGGGTGGGCCGTTTCCCGACGAGGACCCGCTGGCGGGCCTCGTGGCGGTCACGGAGGCCCTCGGCGGCTACCTCGATCCGAAGGCGGTCGTCCTCTCCCCCCTGGAGAGGGCTGCCCTCTGGGAGGTCCTGGACAGGGACCGGACGGCCAGTCCGACGCACGGCGGCCTCCGCGGCCTGCTCTCCCTCTCCCACGACCACGCGGACGCGCTCCTCAACTTCCTGAGACGCATCCTCTGAACGAAGTTCTGTGCGACGTCCCGGCTGGATGAAGGGCGGCGGCTGCAACCCGCCTGTTGCTCGGTTCGATCCCGAGGTCGCACTCCAGGGTCCCATAAGCTCAGTGGACAAGAGCTTCCCGGTTCTAACGGGATGGTCGTGGGTTCGAATCCCTCTGGGACCTCTTTCGCTCCTCCCTTTTGAGGGCAGCCTTTCGTAGTTTCTCTCGAGTTGAGTCAGCGACAGGTGGTCTTGGCCTATCCTTGTTTTTCTTCCACCATTCTCTCCGCGCCTCTGACATTTTTGATCTGACAGATGGGTCAGAGAGAGCGCTCCTCAGGCGCTCTCTCTGCTGTTCAGACTGCTTGCGCCCCCTAAGCGGGGAGGGCATCCCCTTGAGTCCGCTTCGGATCGATTCAGATCTGATGCTCCTCTCTTCGTTGGAGAGGTTTTGCCAGTGTTGCGAGACAGACGCTGCCTGTTTCTGCTTTGCATCAATGCTGGCACGTTGCCACCATTCTCGTCTACGAAGAGAGAGTTTTTCGATCCAGCGTTGCTTCGATTGTACATCCAGTTCGATCCTTCCGCCGTCGCCTCCGTCGGTGCTATTCGTCAGGTCCACACCTTCTGATCGTAGTTGGTTGATCCACCAGATCTCCCTCTCGTTGAGATTGAGGTCTCCTTCTTCGAGCCATTGGATCAATGGAGACATGCTCTCTGAGAGCAGTTCATGGATCCAGCGAGTCTTTGCGGTTTGGCTGCGGTCTCCAAGGTGAGATTTCAACCTCTTACTAAGAGAGTGTGTAGTTTTCCCCACGTACCTTACGATTCCTGTCCGTGGATCGATCAGCGAGTATATTCCAGCCATGCTCCCCAGATATAGCAGGGACTCGAGATTAGGTATCAGGCCACGGAGTGGAGCTGCGGTTCGGCTGCGGTCGTCAACGCCTGTCAGGCCCTCGGCGTCCGCGTCTCCGAGTCGCGGGTGAGGCGGCTGGCGGAGTCCGGTCCCGACGGGACGGACGAGTCGCAGCTCATCCGCGCGATCCGCGGGCTCGGTCTGAAGGCCACCCCCTGGGGCGGCATGGACGGACCGGCCGCCTGGGCCTTCGTCCGCTCCAACGTGGCCGAGGGCCGGCCCTGTCTGGTCTGCATCGACCAGTGGAGGCACTGGGTCGCCGTCGTGGCGAGCGTTGGTGGCCGGGTCATCGTGGCGGACTCCGCCCGGACGCGACGCAACCTCGCGGAGAACGGCGTCCACTCCCTCTCGCGGCCCGCCCTGATCAGGCGGTGGCGCTGTCGGAATGAGTCGGAGGCCTTCTACGCCATCGCCATCTCTAAGTGATGGGGAAGGTGGCCTGTCAAGTTTGAGTCACTCCGCGGGCCCGCTGGGGCCCGCTAGACATCGCGGCGAGGCCAGGGGCCGGGACGCTCTCATAAGGCGATCTCCGGGGGTTCGAGTCTCCCCGCCGCGACGATGGAAACGAAGACCACGACCCTTAAGGAGCTGGTGGCCGCGATGTCGCATCTTCCAGACGACGCGGTGTTTCGCTGGTTCCAGGATTCTGTCGTCATCCCTGATAAGGGGTGGCATCAGGCCACGGTCACTTACCATGTGACGATGGGCCAGGCTCGAAAGGAACTCGGATTGTAATTGGATGGCAAACCCGGAGTCGGTCCGGGACCGCGGTTGCTAGCCGCGGGTCAGCGAAAGCCGGGGGTTCGAATCCTCTGCCATCCGCCAGGTTGCACGTGATGCGGTGTTCGATGGGCCCGACGGAGACGTCGGGCCCGATTTGTTTCCGCGTCAAACAATTCGTCCGCGTGGTAAGGTACTGGTATGCCAGAGAATGTTCCCGTGGACGTACCGGTGATCGACCAGTTTGCCGTGCAGGTCCAGCAGAGAGACACGCGCATCGCGGAGCTGGAGGCCCTGCTCAAGGAGCAGACGGACAAGCACTCGTACCAGACCAAGCGGGCCGACGACCTCGAGAAGAGGCTGAAGGTCGCCGCGGCCGCGGTGAGGAAGTACGAGACCGCCCGCGCCGCGGAGGCGGAGGCGACTGCCTCCGACCGCGTGGTCCTGGACGGACAGGAGCACAGGATCATCGGAGCGTTCCGGGCGGACAGCACGTTCGTCGAGGTGAAGAGGGGGCACTGCCCGGAGGGCGTGACCCTGGTCGCGATCGATAAGACGCACTGACCGATGCTGACGTTCCGCGGCATCGGGTGGTTCCGCCTGACCCGCTCCGGGTTCGTTCCGATCGATCTCCGGAGCGACTGGCCCGGCCCGCGGATCGTCATGCGGGACTGGCGGACCCTGCAGCGGGCCGCGAGGTTCCCCTGATGACCTGGTGGTATGGGTGCGATCCGGTCTACGGATGCGGTGCGATTTTCAAGGGCGCGTCACCCTCTGAGTGTCCGCACTGCGGGCTCACATTCTGCGGAGACGAGTGTTGCGGTATGAACGCCCAGTACCTGGGAGAGGAGAGGCCGTGTCAAGAAGGGTCCACCTGCCGCTCTGCGGACAGCTCCGGGAGCACGTCTCCTTCAGCGAGCTCAGGCTCTTCAACGAGTGCCAGTGGCGCTGGCTCCTGACGAAGGTCTACGGGCTGGCCCCAGACGACCGATCGTTCCAGATAGAGTTCGGCAAGGCCGTCCACGCCGGCCTGGAGATCCTGTACGATCCTGATTCCCCGGGTGACGTGGCCAAGGCCACCGCGCACGCCCTGGAGATGTACGACCGCTCACTCCTCGAGCTGAACCTGACCCATTCCTCCGACGTGGAGGAGGCCTATCGGGTCCGGCCCTTCATCGAGCGGTTCTATCGGGACTGCCTCAGGCATCCCGAGCTGCAGGGCATCAGGAGCCTCGTGTCTGAGATGCGGCTGATGCAGCCGATCTCCCGCACCGACGGGCTGGAGATGATGTTCAAGGGCTTCATCGACATCACCTTCGTGAAGCGTCTGAAGCGGAAGACGGTGATCTACATCGCTGACTTCAAGACATGCTCCTGGGGCTGGCCGGCCCAGAAGTTCCAGGACATGGAGGTGATCTCCCAGCTCCTCCTGTACAAGCACTTCTTCTGTAAGACGATGGGCGCCGACCCGAGGAACGTCTCGGTGGCCTTCATCCTCCTCAAGAAGGACCCCCGGACGGCGGACGAGCTGACGGTGGACGTCCGGAAGGTCTCCGCGGGACCGAGGGCCACGGAGCAGGCCCTGGAGTACATGCAGAGGTCCATCTCGGGCATGCACTCGTACGCATACGAGAAGAACCCCGAGGCGTGCGAGAGGGTCTGGATAGACCGGCGGACCAAGCAGGAGAGACGCGCCGCGTGCCCCTTCCTCGGAACCGAGCACTGCCCGCGGTCTGAGTAACACGCCGAGGCCACTTACGGGGTGACCCGCAAGAAGATACTCTGGCTCAGTGACCACCCGCTTGTTCCGTCAGGCGTCGGCATTCAAGCGAAATATACAATCAGCGGCCTGCTCAAGACAGGGAAGTACAGCTTCACCTGCCTCGGCGGGGCGATCAAACACCCGGATTACACACCCCAACAGGTGTCCCCTGACGAGTTCGGGGAGGGCAACTGGGTGATCCATCCGGTCGACGGGCACGGGGACAAGGACAAGCTTCGGCGGATGCTCGCGGAGTTGAAGCCGGACGCGGTGGTCCTCTTCACGGACCCGAGGTTCTTCTACTGGGTCTGGGAGATGGAGGACGAGGTGCGGGCGGTCTGCCCCCTCGTCTATTGGCACGTGTGGGACAACGACCCGACTCCCGAGTTCAACCGGCCCATCTACGAGGCCACGGACTACATCATGACCCTGTCCCTGAAGACCTTCGGGATCCTCCAGGGACTCGGGTATCCCGAGGAGCGGTACAGCTATGTCCCCCACGCGGAGCCGGCCGACCTGTTCAGGCCCCTCCCGGAGAGCGAGGTCCTCGAGGCCCGTCGGCGCCACTACGGACCCTTCGCCTCCCGCGAGTTCATCCTGATGTGGAACAACCGCAACGCCAGGCGGAAGATGACGGGCGACGTGCTCGAGTCGTTCGCTCGGCTTGCCAAGCGAGTCGGGAGGGACCGCGTCGCGTTGCTCATGCACACGGCCCCGGGTGACCCCGAGGGCCAGGACGTGAACGCGGTCGCGAGGAGGCTCGATGTGCAGGACCTCCTCCTCCTCTCGGAGGGACGGGTGGACGCCTCGCAGCTGAACGTGATGTACAACTGTGCTGACTGCGTGATCAACATCAGTAACAACGAGGGCTTCGGGTTGGGCACCCTCGAGGCACTCTACGCGGGTACCCCGATCGTGGTGAACATGACCGGCGGCCTGCAGTTTCAGGTCGGTGACTGGTGGCAGGACCAGCGGGACTTCTCTGACCAGGAGAGACTCACGAAGGTCGCGAAGTCCCGGAGGAACACCCACAGGTGGTGGGGCGTGCCGGTCTTTCCAGCGGCCCGCAATCTCGTGGGATCGCAGCAGGTCCCGTACATCTACGACGACCGGGTCAACGACGACCAGGTCGCCGACGCCCTGGAGAAGGTCTATCGGATCCCCCGCACGGCCCGCCGGAAGATCGGACTGGAGGCCCGGGAGTGGGCGACCAGGACCTTTGGCATGCAGACCATGCTCGATGGCTGGGACGCCGGCCTGACCAAGGCCATGGAACAACACGCCTCCCGCCGTGGTAAGATCGGACTGAGGACGGCCAGCATCTGAAGGAGACCATGTTCGAACTGAAGCCACGCAACAGGTACGCCTGGATCAAGACGATCGACGAGGCGGACAAGGTCGGGAGCCTGTACGTTCCCGGCAACGTTACGAACCAGTACCGCCTGGCGAGCATCGTCGCACTCGACGAGAACGCTCCTGAGGCCGACGGGTTCAAGGCGGGGGACGTCGTCCTTTGTGACATGATCGGAGTGACGTCCCACAGGATCGGTAACCAGACGATCCAGACCTGCCTGATCAAGAACTTCCTCGGGACCGTGGTCCAGAAGGCCGAGGCTACCGAGCCCCCCTCGTTCAAGGGAGAGTTCTGATGCCGGTCCTCGTGACGGGCGGGGCCGGCTTCATCGGCTCGAACCTCGTTGACGAGCTCCTCACGCAGGGGATGGAGGTCCGGGTCCTGGACGACTTCTCCGAGGGTCGGGACGCCAACCTCGAGCGGTGGCGGCGGCATCCCAAGCTGCAGGTCATCCGGGGCTCGATCCTGGACTTCGACCTGGTCAGGCGGGCGTGCGACCACGCATCGTGCGTGTTCCACCTCGCCGCCGACTCCCGCATCCAGACGGGCATCGCCGACCCGCGGCACTCCGTCGAGACCAACGTCGTTGGCACGGTGAACGTGGCCGAGGCGGCCCGGCAGATGGGCGTGGCCCGGATCGTCTACTCCGCGAGCTCGTCGGCGTACGGTCGAAGGAATGATTGGGTTTTTGACCCAAACTACGATGGGCATCATTGGTGCGTTGATTCTCCTGATGGGCCCAAGCCGGGTCCCCACGTGAAGGGTCTACACGAGGACCTTCCCACTGACTGCCTCAACCCGTACAGCGTGAGCAAGAAGGCGGGCGAGGACGTCATGGACGTATACCACCGGCTGTACGGGATCTCCACCGTCAGCCTCCGGTACTTCAACGTCTACGGACCCCGTCATCAGGAGGAGGGCCGGTACGCCACTGTCATCGCGATCTTCCGCCGCCAGCTCAGGCTCGGGCAGAGGATGACGATCGTCGGTGACGGCACGCAGCGGCGGGACTTCACGTTCGTGGGGGACGTCGTGCGGGCGAACATGCTCGCCATGATGAACCACGAGGCCACGGGGGTCTTCAACATCGGGGCGGGCCGCAACTACAGCATCGCGGAGCTGGCCTCGATCATCGAGGCGCGGCACTTTGCGAACGCGATGATCAGTAGCGCGGTCAACGTCGAGTACGTCCCACCCAGGCCCGGTGAAGCGAACGTGACGCTCGCCGACGTCACCAAGGCCCGGGACGTCCTCGGCTGGGAGCCGATGATCGATCTGTTCCAGGGCCTCGAGGTCCTGGACGCATACGAGCGGAAGATGGGGGCCGGCAGCTCCGGCCTGATCATCGCGAGGGGATGATGGCGAAGACGAGGCTCCAGTTCACCGGTCCCGTTCTGACTGCTTCCGGCTACGGCGTCCATGCCCGTCAGCTGCTCAGGTCCGTCGTCGACACCGGACTGTACGACGTACGCGTCGAGTCGATCAAATGGGGGGACACGCCGATCTTGAATGGGACGGAGTTCGTCTGGATCATGGCTCTGCAGGGCACCCACGCCGACCCCGAGGTCGCCGTGCAGGTCACGATTCCGAACGAGTTCAAGCGACGGGCCCCGCTGACGATCGGGGTCACCGCGGGGATCGAGGTCGACCGGGTCTCGCCGCAGTGGATCATGAAGTGCAACCAGGAGGTCGACGTCGTCGTCGTCCCCTCGGAGCACTCCCGCACGTCGTTCATGGTCGAGTACCAGGGGTCCGACGGGTCGAAGCTCCACCTCGAGAAGCCGATCATGGTCATCCCGGAGGGCGTCGACACCTCGGTGTACCGTCCGGCCGAGGCGACGCTGACCGAGTACGACCTCCCGCAGCGGAGCTTCGTCTTCGTCGGCCTGGGCCTCGACAAGCCACACGGCAAGGACCGGAAGAACGTCACGCGGCTGGTCGAGTACTTCTGCAAGACCTTCGCCGGGAGCAGGTCCGTCGGCCTGGTCCTGAAGACCTCCATCGTGAACTACTCCACGGTGGACTTCGAGCTCGTCAAGCGGCGGGTGGCGGAGATCAAGGCCTCGACCGGCTGCGGGGAGTTCCCGACGATCCGGGTCATCCACGGCAGGCTCTCCGAGGCGGAGATGGCCGCGCTGTATAACGACCCGCGCGTGGTCGCCGCCGTCAGCCTGACCCACGGCGAGGGCTTCGGCCTGCCAATGATCGAGGCGGCCGCGTGCGGCCTGCCCGTCATGGCCACCAACTGGTCCGGGCACCTCGACTTCCTGCACAAGGACGGGAAGCGCCTCTTCGTCCCCTTCGAGTGTGACATGCAGCCCATCCCCCAGGAGTGCGCCTGGGAGGGAGTGATGGAGGCCGGGACGAACTGGGCCGTGCCCAGGGAGACCGACGTCTGCGTCAAGCTCCAGAAGATGGCCCTGAACTCAGACACCCCGCGCCAGTGGGCCGCCGAACTGGCCCAGCACATCGCCCAGCGGTACTCGCTTGCCTCCGCCGGAGCGGCCTTCTGCGACCTGCTGGCGCGGGGCGTCGACCAGCTGGCCCAGGCGTCCCCGAAGTCCCGGAGGGACTTCGTCCGCGAGAACAGGCGCAGGGTCCGGGAGAAGGGTCCCGCGCTCGTCTACACCATGCCGATGTCAGCCGGGGACATCTTCCTCAGCACTGGCGTCGTGCGGGCCCTGAGGGACAAGCACCCGGGACATCGGGTCTACTTCGCCACCTCCCCCAGGTACTTCGACATCGTGAGGGACCTTCGACTCGGGGACGGCTCCCTGTTGGTGGATGAGCTGCTCGAGTGGCAGCCCTGGATGCAGGACGTCTCGATCCTCGAGGACATCTTCGACGAGGTCTACACCCCGAACCTGGCGGTCCAGATGGCCTGGTCGAACTGGGTCCACCGCGGACGGGGCAGGAACCTCATCGACGAGTTCGCGAACCACTGCGGCGTCGAGGCCCAGCCGCCCGTCTTTCCCAGGGGAAGCGAGCTCTCCCGGGTACAGTTTCCGGGACTGAACGTGGGCGCCTGGATCGCGGTCCACGCCGGTGGCCAGAAGACGGCCCGCCGGTGGGCCGGTTGGTCTGAGCTAGTGCGCAACCTGCGGGACAATGGGATCAAGGTGGTCCAGGTCGGGGCCTCCGACGACGTCCCCGTGGGTCCCGTGGATTTCGACGCGAGGGGCCGGTCCCACATCGAGCTGGTCTCCGTCCTGGACGACGTCGGCGCGATCGCCTGCATCGACTCCTACCCGATGCACGTGGCGAACGCGGTCGGCTGCAAGGTCATCGCGATCTTTGGCAGCTCATACCCCCGGAGCACCGGTCCGAAGGACTTCCAGCTCGCGGAGATGGAGCGTGAGGGCATCGCGTGCGGGACCCTCGTGTATGACGCCTCGCGGCGCCTGCGTCTCATCGAGACGACTGACCGGAAGGGCTGCGAGCGGGCCTGCTACAAGGACACCTGCGCCGTCGACACCGATGACCCGTGCATCAACGGCATCCCGGTCGAGCGGGTCTTCCTCGAGGCGATGGACTGCCTCAGGCCCGGTCAGGAGGTCAGGTTCAAGCCGTACAGGCCGCGGATCGCGGGTTACACCCACATCCTCAATCCGCTGACGCACGGCTATCCGTATGTCCAGAGCATCGTCAGTATGCTCGGCTTCTGCGACGAGGTGATCGTCGTGGACGGTGGGTCGACGGACGGCAGCCGGGAGAAAGTCCAGGAATTGGCGATGCTGCATCCCCTGGCCGTCGGGAAGCTGAAGCTCATCACGCGTGAGTGGGACCCCGAGGAGCCCGGCATGGACGGCATGCAGAAGGCCTTCGGCCGGGCCATGGTCTCCCCCGAGACGGAGTTCCTCTGGCAGCAGGACGCGGACGAGGTGGTCCACGAGCGGGACTACGGGAAGATTCGCGAGCTCTGCAAGAGGTTCCCCGCCGACGTCGACGTCGTGCATCTCCCAGTGGTCGAGCTCTGGGGGGACGATAGGCATGTCCGCACCGACCGCCACTCCTGGAAGTGGCGGCTCAGTCGGAATAACCTGCGCATCACCCACGGGATCAACGCGCAGGCGCGGGTCATCGATCCGAAGACCGGCAGGATCTATGCCAAGCGCGGCATGTCCGACGGGTGCGAACTGATCGACATGGTCACCGGTGACCATGTCAAGCACCGCGGGTTCTATACCAAGGAGCTCGACGGGCTGCGCCAGCGGGACCCGGCGGAATACGGGCGGCAGATGAACGCCCTGTTCGCCTCGCTGCCGTCAGTCTGGCACTACAGCTGGGCCGACCTCCCGCGGAAGGTCCGGAACTTCCGGGATTTCTGGGACAAGCAGTGGTCTGTGTTGTATCAGACCCCACCGGAGCCGAGGTTTCCGGACGTGACGACCGACGACGACGTCGCGCGGAAGGCCGAGGAACTCAGGAAGAGAGGCGGGGAGCACGGGCCCGCCGCGACGTTCGAACTGGAGATCGAGGCGCCGGCCTCGATGAAGGGATGGGTCTGATGGGCTGGGAAGTGAGGGACGATCGGCCGCTCGAGATGCTCGCGGTCCAGATGAGCTACGGACCCCTCAAGCCCCGGAGGCCGGGGAACTCGCGGTTCAGCCGCGCTGTCCGAAGGGCCAAGCACTACGCGAAGAGGGCCTTCCGGTTCGCGGCGTGGTATCTGTACTACCGCTGGCGAGTCAAGAGGGGATATCGCCGGATGCAGGAGATCGCTGGAATCGGGAAGCCCAACCTCTATGAGACGATGATGAGGGCCCAGAAGGTCGGGTACATCTGCGATTACATCCCGGGTGATCCGAGTAAGCAAGGACCCACCGATGGCGCTGATAGCTGACATCTTCGTCACGATCAAACCGACCGCTGAGCGTATCCCGCTCACCGTGTCGTCTCTGGCTTCCCTTCTAAAGAACACGGAGAGGAGCCAGTTTCGCCTGACGCTATGCTTCGACGGACACACGGAGGGGGTCTCTCCGGAGGACATGTCCGCCTATCAGATGTCCGTCCAGACGAAGTACCTGCGGCAACTGCAGATGAACGCCGACTACATCCTGCGGTCCAACGAGAACGAGGGCCTCGGTCCGACCATCAACCGGGCGATCGCGCACATCAAGTCAGTGAACGACTGGTACGCCCATCCCACCCACGGAGACCCCGAGAGGGTGGCGCCGTATGTCGTGATGTGTCAGGACGACCTCCTATACACCCCGAACTGGCTGCCGCTGCTCGCCTCCCGCTTCAGGGCCTACGAGAGGCTCTACAACGTCGGCTTCGCCACCGGTCTGGAGTGCGTGGAGCATCCGATCAAGTACAACCTGACGGGTGGCATGCTCCTCAAGGACTGGATCAGGGCCGCCCAGATGCTGGGGACCCGTCAGTACTGGGAGAGCATGATGCCGATCCCCCGTCTCGATCCGGAGACCGGTCGGGTCCGCGCGAAGCCGAACGACGGGATTGGCAGCGGGGTCGACTGGTGGCTCATTAGGAACCACGAGAACTCCGTCTGTCGGACCGGTCGCACCTGCCTGGTCGTCCCCGGTCTTGTCCAACACGCAGGCTACGATCGGAGTACGTGGCTCAAGCGTGAGCTGCCGGAGAGCGAGGCCGACAAGGAGAGGATCCGCAATGGTTGAGTATTTCTGGTGTCGCGTCCCGGGCAGTTTTGTCGATGAGACGACGGGCACACCCGTCTCAGGGACATTCGCAGGCACGGCGCGCGATTGGTTCCAGACATTGGCGCTCACCGTGAGCGACATGGCCCAGGCCGTGTCTGACAGCGGCGTCGAGTTTGATGACCAGTACCGCATCGTCACCTCTGAAAACGTGGGAAGCGTCCTCCAGTCTTCGGCGCTCTTCAAGCCCGTGACGGTGACCTCGGAGCAGGTGCATGCGCGTGGCGCATACATCGGCCGTCTATACGTGTGTAACTTCCCGGTGTATGTTGGGCGGGGTCTCACCGATGAGGTTCACCTCGTGAAGGTGCCGCTCAACTGGAGCGGGTCGCTCGAGGACGTCGGACGGGTCACCGTCCTCAGCGGCTCCTTCTGATGCGTCGCCTCGTCACGGTCTCATACACCGGTCTCGACGCCGGCGGCGGGGTCCCGAAGTTCAATCGGGACCTCCATGCCTCGTTTCCCGAGCGCGAGTGCCGGCACTTCTGCTGGGACGACTGCCCACACGACGCGGGCTCGGACGCCCTGCTGTCCGAATGGCAGAAGGCGCGGGTCCTGAACCAGTACCTGCTCGCGTCGCGGAAGGTCCGCCTGGACGACGTGGTCGTGGCCGACGGGTTCTGGGCCGACGGCCTCGACGCCCTCCCGTTCGCGATCAGTCACAGCCACGGCATCTGGTCGCATTTGACTCATGAGGACGTCCTGGCGGGTAGGGAACCCGACATGCCGTTGCACCACGCGGCCCAGGTGTCGTTCAGGCGGCGGTGGACTAAACTCGGGAAGCGGATCACGGCAGTCTCAGACTTCATCGCCGAGCAGATGCGTCTGCAGTGGGGCTTCGCGGTCAATCGCGTGATCAACAACGGCGTGGACACGACGCTCTATCGACCGCGTGAGTATGTGTGTTCGTATCTACACCGCCCGCTCATCCTCCATGGGGTCAACGACCGATCGAACCTGAACAAGGGGTGGGACCACATTGAGCTCCTCCAGAGGGAACTCGACGCCGACGTGCTGAGCCTCGACGAAGCCTATGGGATGTTCCAACTTTTCTCCGATCGACTCTGGACGAAACCGGAAGTCCTATCCCAGGCGAACCTCATTGTCCATCCCTCAGCATTTGAGGGCAACAGCATGTTTGTGGCTGAGGGATTGGCTTGCGGAGTTCCAGTTGTTGGATACGACGTGGGCTATCTTTGGTCTGTTCCATGGCTAGGAACAGTCATTGATCGGAAGGAAAGGAAGCCGGGGGTCACCCTAGAGAAAGTTCGCGCATGTCTCGCTGACGAATTTCTTCATGATAGGTTTTCGTCGAACTCCCGGATGCTTGTTGAGCGTGATCTATCATCGGAACGATTTTGCTCTGAGTGGCGCTCCTACGTCGAGGAGATCGAGCGTGTCGCATGAGGTGTATGTCTTCGGGGACTCACACTGGCGGGTCTTCTTTCCGTTCCTGAACACCGGGGAGCCCGGCGTGTTCCATGAGGAGCGTGGGATCGTGACCCTGGACACGACCGGCAGCGAGCTCTCGGGAGCCACCATGTGGGGTCTCCTGCATGAAGACTCGGAGAGGGGTGCCCGGAAGCACGTCCTTGCGACCCTGGATGACAAGGGCGGCGTCCAGAACGTCGGCCTCGTCTTCGGAGAGGTCGACATGCGGTACCATAACCGTCGGTACTTCCGTCCCGATAACACGCTCATGGCGGCCAAGGCGTTCGAGCTGGTGACGCGATACCGGTCGTTCATAGACGAGGACCTGCTCGCCACCGGAAGGGTCAAGGGGAACGTCTTCGTGTACTTCGGCTTCCACTATCCCCTCGGTGGGGAGACGCCGGCGCACTTCAACGCCCCTTGCGGGAACCTGGCCTTCGGTCGCATGGAGACGCTCAGGAGGTTCCTGACGGCCGTCTTGCCCGAGATGCTCATCGTGGGATCGAGTAGGGTCCATGTGATCTGCCCGCCCGACGCCGCGCGGTTCGTCTCCGATGACGGCGTCCACCTGCGCCCCGAGGCGATCTACGGGGAGGTCGTCCTGCCCGCGATGGAGAGGGTCCTCAATGGCTGAGACCAGCAAGGCGCATCCGCGAAGGATGCAGGAACAGTGGTATCAGCGGTTCGTCCGACTACCGGTGTTGGACATCGGATCCGGCGTCGACCCGCTTCCGCTGTTGGGGACGGTCCACTGGGATTACCAGTGGACCTACGTCGAGAGTGAGAGTCAATTGACCTGCGTGAATAGCCCGGGACCGCGGGACGCCCAGACCCTTGCGGGAATCCCCGACGGCTCCTTCGCCACCGTCTACGCCTCCCACATCCTCGAACACCTCCCCGATCCTCGGGCGGCTCTTCGCAACTGGTGGAGGGTGCTCCAGCCCGGCGGCAACCTCATCGTCGCGGTCCCCCATCGGGACCTCTACGAGAAGAGGAGGACCCATCCCAGTCGCTGGAACCCCCATGACCGCGAGGGAGGCGGCGGGCACCTCAGCTTCTGGCTGCCCGACAGGTACGAGGATCCCCACACGCTCTCGTTGGTCGGCGAGTGCGCCAACGCCCTGGGGAACGTCGACGTGATGGACTTCCGGGTCATCGACGCCGGCTACGACTACACCCTTCCCGAGGACGTGCATCCCGTGGGGGAGTACGCCATCGAGATCATCCTGAGGAAACCGCATGATCAGAGTACGAGTGGACGACTTTCCCCAGACGAGGGGGGAGCCGCAGCACACGCTGGCGGCCTTCCGTGAGTTCCACCGTGAGCTGAGCGCGCTCATCGGCGGGAAGAGGTATCTCCTTGGGGTCATCCCCGGAAGGTGCACGGCGGAGGACCTGCTGGCCCTGCAGAGGGAGACTGACTGTGTCATCGGCATGCACGGCACGGACCACGACGAGGCGCGGCTGGACAGGAGCGGCGGGAACCAGTTCGAGCCGTACCTCTCGACGAGGCAGGTCGCCGGCCAGCTCGAGGACCATCGCCTCGCTCTGGAGGCCGTGGTCAACAGGCCCGTCAGGATCTACATGCCCCCGCGGAACGTCATCGACTGGCGGACCGCGAGTCTTCTCGACGAGGTCGGCTTCCGGTGGTTCACCTCGGGCCCGGAGACGGACACGGACGTCCGGGACTTCTTCGGCGGCATGTGTGTCCACAGCGTCGCCCCGCACGAGTACGGCCGCTGCGACGAGCTGCTCACGCGCGAGTCGCACCTCCGGATGATGGAGAAGAGCGACCGGGGCCACGACGTCGTCCTGACCCTCCACTGGACGTGGGAGACGAACATCGGCCTACACCACATGCGGACGTTCCTGTCCCAGATCCCGTCGCGGTACTTCGAGGACTTCGATGCCTGACGGGTTGGAGTTCCTGATCGACCTGCGTGACGGGGGAGACTGGTCACTCGACCTGTGCCGCGCTGGGCTGCTCGCCAACGGCGTCAACCTGGTCGACGTGCCGTACAAGGAGAAGCACCGGGAGTGGTGGGACGTCCTGAACGGGACGAGGCAACCCGACTGGGGCCTCGAACGGAGGACCCTCGGCTTCGTGCGGTCGATCCCCGACGATCGCGGCCTGACGGTCGGTGGAAAGAGGGTGCGCCCGATCGATGTCGCTCCCATCACCCGCATCTGGCTCGACGAGCGGATGGAGAGCTTCCAGAGGTACCGGATACTCGGCCTCCATACGACGGACGCCCGCGTCGTCGTCGTGGCGGGCCACGACCGCTTCTGGAACCACTCCCCGGAGTTCGTGGCCTCCCTGTACGGGGACAGGCTGCAGGCGATGCTGCTCGACAACTGGTATCCCGGCTACGCGACCCTACCCTTCAAGGCCCGCCGGATCGGGTGGTCGTGCAATTTCGATCACTACTGGACGAGGCCCGCGGAGCCCCCCGCGAAGGACATCGACGTGTCCTTCATCGGGTACAACAGCCATCCGGACAGGCAGCGGTACGTCGAGTTCATTCGACGCGCCTTCCCGGATCTACGCCTGCATCTGGTTCTCGAGACTGAGCCGGACTCGTTCGGGAACTTCGTCCCGAAGGCCCAGTACTTCGACGTCATCCAGAGGTCGCGGATCGCCCTGAACCTCCGTGGTGCAGCCGACCGTGGCAAGACGATGCGGGCCTACGAGATCCCCTACGTCGGCTCATTCATGCTCTCGCAGGAGATCGACGATCCGGGCATGCGTGAGGACTTTCAGGGCCTCGTTCACTGCGCATACTTCAGTTCTGAGAACCAGTTGGAGAACCAGATACGCTGGTTCCTCGGAATCTCTCCCTATGACACGAGGCACAGCGGCCCCGTTCATAGGGAAAAGATCGCTGAACAGGGCCACCGCCGTGCCTTGGACGACCTCTCCGTGAAGGCCCGCTGGCGTGATGTGGTAGAATGGCTAAAAGATGCCTGATGCGTTCAAGAAACTCTACGACGATCTCGCTGCGCGGAAAGGTGAGGAGTCAGCGACTGCTCCGTACTCCGGAGGGAACGGCCGCATCGATCGGGCTGCCGCTTTGATCCGCGCTGGAGGCTTTCCTACATCGGGGGTGTTGGTCGATGTGGGCGGCGCCACTGGAAACCTCGGATACTCCCTGCGCGACCTGTTTCCGCATCGATACGTTGTTGAGATCGCTGAGGCCTGTCGGGCTCCCGCTTTGGCAAAAGGCAGTGGCTTCGTCCTGGCTAACGTCGACGCCATCGGCCTCTCCATGTTCGAACAGGGCTCGGCGGACCTCATCACGGCGCTCGACTTCATCGAGCATGTCCTTGATCCGGAGAAATTCGCGAGGGAGTGTCATCGGGTCCTCAGACCCGGTGGTCGGGTGTTGATTAACACACCGAACATTCAGTACTGGCGGCACCTCCAGAGCCTCGTGGTCAACGGCGTCTTCCCGCACACCTCGGGTGACACCGAGGTGTACCACGGGGGGCACGTGGCGTTCTACAACCTCCACGACATGCGGCAGATCTTCGCCAACGCGGGCTTCGCGGACATGCGGATGCACACCGACGGACTGCGGTTCGACCCGCCGCCTCCTCTGTGGATCGGAGTGTCGCTGGTCCCCGCGGTGCAGATGTCGGTCCCGGACCTCGTCTTCAGCTGCCAGAAGCCCTGATGCGCGTCCTCGTCGGAAAGACCTTCGGGATCGGCAATGCCGTGATGAGCGTCCCGATGATCAAGGCCCTCGGGACGCTTGGCACCGTGGACGTCCTCGCCGGGCACGGCCCGGACGACGCCGGGGCCATCGACGTGTTCCTCGAGCTGCAGCGCGGGGGCTTCATCGAGAAGCTGCACCTCGCTAACGCGGGCGGGCAGCGGTACGACGTCGCGGTCATGGCCATCCCCTTCGATGGCCGCTGGACCAACGGCACCCATTTCGACGCGGACGCGGTCATCGACTGTCGTCCGCGTCCCGATTTCTCGCCGGTCCTCGGCTTCTCCTCGTGGCTGAAGCACGAGGTGGAGTACCAGATGGACGATGCCAGGCAGCTCGGGTTCTCGGGCGAGACTCCCGCGCTGTCGTTCATCTCGACGAGGCCCGACGTCGATCCCGACCTGGTGTACCTCGGACTGGGCTTCAAGCGCGACGCGGCCAGCTTCTGGAGCACGAAGCATTGGGGTAACGATCGGTACGTTCGCTTCATCAGGCGGTGTCGTGAGTTGCGGCCGACCGCTCGGTTTCGAGCCACCGGCAACGCCGCCGACCTGGCCCAGACCATCATCCCCATCTCCCGTGAGGTGGGTGACCTGGGACCGGTGACGGCGAACATCTCATCGGCCTTCCTGGAGGTCGCCCGCTGCGGGTCGTACTTCGGGAACGACACCGGCATGATGCACGTCGCGGCCTCGCTCGATCGACCGACTTTCGGCCTGATGGCCTACGAGAACGTCGCCACGAAGAACCGCCCGTGGTGTTCCAGGTGGATGGTCCATGAGTTCTTCAGGGACCAGCGTGAGCCCGAGGCGGTGGCGGATGACTTCGCGAAGTTCGTGTGGGGGTGAGGCATGGTGATCGTCGTGACTGGAGCTGCCGGTTTCATCGGGCAGGAGGTCGCCTCCCGGCTGATCGATCGGGGGCACGCGCCCGTTCTCGTGGACTTCTGGGACGCGCAGGTGTCGAGGTTCGAGGAGATGCACGCCTCGATCCTCCCCTCAGTCTACAGGACGTTCTCGCGGGCTGAGCGCGTCCTGCGTCCCGAGGAGTTCCTCAAGTGGCTGGGGGAGGGTTACCGGCCCGACGCGATCGTGCACCTCGGCGCGGTGGTCGATACGACTGACATGGGCCAGAGCGGCGACCTGTTCTACCGGAACGTGGACTACACGCGGCGCCTCGTCGAGGCCTGCAACCGCAACCCGACTTCACTCGTTCCTGGCATTGTCTTCGCCTCGAGCGCCGCGGTGTACGGGGCGCGCGGGTTCCCGAACAACCCGTACGGACTGTCGAAGGCGCTCGCCGAGCGGGCGCTGATGGAGTCCCGGGGGGAGCTCGCGATCCTGCGCTTCTTCAACGTATTCGGGGCCAACGAGGACCACAAGGGGGCCATGGCCTCCATGCCCTTCAAGATCGCGCAGGCGTACCGGAAGGGGACCCTGATCGACGTCCACAGCCTCGACGCGGCCCGCGACTTCGTCCCCGTGACGACGGTGGCCGAGAAGGTCGTGGCCTACGCCGAGATGCTCACGAGGGACCACGACGAGCCGACGCACCGGGAGATCGAGGACCTCGGGACCGGTTTCGCCACGACCTTCAGGGACCTCGACAACTACATCATGCAGGCGACGAATAACCTGCGGACCCACGTGCTCGAGGTGCAGATCCCCCCGAGCGTCGTCGGGAGGTACCAGGACTACACCTGCGCCGGGATCAAGGCGAGGAACTGCGGACTCGGCTCCCCGTCGACCCGCGAAGGGATCGAGGAGATCTATGGCAAGCGTTGAGACCCTGCTCGACAGGCACAGTCCGAGCAAGCGCTGGGGTTGGGAGGAGTGGATCGTCAACAATCACCTCTACTGCGGCAAGCGGTTGCATTTCGAGGTTCTGAACGGATCCACGTCCCTGCACTTCCACGCCGTCAAGCATGAGACGATGTACGTCGAGTCCGGTCGCTTCGGCATCACCATCGTCGACACCGGCAACGCGGCCTCCCTCACTCACGTGCTTGACCAGGGGGACTCCATCGTGATTCCTCCGAATACCCCGCATCGCATTACGGCGCTCACCGTACCAGCGGTGCTCGTGGAGTTCAGCAGCCACCACGAGGACTCCGATAGCTATCGGATCGAGCCGTGACGTGGCTTGAGATGTGGGCTTGGGTAGGGGCGGCGCACTTTGCCGCGATAACCTGCCGCCTGCCTCCGAAATGGGCGGCGATCGCCTTGGGGTATGACCCCGGGAGCTTCCTATGGAACTGAACCTCATCGGGCCGTTCGTCGTCAACGCCCCCTTCGGCACGGAGATCGCCTTCGCGAAGGGGTTGAAGCGGATGGGCCACTCGGTCAACACGATCGACCCCAACCACCCGGCCCAATGGTCGGCCCTTGAAGTTGACGCGGACGTGACCGTCGTCTTTAAGAGTTGCGTGGGAGGCGAGCACCACCTGGGAGGCCTCAAGGGACCCGTCGTGGTCTATCAGCCCGACGACGCCCGCTTCCCCCACATCCGGCAGATGATGCTGGACATGCGGAGGTACGCCGACCTGCTGCTCAGTTTCGATGACCACGGTGCCGGCGTCGCCAGGTCAATGGGCTACCGCGCGGCGGAGACGTTGCTGCTCACCGCGGACGACGAGCTCTACTGCCCCTCCCCCGAGCCGATCACGCGGGACATCGACGTGTCTTTCATAGGGAGCGTGGGTGATCCGGTGGCCCACTCCTCGCGACGAAGGATGTGTGAGATCGTCTCCGAGGCCGCCAGGCAGAGGGGGTGGATGTTCGTCTATTCAGGCGGCATTTACCCTGGCGACGCGCGCAGGGACGGGCTGTACGGCGACACGGTCGAAATCTACCAGCGCTCGAAGGTCGTCCTGAACCATGCCACCGACGTCGGCCAACCCTTCGGGAGCGGCTACGGGCTCCAGTGCCGTCACTTCGAGGTGGCGATGACCCGCACCGCCCTCGTCTCGAACTCCATCTACGGAGGCGACCGGACGGACATTCCGTTCATTCCGTTCCACTCCGAGGACACGCTCGTTCCGAGCATCGAGTTCGCACTGGCCCGTCATGAGCAACTCGGCAAGTGGATGTACGACGCCGTCATGGACAAACATCGACCCAATAACCGGGCGGTGCAACTTGTCGACTTCATCGAGAGGAACCGATGACATTCAAGGAACGGGTGCTCGAGGTCGTCCGGAAGATCCCCCGGGGGCAGACCATGACCTACACGCAGGTCGCCCTGGCCACTGGCGTCTCGAAAGGCGCCGTCCGGGCCGTGGGATCGATTATGGCTCGCAACTACGATCCCACGGTCCCCTGTCACCGGGTCGTGCGCTCCGACGGTTCCGTCGGGAACTATAACCGCGGTGGTCCCGAGAGAAAGGCCGAGATCCTCAAGCAGGAGGCGGAGGAATGAGGATCAACCTTGGATGCGGAACCGACGTCAGGCCGGGATACGTCAACGTGGACTCCCGAGAGTTGCCTGGAGTCGACAGAGTGACTGACCTGTCGAAGTTCCCGTGGCCGTTCGATTCAGAGAGCGTCGAGGAAGTCCTGATGTTGGACTTCCTCGAGCACTTTCCGTACGGCTCTACCGCGGCTATCCTCATGGAGTGTTACCGGATCCTTAGGCCCGGCGGCCAGTTGGTCATCCAGGTCCCTGACGCGGAGATTCTCGGGGCGGTGATCTGCCGACGCGGCAGGTTCCAATGCAATCGCTGCGGGGAATGGATGCAGGGATATATCGATGACCACGGTTCCGATCGAAGGCCTAGCGCTCAGTGCAGTAACTGCGGCCAGGCGTACGAGGAGGTCCTCGAGGCCGCCGTCCGGCGCATGTTCGGTGGGCAGGACTACCCGGGGAACTTTCACCACGTCTGCTTCACGTTCTCCAGTCTGATCGAGCAGGCCGCTGCCTGTGGCCTCCGCTTCGACATCATCGAGGAGCAGGAGCACCAGGCCGCAAACTGGAGCCTGAAGTGCAGGTTTGAGAAGGGGGACCTCTGGGGATGAGGGTCGCCTTTGTCGGAGTCAAGCGCTCCCCGTCCGACATGCCCGCAGGGTACTGGCCGACCTTCGTGCGGTACCACCTCGAGCTTCCCTGGTACTACGCCCGTCACGCTCGGATCGACGTGGACCTTGTCCATCCCGAGCCGATCGCGTACTCCGAGGACTTTTCGGCGCTTGGAGGTGGTTCGATCCGCTGCATCACGGAGGCGAGTTACCGTGACGTCGTGAAGGACTCCTACGACGTTGTCGTCCACTGGCGCCGGTGGTTTGACGAGCTCTACGATCCGCTCTCTAGGAACGTCCTCCTGTCCCAGGACCACTCGTACGGCGATGATTGGAAGCGACCCGTCTCGAGGGCCTTCCTCGACGGCCAGCTCGACGGGATACTCGTCTTTCCGACGTGGCACAGGGAGCAGTTGGGCCGCGAGATGCGAGGAGTCATACCGGAGTCACGCCTCTACGAGGGCCTCACGCTCGGCGTGGACACCGAGGTGTATCACCCCAAGGCCAAGGACCCCCATCACCTCCTGTGGGCCTCCGACCCAGGCAGGGGGCTCGAGGCACTCATTAACCCCTTCCTCCGCCTATGGCGGATGGATCAGCGGTTTCACCTTACGGTGACCTACCCGGACTACGTCAGGCCCGAGTCAGTGACGCGCTTCCAGCCGTTCTTCAGCCATCCCGGGGTCCGACACATGCCGGGGCTACGGAACGGCCCGTTGCTCTGGGACCTCTTCAACGGGGCGGGGGTCCTGCCGTACTCCTCGACGTTTCTGGAGCCGTCCTCCCGGTGCCACCGGCAGGCGATGGCGGCCGGGAGCCTCGTGCTGTACCCCCCGAGCATGGGGTCCCCGTCCCGTCTGATCGAGGACGGCCTCACGGGCATCGTCGCGGACCCCTCGGTGTGGCCAGAGGCGATATCTAGGCTGGTCTCATCCGGGCAGTGGGAGGACTTCGGGCACAACGCCAGGAGCTTCGCCCTGACCGAGAGCTGGGCGGTCCAGGCCCAGCGATTCCACCGTTTCTTCAGCGAGGGCAAGAAGTGATCGACATCAACTCCCCGACCTTCATCGAGGACTTCGACATCTCCAAGGCGACTGTCGGACAGGTCGGGTACGGCTTCATCGGTAACGCGGTCGTCGAGCTGTTCAGGCCGCACGTCGGTGGGGTCATTGTCTATGACAAGGCCGGTTACGAGGGACGCGAGGAACTGAACAAGGTGCTGCTCTCTCCAGAAATCCTCGGCGTGGTCGCCCACGCCGAGGTGATCTTCGTGGCCGTCCCGACGCCCATGAGACCGTCGGGAGAGTGCCACACAGGCATCGTGGAGAGCGTCCTCCAGGACATCCAGAACGCCACCATCAAGCTCGGGAGGTCCCTCGACGACTTCGTCGTCGTCCTCAAGAGCACCGTCCCGCCCGGTTTCACTCGGAAGATGCAGGACAGGTACGCGCTCAGGCTCCTCTTCTCGCCCGAGTTTCTGACGGAGGCCAACGCGGTCCGGGACTTCAAGACCACGAACCGGGTCCTTCTCGGCGGTGACCTGGAGGACGCCCGGGTGGTCTTCAAGTACTTCGAGGGGGTCTGGCCCGACAGACAGGCGGAGACCTACGCGGGTCATCCCGATGGACCGGTGGCGATCGTCCACTGCTCCCCTGAGGAGGCCGAGATGACCAAGTTGTCCACGAATGTCCACCTGACGGCGCGAGTCATGATCTCGAACGAGTTGTACCTGATCTGCCAGAGGCTGGGGGTCGACTATGAAACGGTCAAGCTCCTCACGCAGCTCGACCGGAGGATCGGGACGAGTCACATGGGCGTCCCGGGGCCCGATGGGAACCTCGGCTACGGTGGCCACTGCTTCGTCAAGGACACCCAGAGCCTCGCGTTCATCTCGGAACAGCTCGGTTGCTCTAGGGACATGGTCGGCAACATGGCAGACGATGGGTTGAAGGGAAATCTCTTCAAGGCGCTGCATCGTCGCAACTTGGGAATCCGTCAGGACCGCAACTGGGAGTCCCAGAAGGGCCGCGCCGTCACCGATGAATGAGGTCTCGCGGAGGGTCATCCATCTCGATGCCCTCGAGGAGAGCACACTCCTGCGCCTCCTTGAAGGAAGGTGTGGGGTGGCCAACGGATGTTTTGACGTGCTTCATTCCGGGCACATCCACCTCCTCCGGCACCTGTCTGTGCTGTGTCACATGCAGGGCCTGCAGGCCGTCGTCGCCCTGAACTCCGACGAATCGGTGAGGGGATTGAAGGGGCCTGGGAGGCCAGTCGTTCCCCACTCCAGCCGAGCGGACCTGCTCAGTCATCTCTTCTGGCCGTTCACCGTGGTCATCTTCGATGAGCGGACGCCCCAGCGGCTCATGGACATGCTCAAGCCGCCTCTCGTCGTCAAGGGCTCAGACTACGATCCGAGTACAGTGATACGATGGTCGGGTAGCGAGGTGAGGACTGTGGATTTGCTTCCCGGTTGGTCCACCACCTCCTTATTGGGAGCGTGAGGAGTGAAGAGGGTCCTAGTAATCGGTGACATCATCGCGGACGTGTACCGGGAGTGCGTCTTCAAGAAGATGTGTCCGGACGCCCCGTCGGTTCGAGCCGTGGTCGAGATCGGGCGTAACGTGCGGCCCGGTGGGGCCGCGAACGTGGCCCTGAATCTCGCGGCCCTAGCACCGAAGATCCAGGTCGACCTGATCGGGGTCCTTGACGCGCCGCTCGCGCGCCTGATCAAGTTCCTCTCTGGGAGCAGGGTTGACGTCGAGCGCTGCATCTTCGACGAGCCGCTCTGCAAGGAGCGGGTGATCATGGGTGGCGAGACGCTGCTTCGTGTGGACGGGTCGGACTATTACGACTTCCAGTCGAAGGCCGTCCGTCGCTCGCTTGAGGAGTACCTCGCGGGAAGCGATCCCGAGTTGATCGTGATGTCTGACTACGGCTCGGGGACGGTCGGCGCCTCCCTACCCCTGCTCATGGAGCACCGGAGCAAGCTGCTGGTCGACACCAAGATGACCGACCTCACGTCCTTCGCTTCGGGCGGCGTACGCACGCTCCTCGCCAAGCTGAACCGAATGGAGTGGGAGGCCGCCCTCGAGAGGCACCACTCCCCCGAGGACTTCTTCAGCTTCCTCGTGGTCACGGACGGCCCCGGCGGGGTCCGCGTCACCACTCGGAGGGAGACGGAGCAGCCGGGCACGTTCGTCTGCCACACCGTGCGGATGAGGGCCCATGTCGTCGATGAGATCGACGTGTGTGGGTGCGGGGACACATTCCTTGCAGGCCTGGCTGCGATGATGGTCGAGGGACGCGACATCTATACCGCGACGCAGTTCGCGAATGCGGCCGCCGCGACCGTAGTTACGAAGCCCAGGACGGCCATCGCTGACCTGGGTGCAACCATTGGACTGTTGGGATGGAACCTGTGAAGCTTGCTGACGACGCCCTCCTGGGCATCATGGCGTGCCTGCGAAAGGGCCTGGCTGAGGGGGTCGACATCTCCCAGCTGCTGCGTGACATGGACCTCGTCGAGAGGGACGGGAAGCTCTCGCTGAGTCCTAATTCTGATCCCTGGCGGGAGTCCGTCGGGCCCTCGTTCTGGAGCTGAGTGTGGCCCGATACGACTTCAGGTGCCCAAAGTGTGGGGTCACCGTGGAGCTCGAGAGGTCGGTCCACGACGAGTCGGATCCCCTCTGTTGCGAGGAGGGGTGTGACGGACAGGTGGCCATGCGGATGCTGATATCGGCTCCCGCGTTTCACCTCAAGGGCGGTGGCTGGGCCACCGACGGGTACTCAAAGGGGTCCGCTTGATCTGGGTTGTGGTATTCCTAGTCCTCTCCCTCATCGCCAACGGGGCGTTGGGGGTGTTGTTGTTTCGGGCTGCCAAGCGGCTGCTTGAGTTCGACTCGATCTGGCAGCAGATCATGCCCGTGCTCTTCGGCTACGCCGAGGATCTCAGGAGGATGCTGTCCCTGGACCTGCTCACCGACAACCCGGAGGTCGTCTCGTTCCACAACAGGAACGTGCGGGCCCTGGAGGAGATTGACCAGATCACGAGGGCGGTGCGGTCCGCGGCTCCGCCGAGGGACGACAGGCCCCTTCCCAGGCCCGACGTGGAGTGAAGGATGCCGATGTACTTCGGACCAGAGGTGGACGCGAAGATCGCGGAGTTCGTGGCGGAGAAGGACCCGGCCACGAAGAACCGCATCTTTGATGAGGGGATCAGGCCGGCCCTGACGAAGCTCATCGAGAGCCAGATGTACCTCTACGGGTTCTACAAGATCGACGACCCCGACACCCTCAAGGACGAGTGCCTCTCGACGGTCTTCGAGACCCTCCCGAAGTTCGATCCGATGAAGGGGAAGAAGGCCTTCTCGTACTTCAACGTGGTGGTCAAGCACTGGTTCGTGGGTCGGATCAGGGACAAGAACAAGAGGCTCAAGCAGCAGACGGAGAACTTCTACGGGATCGACCACGATGTGGTCCGGAACGACCCGTCCCTGGTGCTGGCCTCCCACGAGGACAGGATCGTGGAGCGGGAGTTCTGGGTGTCCCTGTTCAGAAACATGGACAGGTGGCGGACCGTCCTGAAGAAGCCGCAGGAGGTCCAGGTCCTGGACGCCATCGTCTTCCTTCTCCAGAATCCCCATCTGGTCAGTATTTACAACCGGAAGGCCGTGTTCCTCTACATCAAGGAGATGACGGGTCTGACCACCAAGCAGGTCACCCACAACATCAACCAGATGAAGGAGTTGTACCAGGCCTTCCGGGGAAGGTTCGACAATGGAGAAGAGGGATGACGAGGAGCGGAAGCTCTCGGAGATCGTCGAGGACCTGGTCCGGGACATCGGGGACGACCGCGGTCGTCTGACCGATTTCCTCGACCGTCTGATCGAGGAGTACTCGGACGGTCGGGTCGGCATCGCTGAGTACGTGGCGAAGCTCATGGACGCTGCGACCCGACAGCATCAGGTGAAGGCCACCCTCGTCAAGGCGCTTGCCCGGCGTCCGAGTTCCGAGGACGACTCGTCGGACTCCGACGAGATCGCCAAGGAGATCGGGATGCCGTTCAAGGAGGCCGAGGATGGATCGAACTGAGGCGATCGAGCGGGGACGCCGGCTGCTGGCCATCGCCTCGGAGATGGACTCCATCGTCCGCGAGATCGGCCCGAAGTGGATCCGCCTCGCTCATCTCCGGGAGGAGGCCAGGGTCATCCGGGGGGAGCTGAGCGAGCATGAACGGGCGGGGGAATGACTGGTACCGTCGGCCTGAGCTGATCCTTGGGGACCTGCTCGTCCGCGCTGCTCGGGGTGAGCACGGGCCGTCCCGGCACTACCATCGGGCAGTCGTCCTCGCCGTGGACCTCGAGGGAGGCCTGCTCCAGAACAAGGACGGCTCCGGTGGGATCGACGTGACGGACCGGAGCGGTCGGTCGAGACACTACGGTGCCACCGTGGGTCCGGATAATCCCCGGGGATCGATCAAGGGTCGCATCCTCACGGACGGCCTCGACAGGCTCCTTGACGACGCGGACACGCGGGTGTTCTGGCCGCTGTTGTCCGCTGACCAGCTGTCCATCCCGGTCTCGCCGGGGGAGCACGTCTACGTGGTCTTCGAGGGGACCGGGATGGACCACGGCGTCTGGGTGTCCCGCGTGCCCGGCCAGGACTCGGCCAACAGCTTCAAGGGGACCGACTCGTACACCGCGCCGTCCTCGCCGAGGACCGGCATGGACTTCTTCGAGCCGAACGGACCGGAGTACGACACGAGCGACGAGCATGCCTCGCTCGCCCCCATGCCCAACGGCATGGACTTCTTTAAGGACGGGTGATGTCGCGCGACATGGTGTTCGAGGACGTCCCCTCGCTTTCCCGGAGGACCGGTGACGCTTTCCTGGCAGGAGCCAACAACGCCACCCTCCTCCTGGGAAGGGACAGGGCGGGGTCCGTCGACAGCGGATACGGCTCAGTCGACTCCCCCGGGGCTGGAAGGGCCGCGGGCGCGGCCCTCCTGGTCGTCGGCAGGGACGCCGGGGACCCGTCGTTCGATCGGGACCGGTCGACCCTCTACCTGTCCGCCAAGACCGATCCGGACGCAGTCGCCGGGACCTCCGCGATCGGCCGGGAGTCGCGGGCGGTCTCCGCCGCGATGCTCCGGGCTGACTGCATCCGCATCACGCCTCGGACTGACCTGAAGGTCTCGGTCGGCAAGGCGTACCTCCTGATTGAGTCATCCGGCCGGGTGGTGATCGAGGGAGACGTCTTCCTGGGAGAGGGTGCGAGCGAGCGGCTGATCCTCGCGGACCAGTTCTCGACCTTCTGGGACTCCGTGGTCATTCCGACTCCCGCGGGGCCCTCCGGGCCGCCTCCGCCCCTCCCGCCGGCCGTCTTCTCCCAGCGAAGCAGGGCGCGGTGAGCGTCTCGGCGGATGCCCTGCGCTCGGCCCTCCGACCCCTCTTCAGGAAGGAGGGGATGCCACGGTCGTCTGCTGAGGCCGTGCGACTCTGGGCCCAAGCGTACGCCTCGTACGCCAAGTCCGCGGTCGCGGGAGGCACCGTCCCGACGGCACTGGCTCCCATTCCGACCGCCGGTCCGTTCTTCGACGCCCTCGACCAGACCCTCCGGGCCATGTGGACCGCCGTCGCATGGGCGGGACCCGGGTTGGCCGGCACGACCACGCTCGTGCCGCTGCTCTCACCCGCCCTGCGAGCGGTCGGGCAGTCCCAGCTGCGGAACACGGACCCAGAGAGGGCCCTGTCTGCGATTGCGGATGCACTCCATACCTACACGCTGGGCATCGCGGTCACGGTTGTGACTCCCGCGGGAGTGCCTTCCGTGGTCCCGGTCACGTAGGATGTCGATCTCAGTCAGCTTTCCCTTCGCGCTCTCCACCGGTTCCATCGGGTACCTCGAGTCGAGCGACAGCATCGTCGAGGCCATCAAGTCGAACGTCCGTTCGCTGCTCGTCACTAACTGGGGCGAACGGGTGATGCACTTCGATTTCGGATGTAACCTTCGGGAGTTCCTGTTTGAGCCGATGACCAGCTCCCTGAAGGTCTCGATCGCCTCGCGGGTGCAGTCCCAACTGGCCAAGTGGATGCCCTTCCTGAGGCTCCAGGGGGTCTTCGTGGCCTTCTCGAGCGAGGATCCGTCTGTCCCTGACCCTGGTTTCAGGATCAGGCTGGAGATCGTCTACGGGAACGTCCCGATCAACCTGGTCGTGAACTTCCCCGCGGTGTGAGGTAGATTGCCGATGGCACTCGACGTTAGGAAGCAGAGGATCGTCAGCCTGCTGAACCGCGACTTCAAGTCGCTGAAGCGGGACCTCATCACGTATGCGAACGCGTATGCCACGGGCTCATTCACGGACTTCAACGAGTCCTCAGCGGGCATGGCCCTCCTGGAGTTCGCGGCGTACGTGGGCGACGGCCTGAACTATTACATCGACCAGGCCTACAACGAGGGCGGGGACTCGGCGACCCAGCTACGAAACGTCATCGCGAACGCCAAGTCCCGCGGCTATCGGCCGCAGGGCAAGCGCCCGTCGGTCGGGCAGCTCTCATGGGCCCTCGTGGTGCCAGCGACTGTCAACCAATTCGGAAACGTGGTCCCCGACGACTCATACACCCCCGTTCTCATGAAAGGCTCGCAGGGGATCGCCAAGAACGGGACTCCATTCGAGACATTGGACGACGTCCCGTTCTCCGCGTCGATCGGAAGGGCGGTCACGGGCTCATCGTTCGACGCCACGACGGGCGTTCCGACGTCGTTCGCTATCCAGAGGACAGTCGACGTGGTGGCCGGCCGGACCGTCACGGAGAACTTCAGCGTCACCGATTTCCAGGCCTTTCGGAGGATCGACCTGGGCCAGGTCGACGTGATCGAGGTGATCAGCGTTGTCGACTCCCAGGGGAACGAGTGGTTCGAGGTGGACTATCTCGCCCAGGACTGGGTCTTCGTCCCAGAGACGAACACCAATAGCGACGTCGATACCGTGCCATACGTGCTCAGGCTCCAGTCTGCCCCGTATAGGTTCGTCGTCGACCGCGACATCGAGACGGGGGTCTCCACCCTGGTCTTCGGTTCAGGAGACGGGGTGAGCTTCGACGACGAGCTTGTTCCGAACGTGGCCTCCTATTCCCTCCCGCTGGCCGGGCGGAGGACGTTCAACAGCTTCGCGATAGATCCCCAGAACTTCCTGCGCACCCGCAGCCTCGGCCTGTCGCCGCACAACACGACACTGACGGTGACCTACCGGGTGGGTGGAGGCGCTGAGACAAACGTGCCGGCCCGGACGGTCCGGCAGGTCTCCAACGCGATCCTCAGCTTCGCCTCCACGAACCTCGATCCGGTGACGAAGGGCCGCGTGGAGGGGTCGATCGGATGCCTGAACCAGGTGGCCATGACGGGAGGGGGAGGAGCCGAGACGATCAGGGAGATCAAGGCCAACGCCGCGGCCTTCTTCGCCGCCCAGCAGCGCGTCGTCACCCGCGAGGACGTCGTGGCGAGGTGCCTCTCGATCCCAGCGAAGTTCGGGAGACCGGAGAAGGTCTTCGTGAAGCCCTCCGCGGTCGGGAGATTCGCGTATGACATCCACGTCCTCGCGCTTGACGTTGACGGCGTACTCGCGAAGGCCACGCCTACCCTGAAGTCAAACCTGGCCACATACCTGCGCCAGTTCAAGCTCCTCACCGACGGGATCAACATCCTCGACGGCGACATCCTTGACATCAGGGTGCACTTTGGGATCACGGTCTCCCCGGGAAGGAACCGGTCCGAGGTGCTCCTCTCGTGCACCGACAGGCTGGCCGACTACTTCGCCCAGGACAGGATGCAGATCGGGCAGCCGATCATCGTCTCCGACGTGATCGCCGTGCTCAACGGGACCGCGGGGGTCGTCTCCGTGTACGAGCTCTCCTTCAGGAATGTCTTCGGGTCCTCGGACGGCGTCACGTACTCCGACGACCGGTTCAACGTCGCCGATAACCTCCAGGACGGAATGCTGGTCTGTCCACCCGAGGCCGTCTTTCAGGTGAAGTATCCGACCCGTGACATCGTTGGGAGCGCGAAGTGATCTTTCGGATCTATCCCGTCCGGGACACGTTCATCACGAATGCCTACCCGCCGCGGTCGGCGGTGCGGGCTACCGGATCGAACCTGGGGGCCTCGGAGGAGCTGGATGTGTTCAAGCTGGCCGGGGTCTCCGGAGCAACGACGGACATCGCCTCCTCGAGCCTCGGACGGGCCCTCCTCCAGTTCGATCTCTCGGAGTTCTCGGCCCTGACCGCCTCGGGGGACATACCGGTCGGGCAGTCGTTCGTCCTGCGGATGAACCACAAGACCGCGGGGTGCACGCAGCCGTCGAGCTTCGACCTCCTCGTCCGGCCCGTGGCCTCGGGATGGGACGAGGGCACCGGCCAGGACGTCATCCGCCTGGGCGACTTGGGCTTCGCCAACTGGACGAAGCGAACCTCGACGTCCTTTTGGACGGTCCCCGGCGGGGACTTCGCCACGTCCCCCACTGCCTCCGTCCACTTCGATACCGGCTTCGAGGACCTCGAGGTCGACGTCACTCCCATCGTGCAGGCCTGGATCAGCTCCACCCTAGCGAACAACGGCGTCGGGGTGACGCTGCCGGCCTCGATCGAGGCAGACTCGCTGTACACCGACTACTTCCAAAAGAAGTTCTACTCGCGCCAGACGTCGTTCTCCGACCGAGCGCCGTACATCGAGGTCCGCGCGGCCGATTACGTCAGGGACGACCGGTCCAACATGCAATGGGGTCGGACGGGGTCCCTCTGGCTCTACAATATCGTCGGTGGGACGTACCAGGACCTCCCCGGTAACTTCGTCACGGTGGGCATCTCAGACGCAAGCGGGGCCCTTCGGGTGCTCACTGCGTCGCATGTCGGAACGGGCCTGTACAGTGCGTCGTTCTCCCTCGCCACCGGTTCGTACAGCGGCTCCGTGTTCTTCGACTCGTGGGGATCGGGGTCATACGCCTTCCTCACCGGAAACTTCTCGTTCGTCCCCGCGGGTCCTGCGGCCTCGGTGGCCCAGCAGCCGCTCACCGCTCGCGTTAGGAACCTACAGGACGAGTACATGCCCGATGAGCTGGTGACCTTCGAGGTCATGTTCAGGAGACGGGCCCACGCGTTGCCTGTGTTCCAGACCGCCTCGTTGGGGTCCGTGCCGTACATCGTCGAGCAGGCCTACTACGCGATCGAGAATGACTCGACACGTGAGAGGGTCGTTCCCTTCGGAACCGGTAGCCTGCAGCACACGCGCCTGTCCTACGGGGCCAACGGCAACTCTTTCCGCTTCTTCATGCGGAACCTGCACTCGGGTAACTCGTACAGGATCGTCTTCCTGGTCTTCGATCAGGGACGGCAGCAGGTGATCGACGGCGGCGTCCGGTTCAAGGTCGCCTGATGCCGGACATCTTCCAGCTATTCGATGGGACCATCGGGGCCGGCGGCTCGGCCGCGGTGCAGGACCAGCACGCGTCATCGTTCTCCGACGTCGACTCCGAGAACGCCCTCGTCTCGACGCTGTCTTCCGGAAGCGACAGCGTCGACCTGCTCGTCGACTACTCTGACTTCGCCAATTTCGTCACGTTCAACTCCGCGGAGTCGTACGTGACCCTCACGGCGGATGACGTGTTGAACTCGTACCCTGTCGGCGGAACGGCGGACGACGCCCAGCAGTTCCTGAACTCACTCGACGGCTTCCAGCGGTTCTTTCTCAGCGGGTGGCCGAGCTGGTCCGGTCACCTTAGGTTCGACCCGTCGGTCTCCGCGTCATACGTCAGGGTCGATGACGTGGGCACGCAGGACGGCTCCTCCCGGACGTCATTCATGAGCCCCGGGACGGGGTCGCTCTCCGTACAAGGATGGGTCCACGTGCCCCCCATGACGGGGTCAAACGACGTGCTCGTGGTGTTCCAGAAGCTCCGGCAGGGGACCTCAAACGGTTACACCGTGTTCACCACCGGTTCGGCGATAGGGTTCCAGGTGGTCTCGGGGTCGACTAGCGTCACCGTCACGGGGGCGCTCGCGGCGATGCCGTCGTTCTTCGCCGCCGTCATTGACCATACGACAGCGACAGGCAGCGTCTCCCTCTACGTGGGGACCACCGGTACATTTCCGGTCCTCGTGTCGAGCGCCAGCTTGCTTCTACAGTCCAGGTTTGACCTCGCATCCGGGTCATTCTACATGGGCTCCGGGTCCGTCTCGGGGAAGGTGGTCCGGCCATTCACGGGCAGCCTCGACTCGGTCAGCGTCTGGTCCGCTGCCCGCACCTCCCAGCAGCTCAGCGGAACTTACAACAGGAAGGTTTACGCCCAGTCGGACCTCCTCGCGTCGTGGCAGTTCAACGACGCGAGTCCGCAGACCCCGTCGACATACGCCAGCGTCGTCAGGGACAGGTCGGGCCACTCGCTTGACGGAAGGATTCAGTCCTTCTTCTCCGGCGTCCTCGGGTCGGGATCGTACGTCAATGACGTCGCGGACCCGATACTGAGCCTTGACGATCCAAACGTCGTCTCGTACATCGTGGACGCCCAGCAGTCAGGGGTGCTTTACGACCGCAGCAATCCCAGCCTGATCTTCACCCTCTTTCCCGAGGCTTTCTCCGGTCCCGACCCGACCTCGCAGGCGGTGTTCTCGAGCTTCGCGCTGACCCTGGCCAGGCACTTCGACAGGATCAAGCTGTACGTGAACCAGTTGCCGAACCTGCATCGCGTTAGTTTCGGTGACTTCGATCAGGCGCCCGACGGGCTCCTCGAGGGGGTCGGCGACTTCCTGGGGTGGAAGCTTCAGGGGAGCTTCGCCAACACCGACGCGCTTCGGTACTTCGTCGGGAGGAACGTGCGTGTCGGTCCGGACGCCAACGCTTCGCTCGAGACGAGGCTGTCTGAGGTGAAGTCCCAGCTCTGGCGCCGCGTCCTCCAGAACCTCCCGTACATTTACAAGACTAAGGGCACCGCGGAGTCGGTGCGGGCGCTCCTGCGTTCGTATGGGGCAGACAACGGTTTCATCCGCCTGAAGGAGTATGCGCGGAAGGACGAGTCGACGCTACCCCTCACTAGGGTCACCGCCGAGAAGAGCGTCTACGCGCTGACGTTCCTGAGCGGATCGACCGTTCAGGCAACGAGCGCGCTGATCCCAAGCGGGTCGAGCTTCTCCGTCGAACTGCGGGTGAGGTTCCCTCTCTCGACGGATGCGACGCTCGTCCCGACCGAACTCTCCGGAGCCCTCTGGACTCTCTCGAGCGGCACGACGTATGTGGCCGCCTGGTACGAGAAGGCCGGGGCCTCCAGTGAGACAGGGAACGTCTACGTCACCTCCTCCTTCGGGAGGGTCCAGTTGACCTCGGCCTCGCTGTTCGACGACAACTTCTACAACATCTCATTCACTCGGAACACCCAAACGGGCCTGAACTCGCTCCGGGCGATCCGCTACGACGCCGGCGACCTCGCCTATTCGACGTCCAGCCTGCTGACGGCATCCGACGCCGCGAGCGGATACAGACTCATGGAGGTCGGTAGCTCGGTACTGGTCCCATCTAGCGGTCAGTTCTGGGCCCAGGAGCTACGCCTCTGGGACACCGACCTGTCAGCGTCTGAGCTGTTCGCGCACGCGGCCCACTTCGAGAGCTATGGACGCGACGTCTCGATCGGAAACTCCGACTTGATTGTTCACTGGCGGATGGCGGACGCCTCCACGGCCGACGCGAACGGGTCGTTCTCGCTGATGGACTCCACCCTGAACTCTGTGACGGGGACCGCCGGTGGCTTCCGTCCGAGCCAGGTGAACTTCACCAAGTTCCTCGAGGACTACGCGTACATCCCCGGGATCGACTACGGCTGGAACCAGGAGAAGGTCCGGGTGTTTAGCGGTTCCCGCATCGACCCGTTCGACGCGTATCGAGACGAGCGATTCGTCTCCCTTGAGCTCAACATGTACGACGCCCTGAACGAGGACATCTCCCACATCATGACCTCGTACGATGAGCTCACCCGGGTGATCGGACTGCCTGTGAACAAGTACCGCGAGGACTACGAGGGAATCAGGCAGATGAGGGAGACCTACTTCAAGAGGCTCCAGGGTCGCCTGAACTTCAGGGTGTTCGTCGACATGCTGGACTTCTTTGATTCCAGCTTCGCCACGCTCGTCGAGCGCCTGTTGCCCGCGCGGGCCCAGTTCAAGGGTGACGAGCTGATCGTCGAGAGCCACATGCTTGAGCGGCCGAAATACCAGTACCAACTCAGGCCGATCGTCGAGGGTCGCATCGAGGTGAGCGGCTCGATTACGATCGTTGACCGCGGGGATGACGAGTGAAGAAGACCAAGGTTTACAGGCCCCGTCGCGGGATGCGGTTCACGAACGGCCGCCGTGGCGTCTCACCGGCCGCGGGATTCGTTCCCGGTCCCTCGGTTACCCGGACCCGACCGGGGTCGGTGATGGTCACGCCGAACATCCCCGCGGGAGTGTACCCGAGCTCATCCGTCCAGATGGCTGCGGCCATCGGGTTCGGACGCTGGGACTACGGATGGCTCATGGATGAGACCACCGGGTCCCTCACGGCCTCGTTCACTCCGTCAACCCCGCTGGCCCTCCAGTTCGATACAAGCACCGGTGGGAACGCGGTCTACGGAACCCTTGGGTGGCTGAGCGGCAGCGACCTCGCGGTCACGTTCACTGGAAGCTCCCGGGGATCTCGTTTCGATGGTGGGGCTAACTTCAACATCCTGACTGGTTCCGACCTGCTCTTCGGGTATGTGGGGCGGTGGCGGTCGTTCACCGGGTCGTTCGGTAACGTCTTCGGGAAGATCGACGGGGGTTTCAGGCAGGGTTGGGTCGTTGCGGGACGGGACGGCACGACGTACCAGTTCATCGGGTCCGGAACTTTCGGTTTCCTCGAGTGCGACGTGCCTGGCGGTACGGCGGGATTCAGGGTGGGTGAGTGGCACGTCGCCCTGGGTGGGATCGATTACTCACAAAGGGTCGCAAGCTTCGGAATAAGGTCCCTTGACACGGGTGTGACCCTGATCGCCAACACTTCCCCGGTCCCCGGGGGCTTCATCACCGCGTCAGCGAACTTCTATTACGGGCAGACCGGGTGGGTCGGAGCCAACGAAACGTTCGATATGGCGGCGCTTTACATGAGCACGGGCTCCGCCGTTGCCTCCGGCGTGCTCGTGAACATGACGCAGGCGCTTGAGAACTTCGCCCGTCAGTTGGGAGGGGTCGTCACGGGCTCACCGCAGTTCAACAGCTCTGTGAGGGCCCAGGTCCAGCACGCCCCAGACATCGACTCCCTCAGGGTCAGCGGCAGCGTGATGTCGTCGCTAATCAGTCCAAACGTCTCATACGAGCCGTACTCGCCGGTCATCGGATCGTCATCCCTGCTGATTCAGGGATCGGTGACCCTTGGCAGGGGATACGAGAAGAGCAAGCTCGCCGCGACGCTGCTGGCCCAACCGGTGAGCAACATCGAGAGGATTCCATTCCCCTCGGTCACCGTGATCGATGCGGGGTTGACGGGGACGTTCGAGAGTCCTTCCTGGACCCATGCGTCGATCGGTTTCAATCAGGCATACGTCGCGGTGTCTCTCTCGTCGAGTGACGTCGAGAACAGGTATTTCAACACATTCACCAGCGGAACTGCTCCGCTGGAGTCTTCCCCGGTCCCCGCCTCGGCGACGCTGCACTTCAGCAAGGAGGCGAGGCTGCAGACCATCATGGTCCGGAAGTCCGCCTCCGCCTCTGACACCGTCATCAGGTCCGGTTCCTGGGTCCCGCAGTCGTTCGTCGCCGCCAGCGGCTCCCTGTTCAGCACCGTCACCGGAGTCGCCGAGGACGCCCTGGTCCCCGGAGAGGGGTCGTCCAAGCAGTCATCCGCCTGGGCGCCGGCCTCGATCCTCATCCCAGTGAGCGCGTCGGGGAGGCTCGTGGACGTCAAGGTCTGGGTGGAGCTGATCCAGGGGTCGTCCTCCGGTGACCCGTACCCGCTCGGAAACCTCGGCGTGGCCATCAGGTGTCCGAACCTGACCTGGGGGAATGCCCATCCCATCCGGAACGACCCCCGTTTGGTCCGCGTGTACACTTCGCCCGGCGACACGTTCTCCTTCCTCGCCGGGATCCACGAGGGGTTCCGTCGCATGTACGCGGGGACCGGGTCGAACGTGAACCGGTTCTATCGCGATAGCTTCCTGCTCTGGGAGGGGCCCGCGATCTTCGATAGCACGACCGATGGGAACGACCCCGCCTCGGGTGGAGGCCTGGACGGCGGCCAGTTCATGCGGAACTACGCCGTCTGGCAGAAGGACCGTGGGATGCGGACCGTGTTCAGCGACGGCGCCTCCACTCCGAACCCGCGGCATCTCTTCGGATCCCCCAGCGGGAACTTCGCCGGCTCTCCTAATGCCGGAGTCTCGACCCCCAGGAACAGCGCATTCGGATCAGACGTCCCCTGGACCTCCGAGTCAGGGATCAGGGGCTCCCAGACGTTCGCCTCGGCCGGCTCCCCGCCGAAGGGCTGGCTGAACGGCGCCGGCGGAACCAACGACGTGAACGAGTGGCCTACCACCGGGGTCAATTACGGGACCAACTCACTGCGGCCGATCTACCCGCTGCTCGACTCGGTCATCTGTAAGAAGCGTGTCGGTAACGAGGCCGCTCCCGCGAGCGGGACGTCGAACTCGACGGTCCCCGACAGCTACCGACCCGACCTCTGGGCCGGTTTTCGTCCCGGGCTGCGCGGGGTCGAGATCAGCGGCTCCTGGGAGCTCATGCTGGTCGCTGGCGGGTCGTTCATCGACAATCCGGTTCCCAATTGGTATTTCCGTCAGGTCAGGCTCGAGCTGACTTTCGAGACCCCGAACCACACGAGGCCCGGGAGGTATGTCAGGAGGAGGCAACCGCGGAAATCCGGCGTGCCGCGACTGGTGAGCACCATCTCGGGGAGCGACGCGGCGCTGTTTCCTCCGCTCCTATCCGCCGCCGTGGCCGGGTGGGACTTCTGGCTGACCGACGCGTATGTCGTGACGGATCAGGCCGGGGAGGTCGGTCGCTCGTTCGGGTTGGGCCTCCACACCGGGACCGTCCCCGCGGACACCGCCCTCGTCTACAGGCTCTCTGGGGCCCTCGCGAACATCGTCGGATCAACCCCGAGCTGGTTGCTTAGCGGACAGGGTGGCATGCCCGCCATCCCGGAGTCGTCGGCCACCCTCGTGCCGTTGGTTCCTGAGCCGGTGGCGTCCCTCTCACCCTCGGACTTCCTCCAGCCGCGGCGGACGCTGGACCTGCCGCAGCGGCTCCAAGACATCGCGTCTGACCAGAACCCCGCCCTGAACCTGCGGCAACTGGCCGAACGGTTTGTGTCCGCCTCGTCTACCTAACCCATCCCCGTGGGCTACTTGGACAAACAGAGTAGGGTCATCGACGTGGTCCTGACGGAGCGCGGCCGCAAACTCTTCGCCGTTGGCCGCTTGGACTTCGCCTTCTTCGGCCTGTTCGACGACTGCTTGGACTACGACCCGGCGGCGCCGAGCGGCTCCTTTTCCGACGAGGACAGGGAGACCCAGATCGAGGCCACCCCGATCATGGAGGCCCCGTTCGTCCGTGACGTCCGGGGCGCCACCGCGCCGCTCGAGCCCCTCGATCACATCTTCACCGCCGCGCCCGGATACGTTGAGCTGCCCCAGATGCTCTCCCCGACCGACGGGGACTCCGCTGTCCTCATGGCCGACCAGCGAGTCGACTCCAACGGGGTGTATCGGCGGACCGGGACTGGTTACGTCGCCATCGATCCCAGGGTCACCGGAGACGTCGAACGGGGGAACCCGGGCTTCGTCGTGCGCGTCTTCTCAAGCGGATCCAATGGGTTGCAGCCGCTGGAGTTTCGACGTGACCTCAACACGCGGCGGGCGGCTGACCCGTTCGTCGCAGTCGCGGTTGACGACGAGCTGCTGCACGACCAGCCACGTGTCACCGGGCCAGACAGCATGAGGGTGGCGAACAGGTCGAACCCGAGGAAGCGCTGATGCCGGTGTTCTCTGCGGCCGCCCTGTCACCGGCCGTCCTCTCTCCGACCACGCTTCCGGCGTCCGTCCAGGCGCCGGCGTCGCTGACCGCGCTGCGAAGCGCGGTGGCTGACCTGGCCGCCAAGGGCGCCCAGGAGGTTACCGCCGTCAGGAGCGCCTTCATCTCGGGCCTCGCTCCTCTCCAGACGGTGTCCTCGGGGTCGAAGGCGGACTTCATCACCCGTTTCGGTGGGGCCACCGTTGTCGGGTCGGCCATCGCGGTCTCGACGGCCCAGTTCGGGCTTACCACCTCCGTCGTCGTCGCTCCTCCGCCGCCGCCTCGTCCCGAACTTGACTTCGTCCAGGTCGGCGTCGACCGCGCCCGCGGGGTCCTCGACAGCTTCTTCGCCCGCGTGGTCTTCTCGGTGCTTCTGAGTGACCTTCCGAGGGTCTCCTACTTCCGGGTCATGCGGGCATCGACGGGGCCCGTCAGCGCCCCGAAGCCGTCCTTCTCGGCCCTCGCCGACTCCATTCCACTCTCGTCGCGCACCAAGTCGACTGAGGTGATCTCCAACCAGGCCCTTAGGGTGGCCGGAGTGGGAGTCACGAACAAGCTCTCAGACTTCGTGGCTGACGATCACTTCGCCAACCAGCGTAACGTCCTCTCTAATCCGACGCTGCGCCCCCTTCCCGCGCCTGTGAACACGAACAGACGCGGGAGCCCCGCGTCGCTTGTCTCCGTCGCCAACGCGGACCGGAGCGTCCTCGAGAACGTGGGGTTCTACGTGAACCGCCGCAGCATGAGCCCCGGGGAGGAGGTCTCCCTCCCCCTCCAGGCGGCGCAGAGGCAGGGGTTGAACGTGCTGCGCGGTAGGTCTGTGGGGTCCAGCACGGCCATCGTGGCGTCCGGAAACTCGATGGGGTTCTCTGAGGTTGCTCGGGTGTCCGCGGTCCCCGCACGAAAGGTCGGCGACGTCGCGGAGTTCGAGTTCCACGACCCCTCGGTGGTGTACGGCGGTGGGTACGTGTATTACGTCGTGGCGGTAGTCTCCTCCGGAGTCTCCGGGACGAGGTCCAGGCTGGTGATCGTGGAGGTGACGCGCTCGACGCCGCCGCTCTCACCCGATGTCCTGTACGGGGTCTCGTCGGTCCCACGCTTCGTGATCAGGACCTCGGGGTCGTTCGTCGACCACTTCGAGCTCTTTCGACGCGGTGGAGACCCACCGCGCCAGGTCGGACTGGTCTCCACCGATAGGTCCATGATTGATCGCGGCATCCCGACCGTTCTCGACTCGGGGTTCTATCACATCGGCGACGTCGGCGCTGGTCCCGACCGGTCCGCGATATTCGTCGATCGGGGGGCCCCGCTCGGGGTCTCGCTGGACTACCGCGTCTACACCGTCGACTCCTTCGGCCTGAAGTCCCAGACTCCGTTCTCTTGTTCCGTCCTCCTGCCTGACCCCGGGAGGGTCATCCCGCTAGGGGTCCCGTCCATCACGGCCGAGCAGATGCCGGGGGGACACTCCGTGAACGTCATCGTGGCCTGCGACGACCGGAGGGTGACCTCCTTCGTCATCGGGAGAAGGGACCTCGGCATCGGAGAGAACGGTTTCAGGCAGCCTACGTTTCCGGACTATTTCAGGGTCGGGTCCGTTGACCCGAAGCGAGCGCGCTCTCGTTCCGGTCCGTCACTGAACCAGTTCTCATCCAAGGCTTGGAACGGCATCGTCTCCGCGATTTCCGGAGTCGGGAGCTTCGTCGATAGGGTCGTGGAGTTCGACCGCACGTACCAGTACTCGGTCGTCGGGATCGACATCCGCGGCAATGAGACTGCCACGGTCCCGGCGCAGCCCGTTTTCGTGTCCGTCAAGCCCGTCTCCGATGCCCCCGTGGCGCTCACCGGGACCGTCGTCACGGACGACCTCGGCTCACCGACCGGCGTGCTGCTCTCATGGAAGCCCGGAACGCTTGATTTCTCTCCGAGCGAGCTCATTGACGACCAGGACGTGCTAGCCGCCACCGCGCAACGCAGCCTATTCCAGGTCGAGCGGAGGCAGGTCGGGAAGTCCGTTTGGCAGAGCATGCCCGCCACGACTTCCTCGTACTTCGTGGACCCCGTGGGGACCGTCGAGGTTCCGCTCTTCCGTCCTTCGCTCGCGACTCCTAACCTCGAGTATGAGTACAGGGTGATCGCCATGCAGAGCGGGGCGTTCGTCAGTCCCCACACGCCGCCCGTTAGGGTCAGCATCGTGCCTGGAATCTCCCCCCCGTCCGTCCTCTTCGTAAGGGCGAGCTCCACGGCCGTTCGGCCGCTGAGGGTGGTCGTCTCCTGGGACTACCAGGGAATCTTCGTTGACGGCTGGGAGGTCCAGCGCGCCGTGACAAACCGCGTGTTCGGGTCTAAGGTGCCGTCGATGGACTCGGCGGTCGCTCGTTCCCTTGAGTACGTGGGTGTCGCTCGCGTCACCCGTGAATCGAGCCGCGCCCTCGGGATCTCCGCCGACCCGTCGTTCATCGATCGTCGAGCGTTCGTCGGCAACCGAGGCTTCCTGGACGTCGATGTCTCCATGGCCAACTCGTATTTCTATCGGGTCAGGTCCTTCGACTCCTCGGGCCACCTCTCCGATTGGGTGTACGGCGGCATCGCCCTGACGGACTCCCCGTTCGACCGCAAGTTCCTGTCGGCGCTCTCCGATGCGGAAAGGGCGGCGTTGGCGGCCGATCCGCGACCCCTTAGGGGCTGGGAGGACGAATGATCGTCAACGATCCATCAATCATCGACACCGGTGGAGGCGGCGGAGGCGGTGGCCCCCGCGGTCCGGGAGGGTCCCCCCTCGACCCGCCTCCACCGAATCCGCCGGCGCCCGCCCAGCCCGTCCTCCCGCTGACCGCCCAGAGGATCGCTGACGCCCTCAAGGGAGGCAACATGGATACCGCCACGGAGGCCACGGTGCAGGCCCTCCTGGCCATCTGCAGGAGCGTCGGGACCGGTCTGGGCATCCCGTGGACCGTTTCGAACGGCTCCACCGTCGTGGAGACCATCGCCGCCATCAGGTCCGCGATCGTGAATGCCTTCGCTCGGGCCGCGCAGGTCGGTGCGATCGCCGCGAGCAGGGGCTTCCTGCTTCCAGATAACCCGAAGCCCAGGTTCGACCAGATCAACGCCGACCGACGCCTGTTTGACGCCATCCCGGTGGGGGACGGCGAGGCCAGGTCGCTGCTGCAGTCCACGATCGAGCTCATTACGGTGGCCCGTCGCTTCGACGAGGGCACGGTGACCTTCGAGGACCACCTTCCCGCCGCCCAACTGGCCTCGTTCGAGGTCTCGGTGGACGGGATCTCTAGGCAGAGCGGCGACCCGCTGGTCGACATCCTGGGATACCAACCCGATGCCGACTTCGTGAAGAGAAAGCAGGCGCTGGACTCGCTCGCGAGGCTCGACTTCTCGAGACGCAAGCCGTACCTCCTGTTCACCGCTGACGTCGTGACCGACGGTAAGAGGCAGTCCGGGACCATCGTCTGTTGGATCAAAATGCGGGACGCGTCCGGGTACACCCTGGCGAAGCGTGACGTGTTTACGGGCATAAACTTCATACCATCGACGTTCACCGCGCAGGACGCGCAGGCGTCGACCGCAGCGTTGCTCACGGACCCCCACTTCAACCAGGTCATGTCGTTTTACGACTGGGTGAGGCGGGACGATGTCGTGGCGGTCATCGACAGCTCCAATCAGCCCGGCACCCTTTACTCATACTCCCTCTCCGGTGTGCAGCGGAAGGCACCCGCGAACTCCTCGCTGTTCGATGTGCCGCTGAACTCCCTGTACCTCAGTCCCGCCCAGGCGGACTCCGTCCGGTCATTCGTGGCCTCCGACGCTGCCGCTCTCGGTTCCGGAAGCTCCCTTGACTCCGTCAGCCCGTACCCCGCTCTCTCGCGGGTCATCTATGGGGACCCCGGTTACGGGTGGATCCTGGCGGGCTGCAACATGCTCGGATCGAGGCGCCGTGGAGACGGGCCTGACGAGACCCGCTCGTTCTCGTACATCGGCTCCCGCGCGTCCTCGATGTTCGCCGAGGCCTCGGCGGGCAGGATGTTTGTCCCGAGTGACATCAACCAGGTGCACGTTGCGATCGACGCGGCGGTGGCGTCGTACGGGATCGCCCAGACGATCCTCTCCGTCCTAGACGGGACCGGCGTGACCCTCTTCGCTGCCCAGAAGGACGACCCCCTTGGCTTCCAACCGACCCAGCAGTCGCTGGAGAGCGTCTCTGCGGGCCTCGCGAGGATTCTCTCGGCGATCGATCCCGAGAGCGCGCTGCTGGATCCGACCCTGCTCGCGACGTCCCTCACCACCCGAGTCAATGCCTCCACGCAGTCGCGTTACTCGCCGACGTCCATCCCCGCGAGCGGGTCCACCGCTCCCGTGGACGCCGTGACCCTGAGGGACGCCATCGGCACCGCAGTGCTTGACTTGACCACCTACGGGGGGATCTCAGGCCTGATGCAGATCGTCCGGACCGTCTACGATTTCTTCCCGGGAGCGCTGGTCTGATGTCTCTGCTCGGTGACTTCCAGCTGACCCTAAATTTCGACGTCAACCTGCTCGGGTCGTACGTCGGTTTCGGTGGAATTCCGATCACCCCGCCGCCCGCCCAGCCTCCGACGGTGATCAACTCTCCTCCCCGGATCGACCCGACCACGGTCATCGCCTCGCTGAGCTCGTCCGCTGCCTTCCATGGGACGCTGTTCGAGGACTATGCGCTGGAGGCCGTGGCGGTCTATAACTTCTACACCGCGGACGAGCAGTCGGCCTTCGTCTCAGACCCGTCCGCTTCGCTTGAGTCGCTGCCGCGCTATGTCACGCTCGATTGGCAGCCCGCCGCGGCCCCCAGGAACTTCCTGCTTAGTCGGAAGGGCCTGCGTCCGTTTGACCCGAGGACTCCGACGGCTCCCGCCGCGATCGACGTGCCGACCGCGACGCGGGCCGTCGCCAACGGATACGTCGCTCCTGGCGCCGTGCAGGCGTTGCTCGTGGACCCGTTGCCGACTCCCGAGCCACCCGCGTTCAGCGAAGACCTCTTCCTCTCTTCCCCCGCGGGCGCGGGCTCGCATGCGACCGTCGAGCGTCTGGCCGGCGACGAGTTCAGGATCAAGTCGATCCCGCCCTCCGCGTCCCGTCTGCGAGTGAACTTCGTCGATCCGTCCATCGCGGGTGCCCTGGACCGCGGGCGGATCTCAATCGCCTCCGACCACGTTCACCTCGCGTCCCTGGGGGCCCTGGCCAAGCTCGTCTCGGGCCTCGAGGTGATCTCGGAGTTCAACCAGGACGTTCCGCTGGCGAACCCGGTCCCGAAGTTTCCCGCGGCGCCGAATAGCCCCGATCTCATGTACGTCGGGTACGTCCTTGAGCGGTATACCCTCGGGGCCTCCGGCTCGATGGACCTGACCAGGACCGTTGTTCTCGATGACCCCGGCCAGTCGAGCTTCGTCGATCGTGAGGTGGTCTACGGGGGTCGCTACGCCTATCGCATCAGGACGCTTGTCCAGTGGACCCACGGTCCGAACGTGGGGTTCTTCGGGACATCGAGCCTTAACCAGAGCCCCGTGGTGGACACGTCGGCCGGTCGGGTGGTGCGCGACGCGTCGTTCTACTCCGCCGACTGGTCGGACTGGGCCCGGGTGGCCGTGCTCGATGAGGTCCCCCCGGACCCGCCGGACGAGCTGATCGTCCAGCCCATCTCGCCCAAGGGACAGGTCCGGATCGTCTGGAAGATGCCAAACGACCCCCGGAGGGACATCTCGAAGATCACCCTGGTCAGGTCGGTCGGCGTCGCCGGGCGGTACTCCGACTGGCGGGTCCTCGGGGAGTTCGTCCCCGCCAACGGTGCCTTCGTGGACACCGACGTCCGTCCCCACGAGTCATCCCACGCCTCGTACATGTACGCCATGTACTCGACGTCGTTCCATGGGCAGAGGTCCGTCCTCTCGGAGAAGATCGCCACCGTGTTGACCCAGAGGAGCCGGTACCTCGGTGAGGAGCCTGTGCGGCTAGTTGGTCCGGCCGGCGACGACCCGATGGACCACGCCGTGGGACCCAGGCAGAGGCCTCCGACCGAGGTCGTGGCCTATGACCGGATCGTGACCTACATCCGGGCCGCCCAGAGCGACCTCCCGCTCTTCGACCGCTCCTACGTGGTCGAAGTCCAGTCCCTTGCCACGGGGGAACGGGCCGAGGTGCAGCTCTCCGTGGACACGACCGATGTGGGCCTGACGCCCGGCGGCACCGCCAGGCCCGCATAAGTACAGACCATGCCTGAGGCGGTAGAGGATGTGGTCTACGAGACCCTGGTTCTCCAGGGGTATGGCTGTCGGGCCAACGGCAGGACAGACGGGGCTTGCTGCTTTCCAGCGTCCAACGGGAACGTCATACTCCACCTGGTGGACTTCGATTCTGACATGATCAGCGGTGAATACCTGCACCTGAGTCCTGAACACGCTGAGGCTCTCGCAGCTGAGTTGACCAGGTGCGCGCGTACGAAGGACGCGCCGACCGTGATTCATTACAACAGACGGCCCCAGAAGTACGGGTGACCAATGGGATACAACGACAACTCGACCGACTTCTTCATCGACGCGACCCTGACGGACCACGGGCGGCAACTCATGGCCCGGAACGACGGGAGCTTCTCAGTCGTCCGCTTCAGGCTCGGGGACGACGAGATCGACTACCGGAACTGGAACGAGCTGACGGGCTCGGACAACAAGGACCAGAAGATCCTGGACACCCCCATCCTGGAGGGGTTCACGAATGAGACGATCGCCCTCCGGAACCCGCTCCTGACGATCAGGAACGCCACCCTCCAGTTCCTTCCGGACATGATCGCCAACCCGAGTGCCGTGTCCCTGAAGGACCGCACGGACGCGACCGGCGGCGGCGTCGACGTGACGGTCTCCCAGCAGACCACCCAGTCCCAGGCGGTCATCCCCGCCGAGCTGGTGGACTTCAACTACCTCGTGCAGGTGGACAACGACATCCTGTACGTCCCGAACGAGACTCCCGTCTCGATCACCCCCTTCGGGGCCGCCCGGTACATCATCCCCGCCGCGCCGGGGCGGTCCACGGCGGCCAACGGGTCCCAGTGTGTCTTCACGCTCCGCGTCCAGACGCTGAGCTCGACCGTCTTTGACATCCTGGCGGGGGCCACCGCCGCGAAGCCCAGGACGATCACGACGACCGTGAACGTCCAGGGACAGCAGAGCGGCCTCAGCGTCCAGATCCCCGTTAGCATCCTGGAGTTCGTGGGCTGAGTGCTGGTCAGAATCTGCGAGATCTGCGGAGCGGAGTATCCGGCGAGGGCCGGACTCTTTACATGTTCGATGGCCTGTCGGGACGAGCGGACCCGTCGGAAGAGGGCGGAGCGCTATGAGGATCGCGCCTGCGTGTCCTGTGGAAAAACATTTAGCGTCCCTCGGCTCGTCCGCGGTGGAAAGCCGAACCTCGCCAAGTTCTGCGGCATGGCCTGCGTGGGTGAGAACAACCGGAGACTGAAGCTTGGGAGCGAGACCGTCCCGCATGAGGATGTTGTCTGCCGGAACCCGGGGTGTGGGAAGACGATCCGCCGACGGGTGACGGACGTGAAGAAGGAGTTCTGCAGTAGGCGGTGCCGGAGTCAATTCCTGTATGTCATGAATGGCATGAAGGAAAAACTGGTCTCGAAGAACTACTCCTGCACCCTTTCTGACGGAAGTTCGATCACTGTTCGCTCCCGGTGGGAGGCCGCCTTCATCAAGGACTACCTCGAACCGCGCGGTTTCGATTGGGAGCATGAGTCTAAGGTCATAGACCTCCCGGACGGGAGGAAGTACATCCCTGACTTCTACATCGCCGACGACGGCGTGTTCGTGGAGGTGAAGGGGTTCGAGCGCGGGCCCTCACTTGAAAAGGTGAGGGAGGCCCGTAAGCTCGGTTACCATGTGATCTACGCTGATCACAGGACGCTGGTGGGCGTATTCGGGCTTGATCTCTCACCGGCGCATCTCACAACCGTAGCAACGGAATCTGTCTAAGCCTAGGGAATCATTTAACAATTTCCTTCAAGGCCTTCAACCTGCAGGACGATTTCGCCCCGCTCTCCACGGCGATCAACGAGACCATCTCGATCACCGGGTCGATCTTCGCGAACAACGTCAACGTCAAGTTCTTCAAGAACGTCGCCTCGGGGTCCGCGGCGATCGACCTCGGCGGCTACTGGGAGAGCGCGTACGACGCCTCGCCGACCGCGTCCCTGTCGAGCCCGCTGTTCGACATGACGTACGGGTTCTCGACCGGCTCCCAGTACAACGTCCTAGCCACCTCCACGTCGTCCCTCTCCGAGAAGATCAAGATCTATCGGCAGTGGGCCGCCGTCCTCCTGGGTAACCCCGATTCGACGTTCACCATCAACTCGACCGCCGCCAGGCACGCCCTCTTCCTCTCGTTCCGGAGGAACATCTCCAAGGACGAGATCAAGAAGGGCACGGTCAACATCGTCATCAACTCGACCACGCCGACGCAGTACACGGCGTCCGACGCCGGCGCCGCCGTGAACTTCCAGCAGTCGCTCGGCGGCGACTACGCGCCGCTCAAGTACAACGGGACAGGCTCGGAGGTCGGGCAGGTCTGGTACAACGCCGGCGTGGTCATCCTCCAGCCGGACACGGCCTGGGGCGCGATCGCGACCTGGTCGGGGACCAAGAGCCTGATCAACACCCAGTTCTCCGGGTGCATCAACCAGGTCGTCGACGGGGCCCGCACCCACATCGAGCTGATCGCCCTGAACAACCAGACGAACCTGCAGTCGTCGCTGTACTTCTGCCGGGCCTTCAACAACGAGTTCAACTACTCGTCGAACCCGACATTCACCGACTCCACCGGCCTTATTCGGGTCACCTCGGGGAGTAACATCCTCACGACCCGCACGTACGTCACGACGATCGGGCTCTACGACGAGAACGACAACCTGCTGGCCGTCGGCAAGACGAACCGGCCGGTGCTGAAGTCCCCCGAGACCGAGGCAATTTTCAGGCTGCGGCTCGATTACTAATGATTACAACCACTTAGAAGATTGGTTGGATCGGCAGAATAAATCGATCATACCTGCCCCCATCGACTGATGCCGGCCTTCAAGAGATTCGGTCCGGAGGACCAACTCGACAACGTCCTGATCCTCGAGCCGAGCTACACGCTCGTGTCAGGGGCCCAGGGATGGAGCGGCTCGCCGGAGGGCTCGGCGTCCCTCTCACTCTACGGGGGAGCCCGCCGCCGTCCCGGGACGTTCTCGACCATCACGTATCAGTCGTTCGCGCCCAACGTCAACCAGACGGGCAACCCGCGACTCGGCCAGCCGCTGACGGCCTCCGTCAACTTCGTGTACGTGACCAGCGAGGCCCTGGGCCTCTCCCAGGTCAACTCGACCAGGTGGGGCGAGGAGCACTGGGACGTGCTCCAGCGGCTCTACCAGGATTACCGGGTCATGGACCCGGACTACGTCACCTCGTCCTACGACAACTACTGCCTCTTCTTCAAGGGGACCTCGCGGAACGTCGTCGTCCTGACGGGGGCGCTCACCCCGGCGTTCGGCTACCCGAGCTCGTCGGCCCAGATGGCCGCCGCCGTCGGGTGGGGGAGCTGGGGGTTCGGCTGGCTCCTTGACGAGGGGACCGGGTCGCTCACGGCCTCGTTCACCCCCACGGGGAACCCATTGCCGCTGCAGTTCGACACCAGCCGCAACGGGACCGTGAACTATGGGAACCCCGGACCGCTCATGGGGACGGACCTGTGCGTCGGCTTCACGTCGTCGTCCCCCAACGTCAGGTTCGATGGGGGACAGAACTTCGACATCCAGTCGGGATCGGACCTGCTCTTCGCGTATGTGGGACGCTTCCGGGACTCCACGCAGGGTGGGGAGAGCGGCCTGAACGCCGGGTCGGCGCTGTTCGGCAAGGTTGACCCGATCTCGAACCAGGTTGGATGGTTCCTAGATGACGGGGGGAACAACGTCGCGACGCTCCGGGTCATGAGCACGCCGACGTTCAAGATCGCGTCGATCGCACGGAACCTGTTCCTCGGGGAGTGGCACGTCGCGATCGGGGCGCTCGACCGGTCGAACGGGGCGATCTCCTGGGGCGTGCGGTCCATGAACACCGGTAGGGCCATAGGCTCATCGGTCTCATTCCTCACCGGGAACGTCGCGATCACCTCGTCCCAGAACTTCTACGTGGGGCACAACCCGGAGGTCTCGGGGACGAGGCACTTCGACCTGGCCGCCCTGTACATGAGCACGGGTTCCCAGGTGGCCACGGGGGTCATTCCCAACCTCAAGCAGGCCCTGCAGAACTTCTCCGGGTACCTCGGTCAGTACGCGCCGCAGTCGCTGACCTCGTCCTTCACGATCGAGAGCTGGTTCAAGCCCCTCGCTCCGACCTACGCGCCCCGGCCCTTCACGCTCCATTCACGCAACAACCTCATCTGGCTCGGGATGACGGGCTCCGCCGGAACCGTCTTCTTCAGCGGATCGAACGGCATCTTCGTCACGTCGTCGCTGTCCGCGGACTCAGGTTGTTGGAACCACGTCGCGGTCACCTACGACGGGACGTCGTACAGCGGGACCCTCTACCTGAACCTGCGGGGTGTGGGGTTCACGATGACACCCCTCACGGCGTCGTCGCCGACCACGCTGCACACGGTGGGGAACAGGCTGGACACGGGGACGGTGACCACCGGGACGGTGGCCACGGAGAGCGCCGCCATGACCGGGACGTCCGGCCTGGCCTTCCACGGATTCATCGGGGAGAGCCGGGTCTGGACCCGATCGATGACGTATGACCAACTGCTCTCCGTGTACAACAGGAGGATCACGGGGAGCGATCTCCTGGCACCGCAGCTCAGTCTGGCCTTCAACGATGGGCCCCTCTCGCGGGTCTACTCGTATCCGATGGGCTCGGGGGCCCTGGACCAGGCCCGTCAGGCCCAGGGAGCGTCGTTCCAGTTCGGACGGCTCCTCGGGTTCGACGACAGGTCGGGACCGGTCTGGGAGCCGAGTGATAACGCCCTCTTCACGGTGCCCAAGCGGTTCGCCCCCACGTTCGTCTCGGGAAACAGCACGATCGCCCCCGTCGCGCTGTCGTCCAGCGATCCCGTCACCCGGATGCTCGTGCTGGACGTCCCGTCGGCCTTCTACGGGAGGCAGATCGCTCCGGGCAGCGTGTCGATCACCGACCAGTCCTGGTCGGACCCCAGCTACGGGATCGTCAGGACCCTGGTTGACGACGGCCACGGCGGCCTGTACGTCTCCGGCTCCGTGGCGTCCGGCGGGCTCCCGTCGGCCTTCGATCCGAACGACAGCGTCGGGTGGCCCAAGGTCGGCAACGTGTTCTACGGCGAGGGCCTGGTCGTCATCAAGGACCCGGCGCTGATGGACTTCGGGCGGACGGACGGCCTCGCGTTCGACCCGAACGCGACGCTGGTCTGTCGCTTCAGGGGGGATAGCCGGGTGCCGGTCAAGACCCTGATGTGCAGGATCGACCGGGGCGAGTTCAACTGCACGAACAACCCGACGTTCTTCGCGACCGGCTCCGCGGGCGAGAGGCTGGCCCGGCATCCGAGTGGGTCGATCCGGGCCACGACCGTGGGCATCTACAACTCCGACCGTGAGCTCGTCGCGGTCGCCCGGCTGGCCGACCCGATCAGGATCAGGGCCCGGGACCGCATCAACATCCGGATCAGGATGGACTTCTAATGCGTTACACCGGATCATGCGGCGCATGCGGTTGCCCACGACCCGTTCTTACGCCAGACGTTCCCATGTACGTCTTCTGCGACGATGAGTGCCGCTCTCGCTTCGTTGAGATGACTAACGATCCCCTTTTCACAGAAGCAAGGTGGGTAGCCATCGTGGGAACCATCGAGGAATCGATAGCGCGGAGACCAAATTGATCATCGGGTGGGACGTCTCGACGAGCGCCATCGGGATCTGCGTCAAGGACGGTGCCGGAAGGACCCTGGAGTTCGGGGTCATCTACCCGGAGGGGGCGACGCAGCATCTCAAGCAGATCTCGGCGGCCCGGCAGGTCGACGAGTTCTGTAAGCGGATGTCTCGGGTTTACGTCGCATACGACATCCGGCACTTCGTCGAGGACCGCCTCGGTGGCTTCACCGGCGGCCTGACCACACGGCAGACCCTGATGTCCCTGGCGGCCATGAATGCCGTCGTCTCATTCGTCCTCTTTGGACACGGTGAGGTGACCCACGTCCCACCCATCAGCGCCAAGCGCATCGTCGGTGTCCGCGTCCCCAAGGGCGGTGACAAGAAGGCGGTTGTGGTAGGATTGGCCAGGTCATCGGAGCCGACGTTTCCCTACGCGGAGACGAGAGCCGGAAATCCCGTGAGGGGTGTCGATGACATGGCCGACGCCTGGCTCCTCGCCGAGGCGGGCCTGAAGCTCCTACGGGGGGAGGCGACTCTTGGACAGGGAGAGAAAGCTGCGCGCCGTGGCCGCCCGCCTCGGCGCGATAAGACAGAAGGCCCAGCGGAAGGGTGAGTACGGCTTCATCTGCCCCGGCAAGCCCGGGTCGGGTGGGTGTAGCAGCGCCCCCGAGGGCAAGGTCCGACTCTGGGTGAGCCCGGACGGGGACCGGTTCCACTGCTGGCACTGCGGCTTCGGTGGGCGCTCGCTCGCTCCCCTCATGGTCCCGGGCTCCGCGGAGCTGCGGGAGTACCTCGAGTCGAGGCCGGCCGGTCCGCGGCCCCGCTGCGTCGTCGACGTCCGGCCCCGTTGCACCGCCCTCCCCGAGGGCTACCGTCCCTTTCGTCTGAGAGGTGACGTCGGTGAGGCCCCATACCTCACCTACCTTCGCCGGCGGGGTGTCACCGATCACTCCGTGGAACTCTACAGGATGGGCTATGTGGACGATGGTCCCCTGCGGGGAAGGGTGGTGGTCCCCTCCTTCGACGCGGCGGGCCTGGTCAACTTCTGGTCGGCCCGGGCGGTCGATGAGAGGGAGGGCCTGCGGTATCGCCTGCCCCTCGCGTCGAAGGACGTGGTGTCCAACGAGCACCTCGTCGACTGGACCCGACCGGTCTACCTCGTGGAGGGGATCTTCGACGAGGTGGCCGTGGGTCCCCAGGGGATCGCCCTGTATGGGAAGTTCATGTCGCCGCAGCTGGCGCTGCGGCTAGTTGAGAGGAGGCCCCCGCGGGTCAACGTCTGCCTGGACGACGACGCGGAGGCCGAGGCCTGGGACCTGATCGGAAGGCTGATGTCGTACGACCTACCGTGTGCCATGGTGAGGCTGGGTGAGAAGGACCCCGCCGTTGCCGGAGCGAGCGCCGTGGCCAACGCCGCCGCGTCCGCGTTGCTCGTGACGGGCTCCGCGAGCCTGGTGGGGGCGCGCCTGTGAGCCCCCTGTCTGACGACCAGGAGGACGTCAGGTACATGCAGAAATTGCTGCGTGAGGCCCTCTCGGCTCCGGATGATTACTTCCTGCCGAAGCGGGTGGATCGGCAGCGGTACCCCCACAGCTGTCCCCGCTGCGGGGAGCCGGCATACGTCGGCCTGAGCGACGTGGACTGCTCCGCGGGGTGTCGGTGAGGGTCGAATTTGACAGGTTCGGAGCGACCTGCCTGCGGGGGCGAGCCCCGGAAGGCACGTTCATAGACCTCACGACGATCGAGGTGGGTGGGTCCCCGCTCAGGTTCGTTCCGATGAGCCTCCCAGCGGGCCTCCACTTCTACAATGATGGCGGCGCGGTCTCCTCCGTGTCGATCCTCGGGAAGACGGTCATCACCCAAAGCTACGAGAGGATGGTCGAGCTTCTTGGGCTGCCCGGAATACTGCACCTCATGGCGGTGAAGAAGCTGGCTGGCGGTGACTACGCCATGCGTGGATCGAGGATCCTGGGCGGCGCTCCCGAGCAGAGCCCAGTGTCTCGGCCCCGTACGATGCAGGAGTGGCTGGACGCGTGGGGATCCCCGCAGCTGGACCTGTCGAGGTTCCCGCACACCTGCCCCCGCTGCGGTGACCCCGCGTACATCGGATTCACGACCATCGAGTGCTCGAAGGGATGCGGATGAGGATCGCCCATGTCTCCGACATCCACATCCGGAACTTCAAGTACCGGGACGAGTACCGGGCGGCCTTCGAGGACCTGTACCGGCAGCTGCGCGACCTCCAGCCTGACCTGGTGGTCAACACCGGGGACACGGTCCACAGCAAGCTGGCGGTCTCGCCCGAGCTCTTCGACGACGTCGCGGAGCACATGCTCGCGGTGTCGAGCATCGCTCCCTACTGGGTCATCCTGGGCAACCATGACCTGAACCTCAGGAACCCCGGCCGCACCGACGCGATCTCCCCGATCGTTCGGGCCATCCGCGGCAGGACGGCGAACGAGGTCGTGTTGCTTGACGACGGACCTGGGTGGGGGCCGAATTGCTCCTACTGGTGGGAGAGGGGCTCCGACGAGGCCAGCAAGGACATCTGGCACTACGACATCAGGGGCAAGCGGGACCCCTCGCAGTTCCGGATCGATCCCGAGCGGATCAACATCGGGCTGTTCCACGGGTCGATCTCCGGGTGCGTCACGGACCAGGGCTTCGTGATGGAGGAGGGGGAGGTCGACCTCGACAGGTTCGAGGGCATGGACTTCGTCCTTCTCGGGGACATCCACAAGCGCCAGTCGTTCAGGGGCGGCCGGGTCCAGTACCCCGGGTCGCTGATCCAGCAGAACTACGGGGAGGAGCTCGTCAAGGGCTTCCTGCTCTGGGACATCCGGGGGAAGGACGACTTCCGTGTGGAGTTCCATGAGGTCCGGGCTCCACGGAGGTTCTACACGATCCATGTCCCCATTGCGGCCCAGTCAGACACATTCGCGCTCCTGCCCAGGGACATCCCCTCCGGCTCTAGAATCAAGGCGTTAGTCCCTGGCGAGCTTTCCCCGTCCCAGCGACTCGGCATCGAGCGGGCCGTCCGCGAGCAGTACGATCCCATCGAGGTCATCATCCCGGACTCAGCGGGGGAGAGGGTGCGCATGGAGGCGCCCGACGTCGACTCGCTGGTCGGCTCACGGGACAAGCTGATGCTGGAGCATCTACGGGAGCGGGGAGTCCAGGATCCCGAGTCGGTGATCACCCTTTTCCACGGGTACGAGTCCACCCTCGATCCCGACGCGGTCTCCCGCGGCACCACCTGGCGTCTCCTTCGGTTCGAGTGGGACGACATGCTCAACTACGGTCCCGGGAATCACGTCGACATGACCGACCTCCGCGGGCTGGTCGGCATCTTCGCTCCGAACGCCTCCGGCAAGTCCTCGATCTTCGACGTCCTGATGCAGGGGCTCTTCGATAGGATCACGAAGGACGTCCCCAGGAACATCGATCTCGTCAACGACAATAAGGACCGGGGAGAGATGCGCATCTGGTTCGAGTCAGGCGGACGACAGTTCCACATCGAGCGGTCCATCGAGCGGATCCAATACGGGCAGAGGAGGCTGGCCGAGACGAGACAGTGGGGCCGGACGTCCCTGGACTTCTCGTGCGAGGGGGAGTCCCTGAACGGGACGACGCGCCCAGAGACAGAACGCGCGGTGAGGGCTGTCATCGGGAGCTTCGAGGACTTCGCCCTCACCGCGATGGTGGCCCAGAATCCCGTGTTTGGCCTGCCTGGCGGCGCGGACCTGATTAACTGCAAGGAGACCGACAGGCGGAAGATCCTCTTCAGGATCCTTGATCTGGACGTCTACGAGCGCGTGGCCGTCCTGGCCCGTGACGACCTGAAACAGGCCATGGCACGCCTCAAGGGCGACAGGGACCAGCTCATCGCTGCTGTCGACGCCGCCATCGCCCGGCTTACCCAGATAGCCCTCGAGCGCGCGGCGAAGGACGCGGAGATCTCCGGCGTCGATCTGGCCCTCGAGCAGGTCCGCGTGGAGATCGGAGGTATGCAGGCGGCCCAGCACGCGATCGACGGCCTGGAGGCCGCGCGGCGGAAGCTGCGCGTGAGTGAGACCGCCTTGTCCGCCGCCGAGGCCAAGCTGATCAAGGCCGAGGACCGCGTGGAGGACCTCGAGGCGGAGGTCCTCGGCCTCGAACTCAAGAGGCCCCCCGAGCCGGCTCCGGAGGAGCCGGAGAGGGCGGCCAGCGTGAGGACCGCGGCCGCCTCCACCGCGAAGTCGCTGAACCAGCTGCGGGGGGAGAGGAAGGCCGGGGCGAAGGCCCTGCCGATCCTCGACCAGGTCCCCTGCGGTGACTCGTATCCTCACTGCCAGTTCATCACGGGCGCCTACCGGTTCAAGCAGGGACTCGCGGAGCTGGACCGCAGCATCGCCGCCCTCGCGGCGGAGTTGGCCTCCCACGAGGCCGCGCAGAGGCAGCTCGATGAGAATCGGCGGATGAGGGACGGATTCGAGTCGTGGCGGGTCTCCCTGGCCGAGACGCACCAGCAGCTGGCCTTCGCCCGCGAGCGTGTCCTCGCATGCGTGTCGGAACACGGGGAGTGCGTCGGCTCATGGCAGCGTGAGAGGGACGCGGTCGAGGCGCTCGAGCGCAGCGTCGACCCGAAGAGCTCCGGGACGCTGAGGACGCTCACAGACAGGAAGAGGTCCGCCGAGGCGCGGCTGGCCTCCCTGCGGACTGAGCTCGAGGCGCTCCTGATACGACTCGGCTCGGCCAGGGGGCAACTCGAGGCGGCCGAACGCGAGCTCAAGGAGTACGACGAGGTCAGGCACTCCGTCCGAGAGCTCGAGGAGCTCGTCGAGCTGTGTGGGAAGAACGGCCTCCCGTACAGGATCCTCGGCCTGGTCCTCCCGCTGATCAACGCCGAGATCGCCAAGATCCTGGCCGGTGTGGTCGGCTTCGGGGTGTTCTTCGAGGACGATCCCGAGGAGCAGTCCGTGAGCCTCTACATCCGGTACGGCGACTACCGGAGCCGTCCCCTCTCGCTGGGATCAGGGGCCGAGAAGTTCATCGCCTCCCTGGCCGTGCGGGTCGCCCTGCTCAGCGTGACCTCGCTCCCGAAGACCGACATGCTCATCGTGGACGAGGGGTTCGGGAAGCTCGACCCGGAGCACCTCGAGTCTCTACAGCGGATGTTCGAATACCTAAGGGGGGCCTTTGGGACGGTCTTCATCATATCGCACGTGGACTTCATGAGGGACATTGTGGACCATAGCATTGAGATCACAGGACGGGACGGGTACGCCCACGTGGAGGCCTCTTGACGCAATTTCGAAGGATCGTCGTCGGCCTGGTCCTCTGTACCGCCGCCGTGTTCGTCGGGACCCTGGGGTATAGCTGCGGCCAGCGTTCACGGAACGGACAGGTCGAGCAGCTGGCCCAGTCCCTGACCCAGAGCGAGAAGACGGTCAGGCTGAAGGACGGGCTCTACCAGACCACCCTCGTCCAGGCCACCGACGCCAGGAAGCTCCTCGAGCTCAGGGAGTCGGAGAATGCCGACCTGCTCAGGGCCCTTGACGCCGCCAAGGCACGGGTGCTCACGACAGAGAGGGTGACCGTGAAGTGGCTGCCGAAGCAGGCCCCGACGGAGGCGACCCAGACGGACCTCCCAACGCCGGCCACGGGTCCTCCTGTCGTGAGGAAGCGGGTCGACTTCAGGCATGACTTCGGGCCGTTCCTCGTGTCTGGGTACACCCTCACGGATCCCGCGGCGGGCTTCGTCACGGTTTCCCAGGGCAGACCCCTCAGCCTGACCCTCGCCGTGTCACGTGATCCGACTGGCAGGTGGCTCTCCCACGTCTCGTCGTCTGACCCGGACGTCGCGGTCGACGTGTCCCTCGGGGCCGTCGATCCGGGGGTCATCCTTCCCCGTTGGTACCAGCGTGTCTGGATGACGGGTGGGCTCGGAGTGCTCGGGGGGACGGCGGCCTCGGTCGGCCTCGAATACCGCGGCGACAGGTTCTCCCTGGGCCCGCAGTGTCAGATCTGGTCCGACGGGCACGCGTGCGGCGTGGCCCTCGGGGTCAGGCTAGCGCCTTGAGGGGAATCGTGACCCCGGTGACGCTCCGGGAGATCTACCACCATCCGGGGGAGCACTCGGTGAAGCTGCTGATCGATCCGAGCGAGTCCCCATCTATCGACCTCGTCTCAGCCGAGCTCAGGGACGCAGACGGCGCCCCCGTCCCCGTTAGTCTGAAGAGGTGGGGTACGAAGCTGACGGTCGGCTTTAAGACTGACTCCGCGACCCCGGACGGGGTCTGCGTCCTCGACCTGACCCTCAGGAGGCTTCGGTCTGACTGGACCCGCCGCGAGCGCTTCAGCTTTTGGACGGTGAAATGACGATGGATGAGAATGAGAGGGAATCGCTCCGCGTACCCCTGTGGTGTCCGCAGTGCGACCTGGTGATGCGGGACGACTCCAAGTCCTATTACCGATGGAAGGTTTGCCTCCAGTGCTTCATAGAGTTCATCGAGCACCGGGAGGAGCGGTGGGAGTCCGGCTGGAGGCCCAGCGAGGACGACATGCGGCGTTTCCTCGGTAAGATGAACAGGTGACTCCGGGCCCCCTACTTACCCCCCACGGGGTGAATAGGGAATGCCAAAGCCAAAGCTGCAGCAAGGTTTCGACGTCGCCGGGAAGCAGTATCTCCAGCACGAGGACGCTATCGCGGCCCTCGAGCAGTGCTTTCGTGACTACGTGACTCGCGTCCCGAGCCGCAACTTCACGAAGCGGACCAACGGGAACTCGGTCACGATCTATTGCCACTGCCACGACCAGGCGCTCGGTGACCCGCAGCGTCGGGCCAACTACGTGGACGCGGCGAATAAGGCCATGGACCGCTTCGTGTCCGGTCTCAAGAGGCGCCACAGGGAGATCGGCGCGGGCACGCTCGACCTCAAGGAGGTCAAGGGGTCCCGCGGCTACGACCTCCAGAAGGCCTCGCTGAATGACCGGTGGGAGCTCGTGGTCCGTCGGACCTACGAGGTCGAGCTGGTCTCGGTGCCGAAGGACTGACCGTGCGGAAGTCCTCCGTCAAGGAGGAGATCATCCGCTGCGGCCACGATCCTGTCTACTTCATCAACGAGTACATCAGGATCAGGCACCCGACTCGCGGGCTGATCCCCTTCAAGACATTCAAGTACCAGGACATGACCCTGGACTGCTTCCTCAGGAAGCGGTTCAACGTCATCCTGAAGCCACGCCAGATGGGGTTCACGGAGCTGGTCTCCGCGTTCGTCGTCTGGCTGATGCTGTTCCATCCGAACCAGACGGTCCTCTGCCTCGCGACTAAGTCCGAGACGGCCAAGCAGGTCGTCCGCCGCGTCAGGACTGGCCTGAAGAGCCTCCCCCGCTGGCTCCTGATCGCCGACATCACGACGGACAACAAGACCTCGATCGAGCTCGCGAACGGGTCGTCGGTCAAGTCGATCTCCAAGTCCGCGGACGCCGGCCGCTCCGAGGCCCTCTCCCTCCTGATCGTCGACGAGGCGGCCCACATCGAGGCCTTCGACGAGATCTGGACCGGCATCAGGCCGACGGTCTCGGCGGGCGGACGCATCATCATGCTTTCCACCCCGCTCGGCGTCGGGAACGTCTTCCACAAGACGTACACCGACGCCACCCTCGGGGCCAACGACTTCAACCCCATCTACGTCAACTGGTGGGAGCACCCCGAGCACGTCTCAGACCTCTCGGTGGACCCGAAGACGGGCAAGCAGACGTCCTCCTGGTTCCGCAAGGAGACCAAGGGGATGTCGCCGCGTGAGGTGGCCCAGGAGTACGAGTGCGAGTTCCTCGCCTCCGGCGACACGTTCTTCGGCGCCGACCTGATCTCCTGGGTGGCCCAGACTGTCAGTCCGGAACACGGGCTCGACGAGGGCCTCCAGGTCTATCAGGAGGCCGTCCAGGGCCGCAAGTACATCATCGGCGCGGACTCGTCGACGGGGTCATCGTTCGACCGCTCCGGCGACCAGGTCCTGGACATCGACACGATGGACCAGGTCGCTGAGCTGAACTCGCTCCTCAAGCCGAAGGAGCACGCCGCCCAGCTGATCGCCCTTGGGTACAGGTACAACACCGCGCTCATCGTCATCGAGAACAACGCGGTCGGCCTGGCCGTCATCGAGCACCTCAAGGAGGCCAACTACCCGAACCTCTTCTACACCAAGCGGGGGGCCAAGGCCGGCGACCACCTGGGGACCACTGGAAACTCCGCCGAGGGCTCGCTGGGGCCCGATTACCTCCACGGCGTGTCCACGCAGGGAAGTAACCGCGCCTTCATGCTGAACAAGCTGGAGGAGCTCATCCGGTCCAGGATCATGACGGTCCGGTCCCCCCGGTTCAAGGCCGAGATGGAGACGTTCATCTGGCACAACGGGAAGCCCGAGGCCCGCTCCGGCCGGCGCGACGACTGCCTCATGGCCGCCGCCTTCGCCGTGTGGGTGAGGGACAACCTGTACGGGAGCGTCTACAACTCGCCCGACCTGGTCAAGGCCATGCTGGGCGCGATGCAGCTCCGACAGACCAAGAACACCCACATCGCCGGCGCCTCGAAGAACCCGGAGCACGTCCCGTACCGGGCCCTCGGCGTCTTCGGTACGGCCGCCAACAACCCCTACAGGCTCACCCTCTCCAACGGGAAGAGGGTCGACCTGCTGGCCGAGATGGGCCTCTACGCCCCCAGGAAGGCCTGAAGTTGAGGCTGGCTTCGCTATATCGGTTGAACGAGGACAGTCGCGGCAACATCGTTCGCCTGCTTGGGATGAGCCCGGCCTGGGCGCGGTACTTCCACGAGAAGGCGGGTAAGTACGCCTTTGCGATGGCGAACTGGGTCCGCGCCTCCGCGAAGATCGGAGGGGTCGAACGGATGCTCAGGAGTGATCCATCGCAGCTACCTGAGCCGCAGCTTCCCGCTGCCATGACGTACGACCGGGAGAGACTCGAGGCGACGCTTGCCCAGATGCCCCGGGAGGATGCCCTGATCACCTCCATGCTGCTGAGCGCGGGCCACGGGGGAGAGACCCCGCATCCATGGCAGCCGTTCGCGTCGATCTCCCTCCTCGAGGCCTCGCCCCGGCTCCTTAAGCTCCTCTCGTCCCCCAAGTTCGACGCTTCTCAGCTGAAGCTAGCGGTCAATGACGCCCAGGCCGACCTCGATGCGCGTCAGGATGTCAGCTCCCTAGGCAAAACGGTCATGGAATTCCCTGATGGGTTCGAGTGGAAGTCTGTCACGGACGATGAGTTCCATTCGTTCGGAGGTCCGCTGCGGAACTGCGGGGAGTCCTGCGGGCAGATGTTCGTCCTCATGAAGGGCGGGAAGACGTACGCCGCCGCCGCGCTAGACGAGAGGGGACTCGACCAGATCGTCGGCATCGGTAACCAGGCGCCGAAGCCCAGGTACCGTCAATACGTACACGCGTTGGCGCAGAAACTCGGGACCGGAATCGCCCGCGGGGAGAAGTCGTGGGGAGCGAACTACGGATGATCGCCTTGGAGTCCGAAAATGGCTGAGCCCGATCGCCTGGAGCAGCAGAGGCAGGCGCAGGAGACCGTCTGGAAGAGGCTCACGCGCCTCTTCCGCAGCGGCCCCGTCGTCCGCCACAAGATCGCCGCGGGCGAGAAGCTCCAGAGCCCGCAGGGGACCGCGAAAGCCTTCAAGAAGGAGCTCTCGGCCCTCTATGTCCGTGCGCTGGCGAGCTACGCCAACTACGAGCGCCTCAGCCGATACTCCGATTACAACGAGATGGAGTACACGCCCGAGCTGCATGGGGCTCTGGACATCTACGCCGACGAGGCCACCGTCCGCAACGACGACGGCAACGTCGTGGAGATCACGTCGAGGAACGCGGAGATCAAGGAGGTCCTCGAGACCCTCTTCTTCGACGTCATCAACCTCAACTTCAATGCGTGGTCGTGGATGCGCCACTTCTGCAAGTTCGGGGACTTCTGCCTCTTCGTCGATGCCGACGAGGAGCACGGCATCCTGAACCTGTACCCCATCCCGATCAACGAGATCGAGCGCGAGGAGGGCTACGACCCGAACGACCCGATGGCCGTCCGGTTCCGCTGGCTCACCCGCGGCAACACGATCCTCGAGAACTGGCAGGTCGTCCACTTCCGCCTGCTCGGGAACGACGCGTACCTGCCCTACGGGTCCTCGGTCCTCGAGCCGGCCCGCCGGATCTGGCGCCAGCTCATCCTCATCGAGGACGCGATGCTGGTCTACCGCATCGTCCGCTCCCCGGAGCGTCGGGTGTTCCACATCGAGGTCGGCAACACGCCGCCGGAGCAGATCGACACGTTCATGGAGCAGGTCAAGACCCAGCTCAAGCGGAACACGATCACGGACCCGGAGACGGGCCGCGTGGACCTCCGCTACAACCCGCTCAGCGTCGAGGAGGACTACATCCTCCCGAAGCGCGGGGAGCAGAAGTCCGACATCTCCACCCTCGCGGGCGGCCAGTTCACCGGTGACATCGAGGACGTCCAGTACATCCAGTCGAAGATGTTCGCGGCCATCAAGATCCCGCGGGCGTACCTCGGCTATGAGGACCAGCTCGGGTCCAAGGCCACCCTCGCCCAGGAGGACGTCCGGTTCTCCAAGACGATCGAGCGCATCCAGTCGCTCTTCGTGGCTGAGCTGAACAAGATCGCCATCATCCACCTCTTCCTCTGCGGGTATTCTGGCCAGGACCTGGTCAACTTCGAGATCTCGATGGCGAACCCGTCGACGATCGCGGCCCAGCAGCGCCTGGAGCTCTGGCGGATGAAGCTCGAGGTCGCCGGGATGGCCCAGGAGGGCGTCTTCGACCGCGGCTTCATCTACCGCAAGATCTTCGGCCTGAACGACAAGCAGATCGCCGCGATCAAGGAGGGCAAGCGGATCGACAAGCTGGAGGACACCCTCCTCATGTCGATCGAGCAGCCCCCGCCTGGCCAGGAGCCTCCCCCCGAGGGCGGCGCCGGTCCTGTCCCCGAGGGGCCAGCGCCCGGGGCCGAGGAGCTTCCGGACACGCTCGGGGGTCCCCCCGGCGGGGCCCCGCCTCCGCCTCCACAGAACGCCTCCAGGGGCCTCGCCGGCGCCATCCTGGGCGAGCGATGGAACCCCGGGAGCACCGGGGTGAGGTCCGGCATCGGCGTCAACCGCGGCAAGGACATGTTCTCGACCGGCGAGGACCAGTTCAGGCTCTCGTTCGGCACCGAGAAGCAGACGGCGTCCGACCCGAGCGACTCCCGGGCCGCCCGGAGGCTCGTCACGAGGCCCTTCTCGGAGGACTCGGAGCCGGAGATGCCGGGGATGGACCAGGTGGACGAGGTCGAGAGGATGCTCGAGCGGGTCGCGGCCTGGATCACCGACGGGTTTGAGCCAAGGGCCATCCGCGGAGGGTCTGCATTCAGTAGCAAAGGTAGGGCAACGGGTCCGGGTGAGTCGAACAGATTGAGCGATTGAGCTCATAGATACGAGTTGAGGAATTGGGATGCGGAAGCTGTCTCATAATAAAAAGAGGAACTTGGGACTCGTCTACGAGTTCCTGACACGCGAGGTGGCCGAGGCCGCCGTGGCTCGGGACTCCTCCCGGGGCGCCGCGGCCCTTGCGATCATCTCCGAACACCTCTCCGAGGGCCGGCCGCTGTACCCGGAGCTCTCCCTCCACCGCCAGGTGATCGGGACGAGGGGCGTCAGCCGCGAGCTGGCCCGTCGGATCGTGGACGAGCTGAAGGCCGCTGGGATCAGGAGCCACTCCCGACGCAGCCTGATCGAGCGGGCCAAGTCGGAGCTCATCCACGAGATGAACCGGACGCTCGGGAGGGACGTCTTCGACCGTTATCGCATCCCGGATTACACCGCCCACGCCTCGATCGGCATCCTGCTCTCCCGGGGGCTCGGCGGGAGGCTCGAGGAGGGCATCGAGCTGGCCCGGATCGAGGAGCACCTCGTCTCGTACATGACGGGCGAGGCCACGGGGGCCTCCCATTACGACCGTGAGGCCACGCTGTATGCCTACCGCACCGCCCTCACGCTCTTTGAGAGGGAGGTCGGCCGCGAGCTGACCGCGCCGCAGAGCGAGTTGCTCCGCGAGTACGTCCGGGTGTCCCTCGGGGGCAACCCGGCGCCCTTCGAGAGGACCTTCGAGCGCCAGAGGAGGTCCCTCCGCGAGGTCCTCCGCGCCAGGCGCTCCGACGAGGTCTTCGCCACCGATCCGGACATGGCCGCCCGCCTGGACGAGGCCCTCGCGGGACTCGACTCGCTTCCCGCGCGGCCTGACGACGAGTCAGTCGAACGCCTGATGCTCTACCACAATCTTCAACGCGAGATCGAATCGTGAAATCCGCCTGGAACCGCATCGCCGAGGGCCCCATGGACTGGGACCAGAGTGACGTCGAGCCCGCTCAGGCCACTCCGGCCAATCCGAAGCGCCCGCCCCCCGTCCCGATCAGGGCGAGGGGCGGCTCCACCCGCGGTAAGCTCCCGGGTGTGAAGGAGGAGTACGAGAATCAGGTCTGGACCGTGACGAACAGGATCACGGGCCAGGTCTTCCCCAACGTCCCGGGTAACACCCCGATCGACGCGAAGCGTCACGTGCTCTCCGCGAACCCGAGCCTGAAGGGGATGTTCCTTTCCACCAACCCCGCCCACCTCACGGACCTCGTCGTCACCGCCAGCTCGCCTGAGCACGGGATGCAGGACTTCCCATCCCCTGCGCCGGCCGGCTCGGCCCCGGCGGTCTTTCAATCGAAGGGCCGCGGTCGCCGCTGGACCGCCAATCCAGAGCTTGACACGACGCCGTTCGCCAGGGGCACCGGTCGCAACGGCACGGAGGTCACGGGGCAGCCCGACGCCATCGACACGGCGAACGTCCGGGCCGGCCGACCGAAGCCGACGCCGCGGCCCCCCGACGATGACGACGACATCGCCGAGCCGCCGACCTACGTCGACGACGATCCGAGACGTGAGGAGGGCGCCACAGCCGGCGGATCCCTCATCGGCTTCCAGATGCCGCATCCCGAGGCCAACGAGGACGAGCTCTCCGAGCGAGTCTTCCGGACCATGCTCGAGATCGTCCGTAAGAAGAGGGGCGGCGGCGGCTACGTGCTCTACGCCCCTAACCAGGGGAAGAAGAAGAAGCCGAGGAAGCTCGGGGAGTTCCCGACGAGGGCCGCCGCGAAGGCCGCCGAACTCGCTCGCAACCCACCGAAGGACACCGATGAGCTGAAGCGAGCGCGCAAGAGGGTCGACAAGCTCCGGAAGGACCCGAAGGCCCGTGCCCGCGCCGAGAAAGGCGACCTGAGCGGCCGTAAGAAGCCCCGGAAGTCCGGTGCACCCGCACGTGACCGCCGCAAGGCCAAGCGGGAGGCCATGGACGCCCTGACCAGGGGCATCCTAGAGACGCTTTTCCATGACGAGGAGCTGCCGGGCTCGCCGTGGGACGAGCGGATCTCCGGAATGCATCCGGACCACGTGGCATCAGACAGGAAGCTCGCCGCGCACCACCGGAACATGGAGAAGGCCTCCATCGCGTCGCTGGGCGCCGCTCGGCGCGCCCTTTCCGGAATACTCCGCGGCATGGCGACCGTCCACCCCGGTGACGTCTCACGGGACGTTGACAGGGGCCACGTGACCCTACCCATCACCCTCGACGTCGGGGGGGTGCAGGTCGGCCCGGTGGGCCTCTATGTCGACGGCGGACACGTGCGGATCGAGATGGACGACGGGTCACGTCGGCAGCTCAACGAGCTCGACCCCGAGGTCGCTCGGAAGCTGCGGGACAGCCTGATGGCCTACGAGCGTGACCTGCCGCGGATCACGTTGGCCCGGAAGGCCTGGGCCGCCCGCGACCGACACATGGACGACATGCACGCGAAGCTCCGGAAGCGGCTCGACGGAATGTCGGATGTCGAGCAGCATCTCGCGAGGCAGCTTCTTAGTGATGATCCGGAGGAATGATGGGACGTATCAAGCTCGAGAATTTCTTCCTCGTCGAGAGGGGGACCACCTTCAAGGACCCGAGTGAGCTCGGGCCGCTGCCGGGGGCCGCCCCGAGCATGATGCAGGGACAGAAGCCGCAGGAGGTCAACCGCCTGCAGACCCTCCCGGCGGCGGACGCGAAGAAGCTGCAGCAGATCGAGAGGATGTGCCACGAGCTGGCGCAGAGCCAGGAGGGCGACCCTGACCTCAAGCAGGTCGTCCACCGGTTCCTCCTCGACCTGAACAAGTGGATGGGCGAGGGGGGCTGATGTCCTGCCTCGCACGGATCTTCGCGATCCGCGAGGCGACGCCATTCGCCCCGCAGGTCGGGACGCAGGCGAGCATGTCTGTCCGGACCAGATCCGGCCTACCGGCCGGCAGCACGCCGCTCAAGCAGACGCTCCGTCAGGTCGAGGACCTCCTCAGGAGGGCCATGGCCTCCGAGGACAACCAGGCCCTGAACCGGACGATCAACCAATTCCTAGTCGACATCACCCCCTACCTGGAGCAGCGATGAACTCAAGGAAGCTGCTACGCGAGTGGATGCCCCTGAAGCCCGAGACGGGCTTCGTGGTGGAGTCCCGTGACGCTAACTCGGGTCGCCTGTTCCTCAAGGGGCCCATGCAGCGCTGCGAGGCGCCCAACCAGAACAAGCGGATCTACCCGCGGCGCCTCCTCCAGCGGGAGTACACGAACCTCGAGAAGGTCGTTCGCGAGGGCCGCGCCATCGGCGAGCTCGACCACCCGGAGACCTCCACGGTCTCCCTGGAGCGGGCCTCCCACGTGGTCCGCGAGATGTGCTGGGACGGCGACACCTGGATGGGTCGCATCGAGATCCTCCCGACCCCCATGGGCAAGATCGCCGAGACCCTGATCGACAGCGGGATCGTCCTCGGCATCTCGAGCCGCGGCGTCGGCTCGACAAGCACCAACGAGAGCGGCCTGGACATCGTGCAGGACGACTTCACCCTCGTCTGCTTCGACCTCGTGCAGGAGCCGAGCACCCACGGGGCCTTCATGAACCTCGGCGAGTCGGTGGAGCGGGGTGCGCGCATGTCACTGCCGCGGGCCGACCGGATCAACCGGGCGCTCAATGCCCTGAAGGGAGTCCAGTGAACTCCCTCAGGTTCCTCTACGAGGCCTTCCTCCCGCGCGAGGCCCGGTTCCCGGACGAGAAGTTCTGGAATCCCAAGTCCGGTGAACCGCTTCAGATGAAACGCGGTGGGCCCCCGAAGGGCACAGTCGGGACCACTGCTCAGGACTGGGGCGTCCATGATGAGCCTCTCGTGAGCGGCGAGGTCACCGTTCCGAATATGGACTGGGAGAATCCGCCGAGCCAAGATGAGATCGATCAGGCCGCGGCCGGCGGCATTACCGTCACGGTGAATTCCACTGACGACGAGGGATTCGCGGACATCACCGTGTCTGGTCCGAGAGAGGCTGTCAAGAAGTTTTTGTTCCAGCACGGCTTTGATCCCGATGATGAGTTCGAAATGGCCGGTGTCTGATGCCAACTGAGACCAAGCTGCAGGCAGTGATCGACCGCCTCGTGGAGTCCGCCATCCGGCGGATCCTCCCCAAGGTCATGAACGAGATCCTCGTCAGGACCCTCGTCGACTCCGGAGTCCTCGCGGAGGCCGTCGCCCGTCCCGTGCGACGGAGGAAGGGCCCCAAGCGGCGCCCCGTCCGGACAGTCGAGGCCCGGGAGACGCGGCCCGTCCGCGGGCCGCGTCCGCCCCGACGGATGGACCTGAACGAGTTCCTCGACGACTCCGTCGGGGCGGACGCATACGAGCAGTATGAGTCCAGGACGCCGCGCCCCGTCGCCTCGCCACCCGAGTCCGATGACCGCGAATCCGATCCACCGGTTCCACAGCCCGCGGTGGCCCGTCGGTTGGCGTCCCTCGATCCGTCGCTCCAGGCCATGGCCGAGGGACTCGTCATCCCGGACGACGACGGGGGGGAGATGTGGGGCGAGGAACACGACTCGATCCCCACGGGGGCCGGGGCGATCTCCGAGGTCCCCGACGTGGTCGGCGCCGCCAGGCGGGCCGGCATGGACTTCTCGAAGATGCGCCAGGTCATCGAGCGGACCTCCGCCCCGAAGGCCTCCGACTCGGAGGACGCCAAGGCCCGCGCGGCCTTCGAGAACCTCCGCCTCAAGCGGATGCGTGAGCGCCTGAACGACGGGAAGCCCGTCCTCGAGTGAGATGCCCGGACCGTCTGGCTACACCACCGCGTTTACGCGTCCGGACCCGCTGGACCCGAACGACCGGAAGCGGCAACAGACGCAGGCCCGGCCGGCGGACTTCCCGTATGACCAGCCCGTCTCCTACGGCAAGGCCGTGGGGACGGACATGGGCGGAGCGGCCTACCAGAGCGGCGCGCGCAGCGCCCCGCCGGTCCCAAAGAAGCTGAGGCCGTCCGACTGGCAGCCGAAGGACCCCTGGAACCTCACCAGCGAGGTGGCCGAGGACGTGTCCGCCCCTTATGGTCCGGGGGACCAGGCCGACGACGCCATGGCCCTCGGCTACGGATCCCATGGAAGGATGGGCGAGGACGACGAGGTCGACATGGACGACCTCAACCACACCTTCAGGTCCATGTTCGACGGACCCGTCGTCGCCGTCCCCCTCTCGCAGCTGCTATCGATCGTCCTGGGAGCGGAAAGCGACGACGGTTCTGATGACGGGTGCGCCGGCGACATTCTTACCGCTGATGACGACGGGGAGGACCACGTGTTCGCCCCGGGAGCCGAGGACGACCCGGAGACGCTATGAAGCTGAGCATCGTTGAACTGAGGGACATGGTGGCCCAGGCCGTCCGCCAGACCGTACGGGAGGCCAAGAAGGCCAGGCTCCCCGCGGAGCGCTCCGAGGAGTCCGTGGTTGCCCAGCGGGACCGGCAGGTCCGGGCCCTACCCGGATACGCCCACTCCAAGCCGCTCGACATGTCGAAGCCCCTCGGGAGGAGGAACCGCGTGAAGCGCCAGGGCGCCGCCAACTTCGGCGCCTGGACCTCCGAGTCGAGGGGCGGCCGGGCCATCCCGTTGAGGAGCCCGGCCCCACGGGCTCCCGCCCCCACCACCGGCGACGAGGGGGGCGCGGGGACTGACAATCGACTCCTGAACATCATGATCATGAACGGGGTCCCACCCGAGCAGGCCCAGCGGATCGCCCGCCAGTACCAGGCGGGTCCCACGGAGGCCCGACGCTTCTACGCCGAGACGGCGGTCCGCAAGCTGGTCGGGATGATCGTCGACGAGGAGGTCCGTGTCTCCGGCCGCCGTTAAGCCGTTCCGACCCGTCGAGGTCACGGCCGAGGAGTGCGACTGGTCGTTCGAGCGGATGCTCCGTCGGTTCTCCCGGAGGTTCCGGGAGGAGGGCATCGAGGCCGAGCTCCGCGCCCGACGGGGGTATGTGAAGCCCTCGCAGGCCCGCAGGATGAGAAAGCTGTCCGTTGGGCGGAAAAGTCGGGGGCCCACTTTTTAAGGCACAAGTCCAATGAGCATCGTCAGGAACGCTGTGAATGAGTCCAAAGCCGTCGCCCGCCTCGCGGTCGACGCTGCCAAGAACGAGCTCTTCGAGCAGCTCACGCCTGCGATCCAGGCGATCATCGACGGGCAGATGCGTCGCGGCGCGCTCGGGCAGGACGTCGCCGCCCTTCGCGGCGAGGGCGTCAATAGGATGCGGCAGGCCGCTGACGGCTATGACGGCATCAGCAGCTTCGAAGAGGATAAGGACATGAGCAAGGACAAGGACAGGAACGAGTCGGTGGCCTCCCTCTTCCCGGGGGTCAACGAGGTCGCCGACGTCGCCGAGGGCGACGGCTACGGCATGGCCGACGAGGGCGAGCAGGTCGGCGAGGCCGGCGGGGTCGCCAACGAGGCCAAGGACGACGACGATGACGGCATGGACGAGACCCTGGAGCTGAGCGAGGCCGAGCTGGCCGCGGTCTACCAGGAGGCCCTCCAGCTCGAGGTCGACGTCAAGAAGGGCTTCGGCACCGTGGCGAAGCCCCACGAGCTCGGCGCGGGCGCCAAGTACAACTCCACCACCGAGGAGGGGTCGCTCGAGGACCTCAAGTCCGGCGAGCACAACTGGGAGGACGAGACCCCTCCCGCCAAGAAGAAGTGGACGGTCGAGCAGCTGCGCCCCCTGATCCGGCGCGGCATGGCGGAGAACAAGGCCCTCGCGGCCCAGAACGCCAAGCTCACCGAGATGGTCAAGGCCCTCACGGGCAAGCTGTCGGAGATGAACCTCCTGAACAGCAAGATCCTCCACGTCAACAAGTTCATGAGCCAGCACGGGCGGCTGACGCGCGAGCAGAAGCAGTCCGTCATCGAGAGCATCGACCGCGGCACCACGGTGAAGGAGGTGAAGAACATCTACACCGTGCTGCAGAACTCGTTCCGCGCCGCCGGCGCGATCAGCGAGTCCACGCGCCGCGCGCCCCGCGCCGATGCCCAGAAGGTCCGCCGTCCCGGCGGGACCACCCCCCCCAACCAAGTCCTCCGTGAGTCGGCGGACAGGGGCGGAGGCAACGAGTCAGGCTTCAGCCGCTGGAAGCAGCTGGCCGGCCTGGTGAACGGCTGATCCGCCCGGAACGCTAGACGTCCGACAGGAACTCAGGAGAGACAGGAATGCGTAACTCACTTCTCAGGGAGATGTCCGCCGACGTCGTCGAGCGGAACCTCATCAAGGAGGGGCAGCGGATCTACGCCAAGTGGCAGAAGACCGGGCTGCTCGAGGGCCTCGACTCCAAGCGGGGGGCCATGTGCGCCCGCCTCATGGAGAACCAGCTGGTCCACCTCCTCAAGGAGGCGTCGTCCACGGCCGACATCATCGGCTTCCAGAACGTCGCCTTCCCGATCGTCCGGCGCGTGTTCGCCGGACTGATCGCCAACGAGCTCGTCTCGGTCCAGCCGATGAGCCTGCCCTCGGGCCTGCTCTTCTACATGGACTACCGGTACGACACGCTGAAGGCCGGCGACCAGGCCGACGACTTCACGACGGGCGGCTCGCTCTTCGGCGACCGGAACTCTCTGCAGGACGCCAAGGGGTCCGGCGGACCGTACAACTACTCACCCTCGTACTCCCTCCGTGAGAAGGTCGGGACCGCGCTCTTCTCGGGCACGTTCGCGTCCTGCAGCCTCGCGGACATCGAGTACGACGCGGAGCTCTCGAGTTCCATCGCCAACGGCGGGGCCAACACGCTCGGCACCACCGGCTTCGCTAAGCTGACGGTCGTCAATGGCTTCGCGGCCCTCCAGGCCTCGGGCGCCCTGACCAACGCGGCCGAGCTGAAGATGGTCGTCCCGCTCTCGGGCACCTCGACCTCCTTCACGTCGACCACCGACGGTACCCCCGTCCGGTTCGGCGTCTCGACCGCCTCGGGCATCAAGGTCTTCCGCCGGTTCACCAAGGCCGTCGGCAACGACCTGGTCTTCATCGTCTCCGGCACCGCCGCGGACGTGGCGGGCAACGTCGCCGGCGCGGGCGCCGGCGGAACGGGCCTCAAGCTCAGCTACCCGGTCTCGCCGACCCTGACCGGCGGCACCTCCGGCACCCTGGTGCTGGACGCCAATGAGTCTGACCTCGGCCAGCCCACGGCGATGCCCAACATCCCGGAGCTGGACTTCCGGATCGAGTCGGTGGCCGTCACCGCCAAGAGCCGCAAGCTGAAGGCCCGCTGGACCCCGGAGCTCGCCCAGGACCTGGCCGCATACCAGAACCTGGACGCCGAGGTCGAGCTGACCCAGGTGCTCTCCGAGCAGATCGCCCTCGAGATCGACCGCGAGATCCTCGCGGAGCTCCTCTTCCGGGCGACCGGCGCGAACTACTTCTGGAGCCGCGCCCCCGGCAAGTTCCTCGACAAGACCACGGGCAACACCGCTACGGGCGCGACCTTCACCGGTACCGTCCGCGAGTGGTACGAGACCCTGATCGAGGTCATGATCGACGTCGGCAACGCGATCCTGACGAAGACCCTCCGCGGCGCGGCGAACTTCGTCGTGACCTCACCGAGCGTCTCGACCATCCTCGAGGCCAGCGTCCTGTACAAGCCGGTCATGGACGCCTCCGACACCAACAACACCACCATGCAGGTGGGGACGGAGCGGATCGGGACCCTCAACGCGCGGTACACGGTCTACAAGGACCCGTACTTCCCGAAGAACAAGATCCTGATGGGCTACAAGGGCTCGAGCTTCCTCGAGACCGGGTTCGTGTACGCCCCGTACGTGCCCCTGATCGTCACGCCGGTCGTCTACAAGTACGACGACCTGACGCCGACCAAGGGCGTCATGACCCGGTACGCGAAGCAGCTCGTCAGGAGCGACTTCTACGGCACCGTCACCGTCATGGACCTGGTCTTCCCGTGAGCCAGCGGCCGGCCTGACCTGAGGCCGGTGATCACGGACGGGCCCCGCGGAGCGATCCACGGGGCCTTCGTAGTCTCTGGGGTCGCCGCCCCCTTGGCCGCGGGGGCCATAGGTACAGACCATGTACAGGGTCCCCCTCGGCTTCATGATCGAGCTGATCTCCGACGGCGCCGGGTCGGTCGACATCGACCTCACCCAGGTCCCCGTCTCCTGGCGGCTCGCCGGTCCCGTTCCGGCGAACACGCCCCCGGCCTTCAGCTTCCCCAAGCTGACCTTCCCCGACGTCGTCACCGGGGCGTTCGTCCAGGGCTTCACCCTGCTGACCGCCTCCCTGCCGACCCCCGGCCTCCTCCACGTCGCGTTCTCGGGCTCCGGCCCGAGCGCCGGCCAGGAGGTCACGCTCTCCGGCAGCTTCCTCTACGACGTGGACTGAGCGATGCCCCACCTCGGCGACGCCGTAACCCAGTATCCGATCTCCGGCTCCGCGAACATCGCGAACCAGCCGGCCACGGTGTACCTGCGCGTCATCCAGCAGGTCTCCTCGGCGAGCGTGTACATCTTCTATCACCCCGGCGGCACCATGACGGGGTCCGTCCAGCTGGCACCCAGGAACCTCAATCGGGTCAGGTACACCCTCCTGAACTCAGGTTCACTGGACCTCGGTCTGGCCCACGGCAACACGTTCGACCCGCGGACTAACCCGCCGACAGTCGCGTCCCACTGGGACAACCTCATCCAGGGGACCGTCACCCTGAAGGGCAACCAGGGGACCACGCCCTCCCTGGACTTCGAGGGTCGGCTGCCCACCTACACCGGACCGATCAACGTGGCGTGGTTCGGCAGCGGGACCCTCTCGGGCTCCACCGTCGTGATGACCGAGTACTCTGACCAGCCCTGAGGACGCTTGGGACCCATCGGCCCCCTCATGACCCCCGCGTGGGTCCGCATCGCCCGGGACGTCCTCGAGGAGGGACCCGTGAGCGAGGAGGACGTCCCGTCGGCCGAGTCACCGACCCGCGAGGTCATCGCCCAACTGGAGTTCGACTACCCGCCGGAGGCCCTCGACTGGATCAGCGGGGTCGACTGGGAGGGGCCCGTGGACGTCCCGCTCGACGAGATCGACTACTCGAACCACCGCGAGTGGCGGGCCTGGAAGGAACGGAAGAAGGTGAAGCGGTTCGCCAAGCGCATCGAGGGGGGCTGGAAGAAGCCGGTGATCCTGATGGCCCGCCCCGGGAAGAAGACGCTCATGGTTGTCGACGGCCACCACAGGTCACTCGCGTACGCGGCGATCGGGATGCCCGTCAGGGCGTTCGTGGGACACGCCCCCACGCTCCGGGGCCCCTGGGACTGGCTCCACGACTCGCAGCGTGAGAAGGAGAGGGTCTGATGCCGTTCACCACGGGCTCAACCGCGTTCGGGGTCTTCGACTCCGACCCGAGCTTCCAGGCCGACGCCGACCGTCTCGTCAGGTACGTCTCCGTCAAGCTCGGCGGCGGGTTCGCCCGTCCGCTCCCCACCGAGTCCGAGGAGGACGAGCGTCACGTCCAGGTCGAGCTCTCGGCCACCGACGTCTACACGTGCTTCGAGGAGGCCGCCGTGGAGTACGGGGCCATCGTCAACGCCTATCAGGCGAAGTCCTCGATGGCCTCGTTCCTCGGCTCAGCGACCGGGACCCTCTCGGGGGGGCAGAACCGCTACCCGCGGGGCTCGCTCGAGTGGGCCCGCCGGCAGGCCCAGCCGTTCGGCGAGGAGGCCTACGTCGGCGGCGACCGGACCCTCTACAGCGGGTCCATCCTCATGAAGGCGGGCGTCCAGGACTACGACCTCCAGGCCCTCGTCGGGCCCACCGGGAGCGACGGGCTGCCCGCCCACATGATCCTCCGGCAGGTCTTCCACTTCTCCCCCTTCGCCAGCTTCAGGTTCTTCGGCACGACCGCCGCGATCAACTACCTGAACGGACAGTTCAACTTCCAGAGCTTCACGCCCGAGAGCGTCTTCTACCTCCTCCCGGTCTGGGAGGACGTGCTCCGCGGCTCCCAGTTCGAGCTCTCCAACAAGGTGAGGCGCTCGAACTACAGCTACGAGCTGCACGGGGCGAACAACCAGCTCAGGATCCTCCCCGTCCCCACGCAGGACCTGAACCTCTTCTTCACGTACAACCTGCTCGACCCGTCGCTGTTTCCGCTAGACCCGAGCGACTCCATGTCCTTCGGCGTGTCGAACGTCTCCGACATCCCCTTCGGGAACATCCAGTACTCCAAGATCAACTCGATCGGCCGCCAGTGGATCTGGAAGATGACCCTCGCCCTCTCGAAGGAGGTCTTGGGTCTGATCAGGCGAAAGATGCTCGGCGTGCCGGTCGCCGGCGGGGAGACCCTCCAGCTGGACGGCGCCGACCTCGTCGGCGACGCCCGGACGGAGATGGACGCCCTCCGGGGAGAGCTCCGGGACCTCCTGGAGTCGATGACCTACGAGAAGCTCGCCGAGAAGGAGGCCCAGCAGGCCGAGTCCCTGCTGCGGGTCCTCAGCGGCATACCACTAAAGGTGTACACGGGATGAGACTGACATGAACCACAAGAGATTCCTCATGGAGGCTTTCCTGGACACCCCGGGCGGCGGCAGGGAGTCCACCGCGGAGCGGTGCTTCGTCCCCAACGAGGCCATGGCCTTCTGTAAACCCCAGGACCTGGCGGCTAACGCCGCCAGACACGGTGTGAAGGCGTTTCCCAGTCGGGACGGCGTCGCCCTGACTGGGCTCATGGGGGCGATCAGGGAGGTCCTCGATGACTCCGGCGTGATCCCCACCCAGTGTCAGTTTACCCCCTCATTCGACCGCGAGTCCCCCGCGGGGGAGGACGACTATGGGCCGTCCTGATCACAGGATCTATAGGGGGAGGCCCCCGGACAAACTCTGGAGAGAACCGAAGCCATGACGAACACATGGGGCGCCCTCCGCGAGGCCCTGCTGCTGATCGAGGCCGCCGAGTACCGCGGGGTCAGCGGCTGGACCTTCGAGAACCTGATCTCGCTCTTCAGCAACATCATCGACCCCGACCACTCCATGGAGAAGGGCGAGAGGCGCCGGAAGGCCCTCATGCAACTCAAGCCGGCCGGCGGGGCGATCGACTGCGCGTACGACTTCGACCGGAAGGGCTGGGGTGGCTGGCAGTCGAACCCCAATTCCGCCCTGGCCAAGGCGGCGACGGACACCGCCCGGGTCTCGCAGTACCCCGGGACCCCCCGCGGCGGCACCGTGATGAAGCGGAGCTACGGCGGCCGGGTTGTCTACCAGCCCGGACGGAGGGACCAGTCCCACGAGATGCGTCCCTCCGCGATGGACACCTACGACGTGCTCATGCGGGCCGAGGGCGACGTCATGACTCGCATCGCCTGGGCCCCCAGCCAGGGTCGGTTCGAGGAGCGCGCGGCCAGGCTCGAGGACCTGATGGCCGGCCGGGACCCGCTCGCACTCCGACACCGGCCGCAGCCCGAGAAGCCCGAGCCACAGGAGCCAGAGACCCCGCTGCCTCCTGCCCAACCGGTCCCGCGCGTCGGCCAGAACGTCCGCCGGGCCAGTGAGGACGAGCCGGAGCGGCCGACCGGGGCCGGCGGCGGAAGGAACACGGGCTTCTCGGCGAAGCTCGCGAAGCATGATCGCGAGTACGTCCCCGGCGTCCGCAAGCGTAGGGGGGAGGAGGGCGAGGAGCAGCCCCTCTTCCCACCCAAGAGGGGGAAGTGAGTGGCCCGTAAGTTCATCACGACCCGGGAGCTACGCCTGATCGACTCGTGGAACCGCGAGCTGATCCAGGGGACCGTCCAGCAGGAGGTGATCTACTACGGCATCTCCTACGAGGAGTCGAGGGTGCACGACGTCTACGACGAGGCCGTCACGAAGGAGTACCTCCAGCCCGTCAGGATCAACGCCCGCGTCGAGTTCGATCAGGGACCGGCGGTCGCCAAGGGCGGCACCATCGACTCGACCTTCACGGCGCGGGTCATCCTGCACTCCGAGGAGTGCCGGCAGCGGAACCTGAACCCACGGGAGGGCGACTTCGTCGAGTACGGGCAGGTGGTCTTCGAGGTCACCAGCGTGCGGCACGCCCAGCCGGTCTTCGGACAGGTCAACGACAAGCTCAAGTACGAGCTGACCTGCGTCCCGTCGCGCGAGGGCCAGTTCAAGGTCGACAGCGTCCGCTCCGACGGGGTCGACAACACCCATCCGATCGAGCCCCGGCCCCCGCGCACGCTCGCCGACGACATCCCCTAATTCCATTCCATGGCGAATGACCCGGGACTAGGCCCGCGTACGCTCCCGATCACCCATCGGGTCGTCCGCATCGAGGACGTCGACCGCGGGGTGGTGCACTGGTTCGATCGCACCGCGGACGTCCATGTGACGACCCCCCAGGGCGACCGGCGCAAGGTCACTGTCAAGTTCTCCGCCGGCGAGCGCTGGGTCGCCGCGGCGGACAGGCAGGGGATCCGGGACCGCGACGGCCGCCTCATCCTCCCCGTCATCCAGGTCCGGCGGACCGGGATCGACGCGACGAGCGGGATGACCGCGCTCGGGGCCAACGTGCCCCGGCTGCAGGTGGCCCGCCTCGTCTCGGAGAAGACGACGGCCCTCGCGAACCTCGACGCGGCCCGCCCCCTCTCCTCCCGTCGCCTGAGGGAGGGGGCCGTCTACGACGTGTACACGGTGCCGTTCCCGACGACCAACCTGCTCCGCTACCAGGTAACGGCCCAGTGCCAGTACCAGACCCACATGAACGAGGTGATCGAGAAGGTCCTCTCGAAGCTCGAGTTCTTCGACGTCCCCTCCTTCGTCATCAGCCTCACCGGTGACGACCGCGAGTCCGGGATAACGCGCGGCCGAGGATCCACGGAGCTCGAGCCGGAGTTCCACTCCCCGTACGAGGACCGGCGGCCGCTCTCCCAGTACTACGTGGTCGGCTACATCGAGGGGGACATCGGCGACTCCGGGAACATCGATGAGTTCACCGATCAGGAGCGGATCCTGCAGCTGAGGTTCAACTTCAGCGTCCCCGCCGCCCTGCTGCTCGATCCGGAGGGCGAGCGGCCGGCCGTCCAGGTCGAGCGGACGGCCTTCACGGTCGAGCTAAACGACGAGGAGGTCCACTTCGTGGACGACCCGGCGGACCTCGACCGCATCTTCGGGACCCCGAAGTGATGCCCGGCGGCCTTGCCCGACCTGGGCCGCTATTTAGCGCCGGGGTCGCACCCCCGTGACCGCTTCGGCGAGGAAACCCACTAGATGCCGCAGACCTTCAAGTCCCCCGGGGTCGAGACCAACGAGATCGACCAGTCGTTCCTCCAGCAGGCCGTGGCCCTCCCCGGGGCGGTCCTGATCGGCAGGACGCTGCAGGGACCGGCCTTCGTGCCGACCACCGTGCAGGACTTCACACAGTTCACGAACGTCTTCGGTGGCACGCAGGAGGGGCTCTTCGTCCCCTACGCCGCCAAGGCGTACCTGGCGAACTCCACCTCACTCACCGTCGTCCGGGTCCTCGGCCACGCCGACGGGACCACGACCACGAACGGCTTCACGGGGATCAACTCGATCGGGATCACGGACACGTCCGGGACGATCGGGACCACCGGGTCGATCCTGGCGGTCATCCACACGACCGCCTCGTTCGCCGCGGTCACGGTGTCAGGCGTCGCCGGCGACGCCAACCGCTTCGTCTTCCGGGTCGGCACGACCTTCGCGGTCACCGCGAGCTTCCTGACGTCGTCCGACGACTACGTCGGGAAGTCCCTGAACACGGACCCGACGAAGCACTCGACGTACGGGCACTACGTCTACCAGCTCTTCCCGTACCAGAAGCAGGCGGCCAGCGCCTCCTGGTACCCGGTCCAGGGGATCAGCTCGTCCTTCACCACGTTCACCCGCGACTACTCCGACGGGCAGACGACGTGGGTCAAGTCGCAGCCGATCGGCGGATCGGAGTACGACCTCTTCCGCTTCTGGACGCTCGGCTCCGGTCGCGCCACGAACCGCCAGTTCAAGGTGGTGGTCGCCAACGTGCGGCCCAGTTCCGCGCCCTCCAGCCAGCCGTTCGGCAGCTTCGACGTCATCGTCCGCGGCTTCGGCGACACCGACCTCCGGCCGGTCGAGCTCGAGCGCTTCGCGAACCTCTCACTCGACCCGGGCTCCCCGAACTACATCCTGAAGCGGATCGGGGACGCCCACGAGTCCTTCGACACCGCCACCCGCAAGTTCATCAGGACCCAGGGCCGGTTCGACAACAGGAGCTCCCTGATCAGGGTCGAGCTCAACTCCAACGCGAACTTCCCGCCGCAGGCGATCCCGTTCGGCTTCCGGGGCTACCCGAAGGCCCTCTACTCGGGCTCCAATATCGGCAACGGGCTCGGGCTGGGCATCGCCAACGTCCCGTCCCTCCCCTACACGCCGAACCAGTTCGACGCGAACGGGAACTTCAACCCGGGCATCGTCTGGGGCGTCTCCTTCGTCTCCGGCGGCGTCGGCTTCCGCATGACGGCCGAGGCCGACGGGGTCCTCACCTCGTTCCTGACGGCCTCCGACCCCGACTTCACGCTCGCCAACCTGACGAGCTCGTACATCAACGGCAACCTCCGGTACGCCTACCAGGCCGGCTGGAACCGGTACGCGCCCATCCTCGCCTCGGGCTCACTCCAGAGCTTCGCCATGCCCTTCTACGGGGGCTTCGACGGGTTCGACCTCCGGGTCACCGACCCGCTGTACCTGAACAACTCAGACACGGACGGAGTCATCGGCGTGGTGGCCCTCAAGAGGGCCCTCGACACGGTGGCCAACCCGGACATGATCGGATCGGACGTCATCGCCCTGCCGGGCCAGCACAACCTGGCCGTCACGGACTATGCCCGGAGCCTGGTCAACGCCCGCCGCGACATGTTCTACGTGATGGACCTGACCGGCTCGACCCGACAGGAGGTCATCGCGAACCTGGCGGCCCGGGAGATCGACGACAACTACACGGCGGCCTACTACCCCGACCTCTGGTACACCGAGCCCCTCCCCTCCGGGAAGGTGGTCCGGGTCCCGCCCTCGGTCGGCGTGCTCGGGGCGCTCGCCCTGACGGACCGCGTCGCCCAGGCGTTCTTCGCCCCCGCCGGCCTCAACCGCGGGGGCCTCGCCCAGTTCAACGTCACGGACATCGTGGACCGCCTGGACCACGGTGACCGGGACGCGCTGTACGACGCCCGCATCAACCCGATCACCCGGTTCCCCAACGAGGGCATCGTGGTCTTCGGGCAGAAGACCCTGCAGCTCCGGCCCTCGGCCCTCGATCGGATCAACGTGCGTCGCCTCCTCATCCTGGCCAAGCGGGCGGTCGCCGCCGAGGCCCGTCAGCTGGTCTTCGAGCCCAACTCGCCGCCCAACTGGACCCGCTTCGTCAACGCGGTCAACCCGATCCTCGAGGGGTACCGGCGTGACCGCGGCATCAACCGCTTCAAGGTCGTGATGGACTCCACCACGAACACGAGCGACGTGATCGACCGGAACGAGATGAGGGGCAAGATCTTCCTCGAGCCCGTGAAGGCGGCGGAGTACATCACCGTCGACTTCATCATCTCGGCGGCCGGGGTGGCCTTCGGCAGCTGAGCATGGCCGCTGACTCGCGCAGGCTCCTGACCGAGGCGTTCCTCGCCGAGGCCACGTTCGAGGTCCCCGACGAGTGGGTGGAGCCGCTCGGGATGGTCCTGCGCGGCGCCGCGCGGCGCCGGGTGCTGCCGGCCAACGCCAGGGACTGGATCAAGGCCCCGACGCGGAACCGCCGGGCGTCCGACCGACCCGTCGCGCCGTCCGGTTCCCCTCCGCCGGCGGCCCCCACGGGGTCCCGGAGCGCCCGGAAGGGACGCGAGCTTCCCTCCACGAATCGGTTCGTGCAGCAGGCCGCGGCGGGGCCGGATGACTTCGAGGACGAGCCCACGGATCCCGGCGTGGGTCCGTCGGACTTCCCGGACTTCCCGGCCCCGCGTCCTGCCGCGACCCACGTGGGGTACCCCGCGGACGACCGGGTCTACTCCCAGGGGATCCTGGGGGGCGACGACGACCGCGGCATCGAGGTCCCCGAGCCGGGCGGGGGCCGCGGGATGCGCACGCTCCGCGGTACCGAGCCGAGGCGCCCCGGGAGCATCTCCCGCCTCTTCAGGCGGAGGCCGCCGGACGGCAGGAGGCAGCTCGATAAGGCCCTGAAGGCCGCCGACAGGGAGGCCCGCCGCCGCGCCGGCAAGCAGGGGACACTCAGCAGGCTCATCAGGGGGAGGGACGTGACGCGATGACGAGACTCCGTGACATCCTGCGTGAGGCCCCGGAGCAGCGCTCCGGGCTCCGCATCTCCGGAGACGTCGGGACCCTCCGGGTCCTCGCCGAGATCATCGACGAGGCGACCGGCGAGGCCGCCGACGAGTACGCCGAGTGGATCAACCGGGCCACGATCGCCCTCAGCCAGGCCATCAGGTCGGGCAGCGGCAGCGTCACGCTGCCCGCGTACGAGGCGGCGCCGAGCCTCGACAGCTTCGATGACGACGCGGGTCCGGGACCGGACGACGAGGAGATGTGAGATGAGCAGACGAGCGAGGAGCATCTGGGAGACGCTGACCGAGGAGTCGATGGAGGGGCCGACGGTCACCTTCACGCTGCCGCGCGAGATCGCCCAGGAGCTGGTCGGGGTCCTGATGGGGGCCCTGGAGATGGACGGCGGCGGCGAGGGGGAGCACATGGAGCCCGACGAGGACGACATGGGCGGGACCCCCGACGGCGACGCGGACGACGCGGACCCGCTGGCCTCCCTCATGGGCGACGGGGGCGACGACGGCCCGGTCCCCGACCTCGACCTGGACGAGCCGGACGACGACTCGGACGACGACTCGGACGACGACGAGCCCGACGAGGCGATGGACTACCGGCACTCCGGGGGCGACCGATCCGGGATGAGGCCGGGGACCGCGCTGGGCGAGCGCCGTCGGGCCCGGCGGTGATCTGAGCGGGCCCCCACGCGGGGGCCGTGGACGACATGAAGCCTGTCATCCAGAGGGGCCTCGACGCCCTGGAGGCCAGGATACGGGCCCTGGAGACGGGCGTCGGGTCCTTGCTCGCAACGGTCAACGCCCTGAGTTCCCTCGTCGGGTTCGGACGCCTCTGGGTTAACCGCCAGGTCCTGGTGGGGGCGGGGACATACTCCCCGACGAACGGGACCCGGCGGGTCCTCGTTCGCATGATCGGCGGAGGGGGCGGCGGGGGCGGCGCCGCATCCGTAAGCGGGCACCCGAATGCCTCCGGCGCCGGCGGGAACTCGGGCTGGTACATCGAGTTTCGCGTCAGCGGGAGCCTCACGGGGGGGCCATACAGCTGCGGCGCGGGAGGCCTGGGAGGCTCCTCTGCTCCGGGGGCCGGGGGGACGGGCGGGGACACGACGCTTGTGATCAACGGCACGACCTACACCGCCAGGGGCGGCACTGGGGGCGGGGCGGCGAGCGATCTGAACGGCGCTCCGTTCGCCCCGGCCACGGGATCGACCTCATCGGGAATCGATTTCGCGTGTTATTGCCCCGGCATGCCTGGCATCACGGGGGGGACCACGGTCGAGGCAGAGAGCCTGGGCCTGCAGTTCGGCGGTAGCGGGGGAGGGGTCCCGCCCTTCGGCACCGGCGGCTATGCGGTCAGTACCGGCCAGGCGTTCGGCGTCCCGGGCTTCGGGTTCGGTTCCGGCGGTAGCGGGGGGGCGATCGATTTCCTCTCCGTCGCCGGGGCCTCCGGCTCGGCCGGGGCGATCGTGATCGACGAGTTCGTCTGAACGGAACCGTCGGGTTGGGACGGGAACCGCGGACCGCCGATAGGTACTCCGGGAATGCCGCCGGTCGACCCGGCGACCCAAGGAGACCCAGATGGCCGCAGAGATCCTCGAGACCAACCTCATGCTGGCGAACACCTTCGAGCCCAAGCGGAAGTTCCGCTGGACGATGGAGATCGACGGCATCGACGCCTTCACGCTGAAGACCGGCGCCCGCCCGCAGCTCACCTTCGAGGAGACGGTGATCGACTTCATCAACACGAAGCGGTACGTCGCCGGTAAGCAGGCCTACTCGCCCCTCAACATCACCCTCCAGGACCCGATCGCGCCGTCCGCGGCCCAGAAGGTCATGGACTGGGTCCGACTGGCCTACGAGGTCATCACGGGCCGCATGGGCTACGCGTCCATGTACAAGAAGAACTTCTCGCTGAAGATGCTTGACCCCCAGGGCGCCGTCATCGAGCAGTGGGACATCACCGGGGCCTGGATCCAGGACTTCAACGGCGGCGAGCTCGACTACGCCTCCAGCGACAACGCCGAGATCAGCATCGTCGTCCGGTTCGACGCGGCGATCCACCTCTTCTGACCGGGAGACACTGAACCATGCCCGCCTCCGGCTCACTCTTCTCGCCCGTCCTCGGCATGCAGCGCGCCGAGGTCGCCTCGTTCGACCTCCGCCAGTACCCGGTCGAGGTCGACCTGGAGAACGCGCTCAACAGCAACCGCCAGACGCTCGACCAGTTCGCGGGGGCGACCACGTCGTCCCTCTACTCCCTCTTCCAGATCTCCGGTTCCACCTCCGACAACCTCGGCGACGCCGGTGGCCTCGGGGCGGAGTACAACCGCGCCCAGGACCGGATCATCCAGGAGGTCGTGGCCTTCGCGGCCACCTCCGGCTCCGGCGGAGTCTCGACCATCGACGTCCAGGTCCAGCAGGGCGTCGGGGGGAACTTCTCCTCGATCTTCGGGCCGCTCGGCGGCCCGTCGAACAACGCGATGCGCGTCGCCCTCTCGAGCTCACTCGGGAACTACGGCATCGCCCGCTCCGGGCAGGCGAACATGGTCTCCGGGTCGAACATGGTCTGGCCCAAGGGGACGCTCCTGAAATGCCAGTTGACCACCGCCGCCGGGGCCGCGGGCGTCAGCGGACAGAAGGGCCTGATCGTCCAGGTCTTCTGGGCCCCGTCCGGGTCCTATCCGAACAGCACCGCCGCGCCCTGAGGCCTGGCTGTTAACGGCATGACGCGGAGGGGGTGGCCGACGGCCACCCCTTCGTGTTGTATGATGGGGACCATGCAGCAGGAAAGTCCGTCCACGCTCCGCAGTGTTACGATGCGCGCTGCGCGGCTTCTCACCCTCCTCCTAACCCCCCTGATCTCCGGACTCGCGGGGTACGCCGTCGGGACGGCGTCGAACCTCCTCTTCGGACCGATGGCCGGCCTGGTCGCTCTCCCGCTGGGACTCGCTGTCGGTTTCATGATCGGGGAGTTCGTCTCCCGTGTCCTGCGGTCGGTCGCAGGCGGATCCAAGCGACGCTGAGGTATAATCATTCCCATGGAATGACCAAAACGGTATGAGACCGCAACAGGTTGCCTGCGAACCGACGGGACCCGGCAACGGGTCCCGTAGCAAGAAGACCCTGTACCACTACGTCATCGTCCGGGCCGACCTCCCCCACGGGGTCCAGGTCGCGCAGACGATCCACGCCGCCGGGGAGTCCTGTGAGGGACCCCTTCCCTCCGGGACCTACGCCATCGCGCTGGCGGTCCCGGACGAGGCCTCCCTGAGGGAGCTGGCCCGGCGGCTGTGGGACTCCGAGGTGCCCCACAAGGTCATCACGGAGCCCGATGCCCCCTACGACGGCCAGGCGATGGCGATCGGGATCTTCCCAACCACGGACCGTGACCGGGTGCGGAGGGTCACCTCCGAGCTCCGGTTGGTCAGATGACCGACACCCAACAACGAGAGGAACGAAGATGAAGACGCTGAACGTTCTGTTGCCCCTGCTCGCGCTGGCCTCCGGCTGTGCCTACGACCCGTCCGCGGGTGAATCGGCCGAGGCCTCGGCGGTGTCCCTGCCTGACGCTGGGACGAGCGGCTTCTACACCTGCTGCGACGACAGCGGCTGCAACGACGTCCCGAACGGGACCCCCTGCGGGGACAACGGCGGCGGCGGAGACGGCGGCGGTGGCATCGGATGGGGTGGCGGCACGGGTGGCAACACCTGTACGCTCCGGAGCTGCTATCCCAATTACTGCTGGGTCACCCAGCCAAACGGCAACGGCTACTGGTACCTGTGTACCCACAACGCGAGCGCGGACGTCGACTGCGCCGTGTCGGGATGCACGCGTTGTGGGGACGCCACCCCGGGATCGATGGCCCCCTGCTTCGCATTCTGTGACCAGAATAACACCGATGGGCCGGGCAGCTACTACCTCGCCTCGTGCTATGCCAACTGCGCGGGACTCATGACCTCCACCTGTCAGTGAACCCCACGGCGGACGGGGTCAGGCGTCCGCGTCACGCGCGGTAGTTCGGTGAACGCCCGGGAGGCCCTTGGAGGGGCTTCTCCACATCCCGGGAGGCGAGGGTTCGACTCCCTCCCGCGCGCCACAGGCGTCCGTAGCCAAGAGGCCAAGGCAGCCGGACTATTCAGCCGGCCATCGGGGGTTCGATCCCCTCCGGACGCGCCATAGGTAGAGGCATGTTCGAACGCATCAAGTCCGCCTTCAGGTGGCTCGCCGGCCACGCGTCCTCGTTCTCCAGCTGGGCCGCGCTCGCCATGACTGCCCTGTCGACGCTCGTGGCCTACGGGGTGGTCCTCCCGGGCCACGTCGGCTACCGGATCGTCGGCGGGATCGTCGCGGTGCTCACGGTCCTCGTGGCCCGCAGCTCCACTCCGCCCGCCGCCGTCTCGCCGCCCCCGACGCCCACTCCCGTCCCCTGAACGAGGGGACCGCGCCGGAGTCGGCCGCCGAAAGGCGGCCGCGTCGTTTCCGCCGCAGGCTCTACCTACCCCATCCGGACCTTCGTCCGGATGGAACGGAAGGCAATGCCAGTCAGCACAAAGGAACTTTGGGAGCAGGCGGGGGCGGCGGCGAAGGCCACGCTGGCCGGCCAACACCGAGCCGGCCAGACAACCGACGAGACGCATCCGGCGGATGACGACTTCGTCCCGCCGGTCACCTCGGTTAAGCTCCCCAGCCGGGGGGTCGTGTATCCGCCCGAGTCGCCGCTCTTCTGCGCCGAGTCGGTGGACGTCAAGGCCGTGACCGCGAAGGAGGAGAACATTCTCGCCTCGCCCGCCCTGATCAGGAAGGGCACGGTCCTGACGACCCTGATGCGGGCGTGCATCACGAACCGCTCGGTGGATCCCGATCAGATGCTGGTGGGGGACCGGAACGCCATCCTGACGGCCATCAGGATATCGGCCTACGGGCCGAGGTACGCCGCCCGGGTCACCTGCCCGGAGTGCCGCGAGGAGGCGGAGCACGACTTCGACCTCTCCCGCCTCCCGCTCAGGACCCTCGAGGAGGAGCCCGCCGAGGGCCCCGGGACCAACGCCTTCGCGTTCAGGCTCCCGACGTCGGGCTGGCCGGTGCGCTTCAGGCTCATGGACGCCGCGTCCGCGGCCCGCCTCGACCGGGAGATCGAGGCGGTCCGGAAGAAGACCGGGCAGGAGCAGGCGATCACGCTGGCCCTGACGGCACAGGTGATCTCGCTGAAAGGTGTCACCGATCCGGCCAGGCTGGCCAGGGGCATCAGTAGCATGCCTGCCGCGGACTCACGGGCCCTCCGGCTCCACATGGACCGGATCGCGCCGGGGGTGGACATGACGCAGGAGTACGAGTGCCGCTCCTGCGGGAAGAGCTCGGAGGTCGAGATCCCGGTCGGGACCGAGTTTTTTTGGCCTACCAAGGTCTGACGACCCGGGAGTGGGGGCCCACTGCTCCGAGAGGAACCTGGGCCTGCTGAGGGAGCTCCGGTACGTGGCGTCGGAGGTTGGCCTGGCCGAGGCGCGGCGGATGCCGACCGAGGTCCGGAAGTGGTGGATGGGTGAGATGCAGAGGGAGGGGGCGGCGCGCGAGGCCGAGCTCGAGAGGGCCCGCAACGGGCGGAGGTGACTGAGTGGCGGGGTTTCGCAGCACGTTCGAGGCCAATGTCGACTACGCGTACGGCCGCGGCGCTCGTGACCTGACGGGTCAGTTGGAACGCGGCATCGCGGGTCTCGGCGGAAGCGGCTCGGCCGTCCGTGACCTGGCCCGCCAGGCCGGCGCCGCGAGGTCACAGATCAAGGACCTCAACCGCGAGATCGCCTCCCTCAAGGAGCAACAGGCCAGCGCGCTCAGCGACCAGTCCTGGCTGCGCCTCAACGCCAACATCAAGGAGGCGCAGAAGAGCGTCCGGGACCTCCGCATGGAGCTCCGCCAGATGCCTTTCCAGGCCCTCGAGAGGGGGCTCGGGCGGGTCACCAAGGGCCTGGTCGCCTTCAACAGTGCGCTCCTGGCGCTCAGCCTGGAGTTCGTGATCGACTCGATGAAGCGGGTCTATGAGCTCCAGGAGCGGTGGACCCGCGCCGTCGGCGCGTTCAACATGAGGATCGGCGGGACGACCGCGGGCCTCCGGGGGGCCACGAAGGCCGCCACCGCCTGGTCCTCCACCATCCGGGGACTGACGAACGGCGGGATCGAGGAGGGCATCGAGGCCTTCGGTGAGTTCACCGAGGCGATCGGACGGACCGTGGAGCAGGGTGACCAGTTCGCCCGCTTCGGCCTCCAGCTCGCCCGCGGCTTCAACCTCGGAGGCTCCGGGGCCGGCCAGCTGACGAAGGTCCTCCAGAACATCGGCGACACCGGCGACGACGCGGCCGAGACGATGGGGGCCCTGGTCAAGGGGGCCAACACCGCCCGGATACCGACGAACCTCCTCGCGAAGGACGTCATGGAGGCGAGCACCTACCTCGCCCGCTTCGGGAAGGAGGGCCAGCGCACGTTCGTCCAGGGCGCCGCCTGGGCCCGCAAGTACACGATCACGATCTCCCAGCTGAAGGGGGCGGTCGAGGGACTCGACATGTTCGACGAGGCGGCCAAGACGGCCTCGCGGCTGAACGTGGCGTTCGGGACCATGATCAACTCCATGGACCTCATGTTGGAGGACGACCCGGCCAAGCGCCTGGAGATGATCCGGCAGCAGTTCCTGGCCCAGGGCACGACCTTCGACCGCCTGACGCCCAAGCAGCGCCGGTACCTCAGCGAGACCCTCAAGCTCACCGAGGACCAGACCGCCGCGCTCCTGAGCTCCCAGCATGCCAACGAGTCGTACGCGGAGTTCCAGGCCAAGGCCGCCCGCCGCGAGAAGGACGAGCTCGACGGCAAGCGCCTGATGGAGAAGCAGCTCCGGGCGACCGCCCAGACGATGTACGCGTTCGGCGCGGCCTTCGATCGGGTCACGGTGGCGATCGCCAACTCCATCCAGCCCGTCCTCAAGGTCATCGGGCTCGCCGGGAGGGGGGAGAAGGGGTTCAGGAGCTTTGGCGAGGTCATGGAGTCCGTGACGAGGACCGTCGAGGACTTCTTCAACTCGCTGGCCCGCAACCGCAAGTGGCAGTCCTTCATGGAGCAGCTCGCGGTCGACCTCCGGCGCGCCGGCGCCGCGCTCAGGGACTTCGTTGAGTCCGGCGGGGCGGCCAAGCTCATCGGGGACATGGCCGACGGGATCAAGCGCTTCTACGTCACCGTCCGCGACGTCGTGACGTTCGCCATTCCGAAGTTCCGGACGCTGATCGACGTCCTCATGGAGCTGTCGAAGCACATGGGCGCGATCGCCGTCTCGTGGCTCGCCCTGAGGGGCTTCAACGCCCTCGGGGGGATCAACATGCTCGCCGGTAAGGGAGTGGGGGGCTCGGCGCTCTCGGCGCTCGGTCGGGGTTCCGTCCTGAGGGGAGTCGGGAGGGTCGGCGGGGCCGCGGCCCTCGGGGCCGCCGGAGCTGCACTCGGGGGGACGGGCGCTGGCATCGGCGCCGGGTTGGGCTCGCTCGTCGGCGGCGCCTTCGGTCCGGCCGGCATGCTGCTCGGTGGCGTCGCCGGCGGGCTGCTGGGCAAGCTAATCGAGCACATCGTCGACGTCACGACCCGGAAGCCGCGGAGCGAGGTCGAGCGGGCCCACGACGACCTCGACGCCGCCATGAAGGCCGAGACGAGGCGCCGTGAGGAGTTCACCGGCGTCCTCGAGGCCGTGCAGGCCCACGAGGAGGCGGCCGACAGGCAGAGGAGGGCCAGCAACGACCTGCTGGTCTCGATGCAGCAGGCCGCGGCGAAGTCCCAGGGCCACCTAGTCACCCTAAACCAGCAGGAGGCCGACATGCTCCGTGAGCGCGCCGACGAGCTGGGCATGTTCGGGAGGAGCGCCCGCGACGTGCGGCGGATCCTCGAAGGACTCGGGGTCGGCGGCAGGCTCACCAAGGAGCAGCTGGACACCCTTCTCGCGGGATCGAGCGCCTACGAGGCGGAGCTGGACAAGCTCCGCGACGCGACGAAGCGGGCCGCCGACGTCGAGATGGACCGCCTCCAGGTCAGCTCGCTGTCCCGCCAGAAGGAGGCCCTCGAGCTGACCACGAAGCTCCGTCAGGAGGAGCTCAAGGTCGCGAAGCAGCAGCTCGAGGAGGCCGGCGGCGCCGTCGAGCGCGGGGCCTCCCGCCTCGACCGTCTCCCCGCCGGCGCGAGCGCAGAGGGCATCCTCCGCGCCGCGGCGCTCCCCGGCTCGATGTTGAACGCGATGGGCGGGATCACCGCCGACGAGCGGAAGCGCCTCGAGCTCGAGGCCAAGATCGACAGGCTCGACCTCCAGAACACGAAGGACCAGAAGAGGCTGATCGGCCTCCAGACGGACTTCCTGCGCCAGCAGACGGTCATCGAGCTCCGACGCGCCGTCATGTCCGACGCGGGCTTCCTGTCCTTCCAGAGGGGCCAGGAGGAGGTCGGGAAGTCCCTGGACCAGCAGCTCGTGGACTTCGTCAAGTCCGGCCGCTCGATCCTGGGGAATGACCCGTACGCACTCGGCCTAATCGCCGAGGGGACGAACCTCCAGGGACTCGCCTCGGCGACGAGGGCCGAGTCCACGGCGTCCCCGATCCCTTCCCCGTACGCGCCGGTGCAGGTCCCGCCCGAATTGAACCTCCTGAACCCCTCTCCGGCACCCCAGGCGTCGTACGCCACCCAGCAGAACATCAACCTGACCGTCAATCTCGACGGCCAGCGTGTGGGGCGGGCGCTCGTGCGGAACGCCGTCACCGGGAGGCACTGAATCATGGCCGACGCACCCGACACCAATCCCGACCGCCTGCCCGCGGAGCCATTCGAGGTCCCCGTCTCGCCCGACCGCCCGCCCAGCGAGCCCTTCGACGTGCCCGTCTTCCCGGACGGGCCTCCCGCCGCGCCGTTCGACGTGCCGACGTCCCCGGACAGGGGTCCCTCCGACCCGTTCCCCGTCCCCACCTTCCCCGATGCCCCGCCGCGGGACCCCGTTCCTGTCCCGATCTCACCGGACCGCGCTCCCCGCGTCCCGTTCGACGTCCCGGTGGTCCCCAACGCTCCCCCGAGGGACCCCGTCCCCGTCGGGATCAGTCCCGACGCTCCTCCGGCGGACCCGGTCACGGTTGAGGTTCGCCCCGATCGGGGGCCCGGGCAGCCCGTGTCGGTCCCGGTCATCCCCGATGTGCCGCCGGGGGCCCCCTTCGCCGTCGCGGTGACGCCGGACGCGCCGCCGGCCGCCCCTTTCCCCGTCCCGACGTTCCCGGACCTGCCCGCGGTGCAGATCCCCGGGGCCCCCGGCGGCACTCCGACCATCCAGCAGATCGTCGCCGCGGTCCGGAGGTTCGACGGCCAGCTCGGGAGCTTCCTGCAGTCGCTGGTCGAGGTCGATCCGGTCACCGCGGCCGGTCCCGGGGGAGGGGCGCTGGATCCGACGGCACTCGCGCGTTGGTTCAGGGACTACACGGCCTCCGTCGGGTCCGCCGGCATCGCCCGCTTCGTCGCGGAGCAGACCGCGCTGTATGGGATGAACCCGGTGGCCGCGCGGATCTTTGACCCGACGTACTTCTTCAAGCTCCTTGTCCCCGGCGCGGCCGGTCACGTCCACGGCGCGGCCGACACCGAGCTGGGGGTGACCATGAAGTCGGTCGCGCTGGTCCGCGACGGGGTCCTCCAGGCCGCCGTGGCCGCCAACCCTCTGCGTCCCGGGGGCGACGGGAAGTCGGACAGACCCGACGTGTACGGCCCCGAGAACACCCTTCGCGACGGACAGGCGTTCACCGTCGACTCGATGGTCGACGCGGCCGTCCCGGGTCTCACCGAGAGCCCGGGGGGCGGAGACTTCCTGAAAAGGGACGGCGGGGTCCTCCGGTTCGACGCCACCGCGTACTTCCAGCCCCGTGCTGCGGACGGCTCGCAGGGCGCGCGGGCCCTGGTCAAGGCGAAGGCCTCCAGCGGGGTCACGAACGCCCTCTCCGGGCGCCTCGCCTCCTCGAACGCCCTCGACGGCGTGGTGCGGGTCACCGTGCCCGGCGAGGAGCTCGACGGGAGCGTCCTCTCGAGGACAGAGGACCCCTCGGAGGTCGTCGACGACGACGACGCCCGCGTCCCGCTCTCCTTCACCGACCTCCGGAAGGACCCGGCGAGGAACTCCTACCGCTCCGTCTACTTCCGACCCCTGAACCTCCAGTTCAGCGCCGGCTTCAGCCCCGAGTGGGCCGAGGCATCGACCTTCGGCCGCGTCGACCCCGTCGTCGGGTACCAGAAGACCTCCCGGACGGTCACCCTGCAGTTCGACGTGCACGCCTTCGCCCCGGAGGACGTGCGGACGATGTACAACAAGATGGTCCTGCTCGCCTCGATGTGCTACCCGAGCTACGGGGAGGACGGGCTCATCCGTTCGGGTCCGGTGACCCGCCTGCGCATCGGGGACGCGGTCTCCACGGAGTCCGGTGGCCTCCCGGGGGTCATCCGGAGCCTCGGCTTCGATTTCGCCGACGCCCTCTGGGAGCTCAAGCGTGGGATGAAGGTCCCGCGGTCGTTCCGGGTCTCCGTGGACTTCCTGGCGCTTCACGAGGGCCCCGTGGGCATCCTCAACGGGGTGTTCGGGGTCATCCAGCTGCCTCCCGGCGGCCCGGCGCCGGACCGGGACACGAACCTGGCCAACGGACCGACCGACCCACGGGCCAACGGCACTCCCGAGGGGGCCTCGCCGCTCCCCGGGAGGTTCTCCAAGTTCGGCGAGCCGAGGAGGTGACGCATGGGACGCAGCAGGTACGCGGGCGGTGAGGTCGTGGACGGCAACCATTACGCGACGTGGCCCGACCCGACCTCCCGGGACCCCCTGGGGCCGGACGTGCTCGACGGCGTCGAGACGCTCGAGCACGTCCTCTCGGCGGGTGAACGTCTGGACACCCTGGCGCACAGGTACTACGGCGATTCCGACTACTGGTGGGTGATCGCCCTGGCGAACCGGGTCCTGGACCCGTTCTCACTCAGGCCTGGGATGAGGATGCGTGTCCCGAGCGACTATCGGTCCATTCTGAGCAAGGTGCAGCGGTGATCACTGCCTCCTGGGTCCTGTTCATTCTAGCTGAGGCGCTCCTCGCTTCAATCCTGCTCGTCTATGCGTGGTGGGTCTTGAGAGGGAAACTCTGATGCCATTCCGTCGCGGTCCGGACGTCAACCCGTTCGCCGGCGCCTCGCAGGAGCCGATGCTGCTCCTGCAGTCGATCACTTCCGAGCAGATCGGCGCGTGCGTCCCTCTCATCAGGATCCTGAAGATCGACTCCCGGTCCGGTAGGCCCGCGGAGGACGCCCGCCCGCTCATGTTCGACCTCGTCCAGACCCCGCAGTTCGGCGCCGCCGGGGACGACTTCGGGGTGGACCAGGAGACGTTTCGCGAGCGGGCCCTCGTGTCGCTCCAGTCCCTGACGGTGGACTCGAAGCTCTCGTACGGCCTGATGCTCTTCCGCGAGGTGACCCTGAACTTCGTGGTCCACCGCCCGGAGCTCGTCTTCGACCGGGCCTCCCGGGTCCCGTGGCGGGAGCTCCTTGAGGAGGGCAACTCCTTCTCCCTGGAGTACGGCTGGTCCGCCGACCCGACGCTGGTGCCGAACGATCTCTTCAACGGGACGGGGCACGTCACCGAGCGGGGGCTCGCGGTCAAGTCCACCCAGACGGTCCTGCTGGTCGTCGCCCGGTACACCCTCCACCTCCGACAGACCGGCGAGGTGGACGTGGCGGTGCATGCCCTGGAGAACGGGGACATCGCCCTGCGCGAGTCCCGCTTCTCTGACGTCGTGGACTCCGCCTTCGGCCCGCGCTTCCGCTTCAGGGAGCCCGTCCGCGAGGACGACTCCTCCAACGCCCAGCGCCTGAAGCTGCTTCTCGACGGACTGACCCCCCAGCTCGCTCAGGGTCGGGGGAACATGTACGTGCTCGGGGACGTCCTGGACGCGGTCGTCGCCCCCATGGTCGACGCGGCCGCCCGCGGCTTCGGTTACTCCGGAAGTCCGCCGACCCAGCTCCTGCTCGCGAACTTCAACAGGCGGGCGGGTCGGCAGTCCGACGGGTACGGGGGGCGGGACATGTCCGGCCGCTCGATCGGCGACCTGCTCGTCCCCGCCTCCAGGCTCCGGGAGCTGCTCTCGGCGCACTTCGCGGCGGGACGCTCGATGCTCCTCCACAACTTCATCTCGATCCTCATCGGCCTGGCGAACGCCGCGGAGGCCTGGGGTCCCGACCAGACGGGGGGGCGGGCGAAGCCTGAGATTGTCATGAGGGCGGACACCGTCCGGAACCGGGACGGGTCGGTGACGCTCGTGCTCTCGATCTACGACCGCAAGCTGGTCACGGACGTCTTCACCGACTCCGACCGGCTCCCCCTCGCCCAGCAGACCCGCGACAACGTCATGCGGGTCCTCCGGGCCAAGGACGTTCCCGTGCTGGAGTTCGGCGTGGCCGGCTCGCTGGTCCTAGACGCCAGCTTCGAGATGCAACCGGACGCCCTGCTCCAGGCCATCCAGGTCGACTCCGCGTACCGGGACCGCAAGGACCGCGTCCAGTCGACGGCGATGCCTGACGTGGAGTCCCGACGGGGCCAGGCGGGGGCCCGGGAGATCGTCCCGGCCTCGATCCTGGAGGGCGAGGTCACAATGTACGGGAACTTCGTCCTCGAGTCGTTTGCCCTCATCTGGGTCGAGTTCTTCCGATCGCCGTCGATCAGCGGCGTCTTCCACGTCCTGGAGAAGACGGACACAGTCGAGCCCGGGCGGTTCACCTCGAAGTTCCGCCTCATCTCCGAGGGCGTCGATCCCCTCAACACCCGCCGTCGCCTCACCGACCAGGAGATTGAGACGGCGAACGAGCGGGCGCGACGCCTCCGTCAGGAGAAGTGATACGATGTTCACGCCGTGCCGCTCTACCTCGAGAGATTCGTTCGGGTGCGTCTCGACGTCGTCGGGAACTTCACCTCCTCACGCGTCCTGGTCCCGCTGACCTCCGGTTCCTTCGACGGGACCCCCCTCGACGAGGCCGCGCGTCTCTGTCGCGAGGACGCCGCCCGTCGTCCCGAGGAGCGATCCTGGGTGCTTCGCGTGCTCAAGGACCCCCCGTGAGGATCGTCGAGCTCCAGGACGGGACGCAGGTCTACCACGCGCTGGACGACTCGTTCATTCCCGCCCTCTCCCTGGCGCTCCGGGACAGGCCGGTCGTCGTCGCGCTCGGCCCGATCTACGAGGTCGACCCGGCGGCCGAGCTGCTCGCCCCGTTCCGGAGGTCCGAGCTGGAGACCGGCTGGTCCTGCGTCCACGCCCTGGCTCCTGACTGGGTGTGGGAGAAGGCCCGCGAGCTGAGGCGAGCCGCCGCGGCCCGGGAGCTGCTGTTCGAGACCGGGGTGCGGGACCTCGTCGACTGGACCCGCGCGGGGCTAGTCCTCGAATTGGCCCGGGTCCGCGGGATCCAGGTGAAGGGACGGGGTCTTCTGCATGTTCGCTGGCGCCTCAGGGGGACGGTCACCGGTCGATTCGGGACCGAGCCAGTCCGGGTCGCGGACTGGACCTTCAACCCGCTCTCGCTCGGTCCCGATGACCGTTGGAGGGTGGTCCCCCGGGCCGCGTGCCGTCGGATCGCAGTCCTGGACTTCCGGGCGATGGACCTCTGCTCGATGGTCTCCGTCGTTCCCGGCCTCGCGGCGCGGTACGTGGGCCAGGAGGACCTCCACTTCCACACGGCCGCCACGCTCTACGGGGCGGTGCCTCCCCCCGAGGTTCGGGACGAGGTCAAGCGCGAGACCTTCGTCTACGCCTACGGCGGCCACTCGTCGCTCGAGCGGAAGTTCTCCTACCACTTTCCCGAGTTGGACTTCCTACGGAGGATGCCGCAGGGGGAGGCCGGCCGGCGGGTGCAGGCCCAGTCCGCGCTGGCCTTTCGCGCCGCGCTGGCGCGGGCCCTTCCGCTGCTGGCCGGCGACCACGTCGTGCCCCTCTTCACCGTCCACGACGAGCTGGCCCTGGATTATTCTGAGACACACTCGGACGCGCTGGCCGTGGTGGCCAAGGCCCTCGAGGAGGGAGCGTCCCAGAGGATCGGCGTCCCCTACCGGGTGGGCGTCTCGATCGGAACCAGCTACGAGGAAGCGAAGAATGGCAGCCGATGAGATCGAGGTGGCCCCTCCCGAGGTCACCGTACACATCATGACGCCCGACGGGCCCCTGGCGGTCTGCATCTGCCGGAGCTGCCGGTCCTCGGGTCTAGACACCGAGCTGAGGGCCGCCTACGGATCACTCCTTCCGTGGTATCGGAAGTTCAAACGCCAGCAGAGGATGCGACGCAAGAAGCGAAGGGGATGGATGTGATGAGCGAGCGAATGACTGCGGATGAGTACTGGTCCCAGGGGACCAGGCGGCTGGATGAGTATCACCGGGCCGTCACCAACATCGTCGACGGCTTTCCCGAGCCGAGGCGGGCGAGGGTCCGGGCGATGCTCGACGGCCCGATGGGCGAGCAGTTCATGACGGCGCCGGCCTCGACGCGTCGGGCCCACCACAACGCCTACCCGTGTGGCCTGGTCGCCCACTCCCTCACGGTGGTGACGAACGTCCTGAAGATCGCCCAGGCACTAGCTCCGGGCAGGTGGGCCCTTCCGACGCTGACCTTCTGCGGACTTTTCCATGACTTCGGGAAGGCGGGCAGCCCCGGTCTTGAATATTATCGTGAAGTCAACGAAGAATGGAAGCGAAAAAGGGGCGAGTTTTACGAGGTGAACCCTAATTGCCCACACATGGACGTTTCGCAGCGGACCCTGTTTACTCTACAGCAGCAGGGGATCACGCTGGATCACGACGAGTACCTCGCGTTGATGCTCGCGGATGGCCAATACGTCGATCGAAACAAGGATTACCGGCTCAAGGAGCCGCACCTCGCTGTGATCGTCCATATGGGGGACCTTTGGACGACACTTCAAGAAAAGCAAGCAGAAATCGACTGAGCGAGATCCAGCCTGACCTCGAGAGATTGTACTGCGCAGGGAAATCGGCGACTGAATTGCAGATGTTCGCTGCGCGCGCCGGGATCGAGGTCACACCCCATGAAATGAAGAATTTCATGAATCGGACCTTCGCGCCCACCGAAGCGTTTAGGGTGCGTGAGCAAACTCTGGTCTCGCTCGGCCGCAAACGCGCGTGTCGAATCTTTTCTGAACTTCGTTGCGAGCACTGTGCTGAGATTTTTCGTCCCACTTCAAACACGCAGCGTTGGTGTCTAACGTGTGTGCCCGATGATATCAGCCGCGGACGGCTTGCCAAATACGGAGTCTCCCGACGCGAGTGGGATAGGATTTTGAAAGATCAGGGAGGCACTTGCGCCGTTGTCGGTTGCTTGAACGAACCTCAGGTTGTCGATCACAATCATGAGACAGGCAAAACCAGGGGCTTACTTTGCATCCGATGCAATTGGGGCATTGGGTGCTTGGAGATACCTGGGGGATGGCATGAGGCTGCCCAGGAATATCTACGGAAGCACGCCACACCCGGCGTAATCCGCTGAACGCGGTGGTCCGGAGGCCGCGGGCCATAGGTAGGCGTTAGGGATCCCGCGGAGGGCCCGTAAGCCATGAACATCTCACGGAAAAGGCTCGCAGAGATCGTCGCCGAGGAGGTCCGCCGGAGGCTCCGGGAGCTCGTCGAGGCCGGCGAGGAGGACGACGAGGTCCCCGTCAAGAAGCGGAAGCCCGGCGTGGCCTCCGCCGACCAGGACGAGCCGCCCGACGCGGGGAACCCCGAGTCACCGGACGCGACCGTCGGGTCACCCGACGTCGGCGCGTCCTCCCCCGAGGGCGGCCAGGAGCCGGACGCGGACCCCGACGGTCCCGCCGTGGACGGGAACTCGCCCGACCCGGATGCCCTGGACAAGGACGGCGACGCGGGGGAGGACCCCTCGGGGGCCGTGAGCGACGAGGTCTCCGGGAAGACCGTCCAGGCGATCAGCATCAACCCCAAGTCGGAGCACCTGCCGGGCGCGAAGGAGGTCGTGATCACGTTCAACGAGACCACGGACTCCCTGGTGATCCTGGTCATCTCCGACGAGGTGAAGTTCCTGTGGAAGAACCAGCTTCACGACATCCCGTGAACCTGTGAGAGAGAGTGAAAGGACCCCGCCGTGGCGGAATCTATCGACGTCGAGCTGAAGGGCATCCGGGACATGCTGTCTGACCTGTGCGTCAGCCAGCGGGAGCACGCCATCGAGCAGCGGCTCCTCAAGGAGGACGTCTCCCAGATCAAGCACGTCCTCATCGAGGGCAACGGTCAGCCGGCCATGACGGTCCGGCTGGCGCTCGTGGAGAACGAGCTGAAGCGTGTCGCCGAGGAGCGGGCGCTGAGGAAGCTGCCCAGGTCGGCCTGGGTCGGTATCGTGATCTCGTCGCTCTTCAGCACGATGACCCTGGCCATGACCCTGGCCAAGATGCTCTGAACGTCATGCCCTATAAGTCTCAGTCGCAAAGGGCGTGGATGCACATCCATCACCCGAAGATGGCCCGCCGCTGGGACGCGCACACGCCCAAGGGAAAGAAGCTACCCAAGCACGTCTCTGATTCGATGGAAACGGACGAGGAGCTCGAGCTGGCCCTCCTGGGAGGCCCGGCGGCCGTGGCCGAGCTCCTCACCCTGAGGGAGACGGGTCGTCAGGGCTCGTCCGCCATGCTCCTCGTGGCCGGTGACCCGCCGGGTAAGCACACCTGCAAGTTCCTTCGGGACCTCGTCCGCGGGCGGACCTCCGTCATCGTCGTCGGCACCGGCGGCAGGCTACCGGCCGGGGCGCTGGAGCAGCTCCTCCAGGTGTCGATGCCCGACTGCGCCTCCAAGCTGCGCGTCCTCGATCACCAGCCCTCGGCCCAAGGGGCCATCGAGGCCGCGATGAAGGAGGGGATGCACCTCCCGAACGAGGCGCTGGAGGTCTTCTGCAGCCCCGAGCAGGCCGCGGAGCTGAGGCGCTCGTTCGAGCTGGGTAACGCCCGGGTCGACCCGGGCCTCATCAGGATCAGGACGGGAAGGGTTCCCACTGACGACGGCGATGGTATAATCGATGCCATCGACCGACAGGACGCCGATCGCATGGAGAGCCTCCTGGACCCCCACGTCTTCTCTGACGACATGGGCCTGGAGCGCTACCGTCGGGTCCTGTCGGGACAGGGGATGCTCCGTGAGTTCGGGACGGGGGCTCCCGGGTCAGGCGCGGCGGGGCCCGCCACGATGCGGGGATCGAACTCGTCGTCGTGGTCCAACGGGCGGGGCGCCCTGAAGGCCCCCCAGAACCACGTCCCGGAGGACGAGAACGAGCGTGACGCAGACAGGGCGTTGGACTGGGGACCCGGCCGCATCACCGGGGCAAGCATCTGAGCCGGCCTTCGGCTGGCGTGAGCTGTTCATCGATCCGACGGCGGCCCCCTGCTCCGCTGAGCAGCAAGTGGCCCACACGGTCTACGTCCGGTACGGCGTCCCGGTCAAGCGGGCCGGCAAGCGGACCCAGTCGTACGACCTCGAGATCAACGACCGCGTCTTCGCCCGGGCGGCCGGCATCGAGCCGGGTCGCTACGAGGTGAAGGCCCTGTGGCGCAAGACCGAGGTGCGGGCCTTCGACCCCCGTTTCAAGGTCGGCCGCAGGGGAGAGAAGTTCTACGGCCGCCGCGACTCCCTGATCAAGGCCTTCGCCGTGGCACTGGAGACCCAGGTCGATCACATCCTGCAGGACTCCGTCTCCCATCCGGGTTGGGGGAAGCGCTCCAGGGACGAGCTGACGAGGTTCGTCGAGGAGACCCACACCCTGATCGATCAGGCCATGCAGCGGAGGCACTCGAAGTCCTTCGCCGCTCGCTTTGAGCGGCTCGCGCAGGTCTCCCTCAGGATCCCGACGATGCTTCCCGTCGCTAGGGACCTGCTGTACAATCGCGTCCAACCGTCTGACATCGTTGGCGGTTTCGCTGACCTCGAGGGAATCTTCCTCGTCGCCGGACCCCTATATACAATGGTTTCTAGGGATGAAATCGCGCAATTCCTAGTCTTTGATAGCGCGAGCTCTGAAGGGGTCAAGCTCCGGTATGTCGGAAAAATTCCCAGGGAACCCTTGCAGGTGCGGATGCGGCAAGATGGTGATGGGAACCTGGTCACGGGGCCATCACAGGACAAGGATCGGGAGAGTTCCCGATAAACTTTGCAAGATGTGTGGCTCTCCTCGGGATGGAAAACCGGGCCGATTCTGCGCATCCTGTCGTTCTGATTACTATCAGAACATGTACTATGTGGTTCGATACGGGATCACGCTTGAAACTTTCAACACGTTGCTTCGTGAGCAAGATTCGAAGTGTGCTGTCTGTCATACTTCCGAACCGGGTGGTAAGGGAAATTGGCACGTTGATCATTCACACGTAAACGGTCAAGTTCGAGGATTACTGTGTCATTACTGTAATGTGGGCATTGGTAGTCTTCGAGATTCAACAGAAATTCTGACAAGAGCGATTGAGTATTTGAAGCGATTTGAAGAGGGAAAGGTGAAGGAAGATGGCTTTCGATCTAAACGCGATCCGCGCGAAGCTGAAGAACCTGGAGGAGGGCAAGCCCAAGAGCAAGCGCTGGAAGCCCAAGGACGAGCACACCGTCCGGGCGCTCCCGCTCCCCGGCGAGGATGACCTGGCGCTGGTCATCAAGTGGCACTACGGCGTCGACAACGGGCGTCAGATGGCATGTCCCGGGACGTGGGACGAGGAGTGTCCGTTCTGCGACGTGGCCAAGCGGCTGAAGTCCTGGAAGGACGAGAAGGGCCGCGACAAGCCCGAGCACGTCCGCAAGATGGACTGGGAGTGCTTCAAGAAGGTCGACGCGGCCGTCAAGCACTACATCCCGGTCGTCGTCCGGAAGAAGGACTCGACCGACGTCGAGGGGCCGTTCCTGTGGGAGCTGACCCCGAAGACCTACCAGGCGGTCCTGAAGATCTGCGCCAACGACGACTGGAATGACGACCATCCGGAGGGCGGCGGACTGCGGGTCCTGACCTCGCTCACCCACGCCCTCGACCTGGTGGTCACCCTGAAGAAGAAGGGCGAGAAGGGGAACACCACGTCCTTCGACCTCACGGAGGTCGAGGAGCGGAAGAAGTTCTCCCCGATCTTCAAGGCCGCGGACGGCGGTGAGGCGAAGGCCCGGATGCTCCTCGAGCGCATCCCGACGGCCGCCGACATCGCCAAGCCCGTCAGCACCGAGGAGGCCGAGAAGGTCTTCGCCGCCTGGGAGGCGTCCATGAGGGAGGGCGGCGGGGACTCGTCCAAGGGCAAGTCCGACGACAGCGACCTCGAGTACGGCGGCTCGGCTGGGTCCGAGAGGCCCGCCCAGGGCGGCGGGGACGTCGAGTCCACCATCGCCAAGCTCGAGGCGATGGTCAGCGCGGGCCGCTGAGGCCGCCCGCGGCGGGGCTGCGGGAGGGATCAACGTCCCTCCCGTGCCCCTCCTTTTCTCATGAGGGGGACGCATGTGGTATAGGGTGAACGACCCGCTCAGCCCACTGAGCGGATGCGACGTGAGGGGTCGGCTTGCTAACTTCGAGGAAGCTGCGTGGGAGAACCTCTCTGCGGGAAGCTTCCTGATCATAGACGCGGTGCGTCGCGTTGACGTCTTTCAAGGTGACAGGCCCTATCAAAGGGTGGCTGCGGATGGACAGAATCTCGGTTTGCTGATTGCTGAATCTCAACTCGTCGAGAGCCCGATCCAGGACGACGTCGTAGAGATCGCCACGGACCGCCCGTACGGGGCCGTCGTGGAGGAGCGGGACCACGACCGCTCGGACGGTCTGGCCCTTCGAGTGGTGGAGTACGAGAGCATGGCCCAGGTGGCCCTGGACGACACCTCCTCCGGGACCGTCCTCGGCTCGGCGACGGTGTCGCTCGACAACGTCCGCCTGATCGAGGAGCAGTTCGTCGGCGGCGGCGAGGTGGACGAGATGCTGTCCCTGCTGGCGGTCTCGGGAGTCTGATGGCGAAGCGGATGAGCGAGGTGCCGGCGGAGCCGGCGGCGGCGAAGGCGATCGACCAGAAGCAGGCCGCGCGGACGCTCCGCGACGCCCTGAACAAGTCCAACGGCAAGGACGCGGACCCCGTGGCCTACGACCTGACCAAGGACGACTCCCCGACGCACATCAAGGACTGGATTCCCACCGGGAGCACGCTCCTCGACTACGCCATCAGTAACCGCCGGGACGGCGGGGTCCCGGCGGGAAAGATCGTGGAGATCCAGGGCGAGGAGTCGAGCGGCAAGTCCCTCCTCTGCGCCCACCTCATCGCGAACGTCCAGCGGAGGGGCGGGATCGCCGTGTACATGGACACGGAGAACGCCGCCAACCCGGACTTCATGCGCCGCATCGGGGTCGACCTGGAGCGCATGATCTACGTGCAGCCGGGCACCATCGAGCGGGCCTTCGAGGTGATCGAGGGGGTCGTCATGACGATCCGGGCGAAGGCGCCGACCCAGGCCCTCCTCATCATCTGGGACTCCGTCGGGAACACCCCGCCGCAGGCCGAGGTGGAGGGCGACTACGACCCGAACAGCCGCATGGGCCTCGGGGCCAAGGCGATGGCCAAGGGCCTCCGCAAGATCACCGACATGATCGGTAAGGAGCAGGTCACGATGGTCTTCACCCAGCCGCTCACGTACCGGATGGACGCCGGCCTTTACGGCGACCCTCTCGGCACGAAGTACGGGAAGGCCCTCCCGTACCACTCCTCGATCCGCCTCAGGGTGACCTCCAGCACGAAGCTGAAGGACAGGGACGGGGAGATCTACGGGCTCGTGACCAACGGCCGGATCATCAAGAGCAGGCTCGGGACGGCGCACCGGACCTGCAAGTTCGAGATCCACTTCGACCACGGGATCGACGACGAGGCCTCGTGGTTCCCGGTCCTCCACGAGGCCGGGATGATCGAGAAGGACAACGGGTGGTGTTACATCGAGCAGCTCCCGTCGGGCAGGCTATGGGACAAGGGCGTCCACGCGGGCAAGGACCGCGGCGTCCAGTTCCGGGAGGCCGAGTTCGGCAGACTCTGCCGGGAGGACCAGCGCGTGCGGAAGTGGGCCCTCGACACCCTGGAGAAGCTCCTCGTGAGGAAGTACGACGACACGCGGCCGGTCCGCGAGGGCGAGGAGGTCCCCAACGAGGAGGGGACGGACGACACCGGCGGACAGGAGGAAGCCAGCGAATGACGATCAACGTGAGGGACTTCGGGGCCGTCGGCGACGGCGTGACTGACGACCGCGTCGCGGTGCAGCGCGCCATCGACGCGGCGGGTGGATCCGACGCCGTCCGTTTCCCGGACGGGACGTACCGACTCACCCCGACGGAGGGGCGGCCCTGGTGCGTCCAGACCAGGCCGGGCACGGTCCTCCGCGGTGACACGAGGCAGGGCACCCGGCTGCTGCTGGCTCCCAACGTGGTGGGCTCGATGAGCATGGTGCAGGTCTCATCCCCGGGGTTCACCGCGGTCAACCTGACGGTCGACGGGAACAGGGCTAACCAGCCGCAGGGGAACCCACACCAGGCGGGGATCTTCGCCAAGCAGGGACCGCGGATGACCCTCCGGCACGTGACCGCGGAGAACTTCTGCGGCGACGGGTTCTACGCGTATGACGGCTCCGACGACGTGACGATGTTCGACTGCCTGGCCCGCTCGAACGGCCGGAACGGCCTGACCCTTGGGGGCGGCACCGCCGGAGGGACGTTCACCAAGTCCCAGTTCGTCGGCAACGCGGCCCAGCAGTTCGACTCGGAGTCCGACGGCGTCAACGGGAAGCCGATCGACGACGTGACGATCACGGACTGCCTGTTCGACACCCTGGGCGCCTCGGACGACTTCGTCCTCACCATGACCGGGACCTCCGCGGCCGTGCGCAGCTCCGGTTGGACCGTCACCCGGAACGTGGTGAACGGGGCGGCCCTGATCCTCTGGATCACCGACGTCGTCTACGCCGACAACGTCGGCGTCAACGCCTCGAGCAAGCCGTCCGTGTACGTGTACCGCACCTGCGACAGGATCCTCGTCCATAGGAACACGATCCACGCGACCGCCGCACCGTCATACGACGGGGGTAGCATCGTCCAGGTCGCCGGGACCGAGGTCGACCAGATGCCCGGGTCGGTCTCCGTGATCGCCAACGACCTACGGACGGACCAACCCATGATCGGGGTCTCCGGAGTGTGCGTCAGGGACATCGCTATCGCGGGCAACCGCATCGTCGGAGCCGGTCGGCCCGGGTTCGCCCCGGGCGTCTTCATCAGGGCGACCCGCGAGCTCGGACCGGTCCGGTCCGCCGTCATCCGCAGCAACTCGATCTCGAACTTCGGCCAGCACGGCGTGGTCCTGGGCGGGAACGGAAACGCGAGGATCAACTTCGCGGAGATCACGGGCAACTCGTTCTCGGACACGGGAGCGACCCCGACCATGCCGGTCGCGATGCAGCTGAACACCGACGACGACGCGGCCGACGACGTCATCCAGGCCTCGAACACGCTGTCGGGCGGGGTGGCCCGGATGGTCGATAGGGTCCCTGCTGGCACCGAGCGGCCGTGGGGCGACGGGCAGAGGTGGACGCGGTGAGTCGGAAGCTCACGGTGCTCAGGATCAACCGACAGACGGGGCTGTGCCCGCCGGCGGACTGGGAGACGGCCTTCATCTGGGTTGAGCACAGGGACGGCAGACCCGTCTATAGCGACGCCCAGGCGCAGCTGGCCGCGGCCCGCCCCTGCTACTGCGTCGAGCGTGACGCGGAGCACATCCTCTGGGCGGAGGAGGCACCGTGAGGTTCGAGGCCGGCCAGTTCATCACGTTCACCTACCGCCCGCCGGCGAAGCCCCCCAAGAGGCCCCGGCGGGTGTTCCAGAACGTGCGACAGCCCGACGGGACGGTCCTGCGGACCACCCAGGTCGTCCAACCGAAGCCCGAGCCGCCCAGCGACCCGAGCAAGTACGTGCTCGTGCTGCATCCAAACTACCATAACCAGGTCCACGCCATCGACCTGAAGAGGCTGACCCCGGCCCAGGTGCAGACGCTCCGGGCCGTCTTCGACCCCAAGGTGAAGAGGGCAGTGGACGAAGGCGAGTGGCCCGTCGAGGGAGTCCCGCCTTATGCTCTGATCCGTGATATCTTGAAGAGGATGGATCCCGTAGAGGCTGTCAAGAATCCGATTCTGTGCTACCAGACTCTGGTTAAACCGTTTCTTGCTGGTGCGGACGCATATCGGAAATACTGGCAACAGTGGATGTTCTCAGCTAAGGTGGTGGAAGACACTCATGTGCAGGGGAAGGTCTTTAACCCGAGACCGCTGTTCCACGGGACAGAGTCGAGGCAGGTCACGCCCGGCCCGAACCCCCGCCCGCTCTTCAAGAAGGTGTGAGATGGACGCAAGCCAGCAGTATCGATTCCTCCTGAGCAGGTTCGCTGAGATGGCTGACGTATTCGAAGAGCTCGGAAACCTCGGAATGGTGTCCGTTCCGAACGCTGAGGAGATGCAGACATTTTCGAAAGCCATCATCGGAAGCGCAGAGCAGATGAGGCAGTTCGTTAGGTTGCTGTCAAACTTTCGAGTCGTTGCTCTGAGCGAGAGGGACTGAGGGTCGCGGACCCAACACGAAACCGCTTTTCAAGAAGGTGTGACATGTCCGACGACGAAGAGAACCTCACGAAGAGGTACGATCCCGCACGGAACTTCCGCTGGGTCTTCCAGAATAGCGGCTGCGAGTCCTTCCGCTTGAAGGCGATCGCCTGCCGCCTGAGCGAACACTTCGGGCTCGTGATGACCGTGCAGCTTCGCGCCCTCAAGAACACCGACCTCAGTGAGCTCCCCCTGGACGGCACACACGCGATCCTAAAGCTCCTCGACAGCGAAGGCGAGGTGACTGAGGAGTACGACATCGTGTGGCTCGAGGCGCGCCTGATCCCCTTCCTCGAGCTGAGCTACAACCCCGAGGGTGAGGACAACATCATCCAGGGCGTCGAGCTCCGACACGTGACGGTCCGGCGGCGCTGATGGCCCACCTGCATCGCTGTTGGTGTGATCGGCAGTATCGCTGCGAGGCCGACCACAACAAGAGGGTCCATGTCCTCAGCTGCTTCGACCCCAGGGACGACTGCGACCCTTGTCCCGATCTCATCATCCACGGGCCGCGCTTCGTCCCCGGGAAGGGGACCTTCGAGTTCAGGACGGTCGTGTTTCCTGTGATCAGGGGGGTGATCCCTGGGCCCCTGTTTCCCGCAACCGAGGATTCCGATGGGTAAGTCAACCGGTCCGCTCGTCCTCATCGACGGGCATAACGCTTTCATCCGCAACTACGTGCGCTCCCCCTATACGGACTCGCACGGGGAGCGGATGGGAGGGGCGACCGGGATGGTCGTCTCGGTGCGGAAGATCATCAACGACTTTCAGGCCTCGAACTGCCTCGTCGTCTGGGACGGACAGGGGGGATCGCAGCGTCGGAAGTCCATCCTCTCCTCCTACAAGGCCGGGCGGACCGTCCGCCTCAACGAGAGGGAGGAGAACGACTTCGGGGAGACGCCGGAGCAGCGCATGGAGAACATGCGTCGTCAGCGGAACGTCGCCCAGGACTACCTCACGATGCTCGGCGTCCCGCAGGTGCGGGCGGACGGGGTGGAGGCCGACGACCTCATCGCCTACCTCGCGGGTAAGATGAATCACCCCGGCGGCTGCGTCATCGTCACGACGGATCAGGACATGCTCCAGCTGGTCCGCGAGGCGTCCGGCGGCTGCTCCGAGGAGAACCACGCTGACGGATGCTCCGAGAGATGCACCCCGCGTGTGTCTGAGGTGCGGGTGTACTCGCCCGTGAAGGCGAAGATGTACGACCGCGAGGCGTTCATCTCAGAATACGCCGTGCTCCCGGAGAACTTCAGGTTGGTGAAGGCGCTGACCGGCGACAAGAGTGATAATATCGAGGGGATACGGGGATTCGGCGTCAGGACCGTCGTCAAGCTCTTCCCGGAGCTGGCGCAGAAGCTGTGTGGACCGGCTACGATCACGGACAAGATCGACCACGAGCTTAGCCCGACATTGGGAAAGCGCCTCGCGGCGGAGAAATCCCGTTTCCTCGAGAATCTCACTCTCGTTGACCTATCTGCCCCAATGCTGAGCGCGACCGCTGCGCGGCAGGGCCGCGAGGCGCTGCGCCTCGACCTCGGATGCAAGGAGGTCGAGTTCAGGGTGCGGATCGTCCGCGACGGCGTGGCCTTCAAGGGCGACGGGTTCGTGAACGTCTTCCGGGAGTTCGTGCACCGGCGGCGGAGGGTGCTTGCTGAGACGAAGGCTGCGGACCCGGTGGATACCGGAGAGGCCGCAGGAACTGGCGGACTACCTGAGGGCGAGACCCCTCCCGCTGAGTCCTGACGGTTTCGTTGATCCGATTGAGCGTATGATCGGCCTCCTCGCGGAGGCTTTTTTTGCGGAGGGGTGGCGAGTGAGTGAAGCCGTGAGGTCGTTCGAGGAGCTGGGGCGGGGATATCAGGAGCGCGTACTTCAAGCGCTTTTCGAGGACCCGACGTACGCCGAGAGCATGTTCGAGGTCTTCAGCCCGGAGTACTTCACGTACGCCCACCTCCGGGGGTTGGCCCGCGTGCTATTCGACCACCGGGCCAAGTACCGAGAGTTCCCGGGCATGGAGGTCTCCCTGCTGCAGCTGAGACAGCAGGACGACGACCCGGCGGCCATGGCGATGGCCACGGACCTCGTCAAGCGGATGACCGAGGTCCCGCTCAACGGGGACCGGGCCTGGATCCAGGAGAGCTCGCTGGAGTTCTGCAAGAGGCAGCAGCTCATCAGCGCCCTCGGCAAGTGCCTGGAGCAGGTCGAGAACAAGAAGTACGACAGCATCGCCGGGACGATCCGCGAGGCCCTCGACCGCGGCTCACCCCGCGACCACGGCCACGACTACGGCGAGGACATCGACGTCCGCGTCGCCAAGGCGGTCCGCGAGCCCATCTCGACCGGCTGGCCGACGCTGGACAAGTACCTCGGCGGCGGCTGGGAGCGGAAGACCCTCGTCACGTTCATCGCCCCGACGGGCGCCGGCAAGTCGATGTTCCTGGTGAACGTCAGCGCCGCGCTGGCCGCCCAGGGCCTCAACGTCCTATACGTGACGCTCGAGATGTCGGACTTCAAGATCGGCCTCCGGCACGACAGCTGGTTCGGCGGCGTGGCGATCGACGACGTCCCGAGGGACGTCGACAGGGTCAAGGCCTCGATCAAGGAGCGGATGAAGGGCCGGCTCCTCATCAAGGAGTGGCCGACGAAGACGGCCACGGTCGAGACCATCCGGTCCCATGTCCAGCGCCTGATCGCGACGAAGAACTTCAAGCCCGACGCGATCGTCATCGACTACGCGGACTGCCTGCGGCCCGTGCGGAGCTACGGCGAGAAGCGGCACGAGCTGGAGAGTAACTACGAGAACCTCCGGGGGCTCGGCCAGGAGCTCAACTGCGTCGTCATCACCGCGGACCAGACCAACCGCGGCGGCCTCGATCTCGAGATCGTCACCATCAGCTCCATCGCGGAGTCCTACGCCAAGGCGACGGTCTGCGACGGCATCTTCACGATCTCCCGCACCGCCGAGGACAAGATGAACGGGACGGGCCGGCTCTTCCTCGCGAAGAGCCGCTTCGGTCCCGACGGGATCGTCCTCCCGTTCCTCCTCCAGACGAGGGAGAGCGTCCGCGTGACGCTGATGGACAGCGACGCCGACGCGGTCACGATGCTCGTCAAGAGCACCGGTGAGGAGGGCATGCGCAAGTTCCTGGGCGACCGCCTGAAGGAGTTCAGCAGGAGGCCCGTCGAGAAGGCGGAGCGCATTTCGGAGGTCGGATGAGCTACGAGCCGACGGGCTTCGCCCGACAGATCTTCGCGTCACGCCATGCGGCGTACCCCGATGAGCCATGGGCCGATGCATGCAAGCGCGTCTCCTGGCACGTGGCAGCTGCCGAGGTGGGGGAGGCCCGCGTCAGGTGGTTCGAGGCATTCAAGCAGGCCCTCCTGGACAACCTCTTCATGCCCGGCGGTAGGATCTGGTATGGCTCCGGGAGGGCCAGGGGCCAGCTACTGAACTGCTTCGTGATTCCGACCGGTGACAGCCGCGAGGCATGGGGGAAGACCCTCTACGACACCGTGGTCATCGCGGGAACCGGCGGCGGCATCGGGGCTAACTTCAGCGAGATCAGGCAGCGCGGCGCGTTCATCGTGGGGACCGGCGGCGAGGCCACGGGGGCCGTCTCCCTCATGGTGGCCCAGAACTCGGTGGGCGACGTCATCGGAGCGGGCGGCGGCCGCCGCATCGCGTTGATGCAGTGCCTGCGGATCTCCCACCCGGACATCGTAGAGTTCCTCGACAAGAAGCTGGACCTCCACGAGCTCAACAACGCCAACGTCTCTGTGGTCCTCGATCAGGACCCGGAGCTGCTGTTCGAGTACGTCCGAGCTGGGTGGGACCTCCCCCTGACGTTCGGGGGGAAGCAGGTTGGGTCCATCCCGGCCCGGGACATCTGGAATAGGATCGTGGAGAACGCCCTGAGGGGCGGCGAGCCGGGTCTCCTGAACGGCTACCTCGCGAATCGGATGTCGAACATCTGGTATGTCGAGCCGCTCGTCAGCACCAACCCGTGCGGCGAGATCTGGATGTCCCCGTATGACTGCTGCTGTCTCGGTCACCTGGTCCTGCCGAGGTTCGTCAGGACGATCGACCACGTCTCCCACACCGGCCGGCGGGAGCTCGACTGGGACGCCCTCCGCGAGACCATCAGGCTCGGCGTGAGGTTCCTGGACGACGTGCTGACCGTGAACAGCTACCCGCTTCCGGAGGTGCAGGCCAAGACCTCGCAGCTCCGCCGGATCGGACTCGGCGTCATGGGCCTGCATCACATGCTCATCGAGCTGGGCCTGAAGTACAACTCCGTCGAGGGCCTCGAGTTCGTCGACAAGCTCTTCAAGTTCCTGAAGAACGAGTCGTACGACGCCTCCGTGGATCTGGCGATCGAGAAGGGTCCGTTCCCGGCCTTCAAGGCCGACGAGTTCCTCAAGTCTGGGTTCACCAAGACCCTCAAGCCGTCGATTAGGGAGCGGATCAGGCGGAACGGCATCCGCAACTGCGCCCTCAACACGATCGCTCCGACTGGGACCATCTCGATGGTGAGCGAGGTCAGCTCCGGGATCGAGTCGATCTTCGCGATGGCGTACGAGCGGAGGTACCGGAAGGGCGCGGAGATCGCCATGGAGGTGGTCGCGGACCCGCTGTTCAAGCGGTACGTGGCCGAGGGACGCTCGACGGAGAACTTCCAGAACGCCTACGACCTCTCCATGCGTGACCACCTGGAGATGCAGCGGACCTGCCAGCGCCACGTCGACAACGCGGTCAGCAAGACCATCAATCTGCCGCCCGGGACAACCGGTGAGGAGCTGTCCGATCTGCTCATGGAGTTCCTCCCTGACCTCAAGGGCGTCACCGTGTATCCGGTCGGCAGCCGCGAGAACCAGCCGCTGACTCCCCTCGACAGGGAGCGCGCGGAGGAGATCGTCTTCCAGTCAATCTCGCAGGCCGGCGGGAACGACGCCTGCCGAAGCGGCCAGTGTGACGTCTGAGAAAGGGCACCGTGGAGCACTACAATCGATTGGACCCCGAGGTCGCGGAGCTACTGGCGATCCTCGCGGAGGAGTGCGGCGAGGTGGTCCAGCGGGTCGGAAAGATCCTCCGGCACGGCGTGAGCAGCGTCAGCCCGTACAGCGGGATCGACAATAAGACGTCCCTCGAGGACGAGATCACTGACATCCTCGCCGTGGCTGACCTCCTCTCCCGTCTCGGAGTGATCGACTGGCGCCGGGTCAACGACTCCGTCGCGGGGAAGTTCGAGCGTCTCGCGAGGCCCGGGATGCTGCACCACAGCACCCTGCTCAAACCGGCCCCGTGCGCCCTGTGCGGAAGCGTCGTCGACACGCAGAAGGGTCCCGTCGGCTTCGGCCGATGCCTCGATGAGAGGGCGTGTGTGGCCCGCCCCGGTGCGCTCGACAACGCTGCTCGTCTCGGCATATTCATATCTCCCGGAGCTGTCATCAAGGGCGGCAGGTGATATGATGTGGGCATGCGGTACGTCATACTGAACAACAGCGGTCACAACATCTCGAGCATCTGTCAGCCCCAGCCCGATATGCTGGCGGTCGCGAGTAATGACTGCTATTACACGGACCTCGATAAGGCCCTGAGGGCACTCGAGGAAGCCGTGGAGCGCTTCCCCATGGAGAGCAGCCGCGATGGCGGCTTCACCCTCAAGCAGCTCCCCGAGGAGGGCCGAATCATCGCCAGGTATTCCTGGCGTATACCCAGGAAGGGCTTCGTCGAGAAGACGAGGTACTGATCCGTGGACGCGCTGTCGGCCGCTAAGGCCTACGCCACGCTCCATCACGTCATTCGGAAGGGGCAGCTGTACGGGAACGTCCCGTACACGCATCACCTCCAGGACGTCGAGCGGATTCTCCTGGAGTTCGGGGTGGCGGACTACGTCGACCTCACCGCCGCATGGCTCCACGACATCGTGGAGGACACGGACGTCAAGCTCCGGGACGTCGAGGAGAACTTCGGGGAGGACGTGGCGGCGCTGGTGGGGGCCGTCACCTCGGAAGAGGGCCTCAACAGGAGGGTCCGCAACGCCCTGACCTATCCGAAGATTCGGGCGGCTGGTCCGCGCGCGGTCCGGCTGAAGCTGGCTGACCGCCTGGCCAACGTCAGGCACGGAGGCGCGTCCTTCAAGATGTACCTCCGTGAGTACCCCGACTTCAGGCATGCGTTGCATGACCCCAGCGACTCGACGTGCGTGGACCTATGGAGCGCGATCAACATCGCGATGGGCCTGTGAGTCTCAACCGCACGCTGTTGGTGACCCACAGGGGGTGTCTCGACGGCACCGGGTCGGCGCTGATGTACCTCTGGGCAGGCGGGAGTAGGGATCTTGTCTTGTTCAGGAATCCCTCGGGGTTGCAGCTGTCCGGGGACGACGTCCCGGGTCCCGTCGAGGAGGTCTGGTACGTGGACTGCTGTCCGCAGGACCTCAGTGACCCGGCGGCCGGACGACCCTTCTGGGTCTTCGACCACCACGTGAGCTCCCAGCGGGTCCACGGGAGGGACCCACGCTGTGAGTTCGACATGGGGGAGTGCGGGACGTCGCTGATGGCCAACAGGCTCGCCCTACGCAACCTCGACGATGACACAGAGGCCTTCATCGGGGGCATGAGGGACTACGACCTGGGTCGCTTCGAGAATCCGGTCGGTCGGCGACTCGCGGACCTCGCGGCGACGTACACGCAGGAGCAGTTCCTCGACGTCCTCCTCGAGCATGAGGCCGGGATCATCAACGACCCCGCCATGGCGGCCCGGGCGGCCGGCGCCGAGGCGGTCAGGTCAGTCTACGCGGAGCGGGCGGCGCGCGCCGCCGTCCAGAGCGAGATCTGGTTACCCGAACCGACTGGGCGCATCGTCGCGGCCGCCGCCGCGTGCCCCCAGGACTGGAAGAACGACACGGCCAACAGGATCCTGGACACCCGACCACTGGTCGACGTGGCCGTCATCCTCGATCTCATGGGCGGTATGGTCAGTCTCCGTTCACGCCCCAACGGTATCGACTGCAGCGTCATCGCGGGCCTCTACGGCGGCGGCGGCCACGCGAAGGCCGCCGGTTTTAGGATGCCAGGAGGCATCGACGCCACACTTCGCGGCCTGATCGGAGGAGCGTTCGGATGAGTTACCGTCAACCCTCGACTGAGGCAAGGGCCCGTTACATCGAGAGGAGTCGTGAGCTCTGGGCCTCCCTCAAAGGCATCGAGGCTCGCTTGGTCGCTGAGGGCCTTGATCACTCCCAGGCGTGGGACCATCCGACCTACGAGCAGGCCTTCACCGCTGCCCGCAAGCATGACAACACGTGTCCGGAGTGTGGAGGTACGGAGCTTCGCATGGAGAACTACGACATGATGTGGCACGAAGCGGACCTCGTCTGTCAGGCCTGCGACACATACGTGCGGATGTGGGACGCGGGATGACCCTCAACATCACCCGCTCCTCGTTGGAGGAGATCCACCGCGACCTGATGGGTGACCTGCGGTGGTCCTTCGACTTCGAGTCCGCTCCCCGCGGCAAGCTGATCCGGGAGCTCGTGGCTCCGACGTTCACCCTGACGGATCCCCGGAACAGGCTCATCACGAGTCCCGCTCGGGCCGTCAACTACGGCTTCGCCGTCGGGGAGCTGTGCTGGTACCTCCGGGGCGACACGGACCTGGAGACGATGCGCTACTACAACAAGCGCATGGCCCAGTTCTCCGACGATGGGCTGACCATCAACTCCGCCTACGGCAACCGCCTGTTCAGGGGTCGCTGGTTCGGTCCACCGGGTTCCCCCTCCTTCACGGAGGGGGAGGGCCAGTTCGATCAGGTCCTCGCCGAGCTGACGGCCGATCCGGCCAGCCGCCGCGCCGTCATGCACATCAATGAGCCCGAGGACCTCCGGCGGACCGTCGTCCAGGGCTCCAAGGACGTCCCCTGCACCCTCTCGATACAGCTCCTGATCAGGGACCGCCACCTCCACATGCACGTGGTGATGAGGAGCAACGACGTCGTCTGGGGTCTGCCCTACGACGTCTTCAGCTTCACCTGCTTGCAGGAGCTCTTCATGCTGGAACTGCGTCGCCGCGGCGTGCCGGTGGACGACGTGGGGTCCTACCATCACACGGCGGGCTCCCTCCACCTCTATGACACACACTGGGGGATGGCGGGGGAGGTGGCCAATGAGGAACACCCCTGGCCCGCTCCGATGCTCCCCGTGACGTGGGACCAGATGGAGTGGCTGGCGACACAGTACGAGCCGGCGTGTCGGCAGTCAGTCGGCAACCCCCTGGCCCCTTTGAACGTTTCCTGGCCCCCCGCCTTCTCCTCACCCGAGAGGGACGCGGACCAGACGACCCTGGAATGGATGGTCTCCATGCTGGTCGACCACCGCGACAGGCGCGTCATCGAGAAGATCGAGAAGGACAAGCGTGAGCAGCAATCGCCCTAACATCGAACTCGTCCTGGACGTCCGCTCTTACGAGCGTGTCGTCGTCATCGCCAATCGCGACCAGTCGCGGACCTACCCGGCCGCCTGGTTCCGTCCGCTGACGCTGTCTGAGATGCTTCTGCTCGTCGTTCCGGAGAGCGTCGTCGTCGTCGACGGTGCCGAGCCGACTAGACGGACGTACGCGAGCATCTCCCAGCGCCGACCGCGGCTGGTCGCAGTCACGGTCACGGGGGAGGAGCACGCCCGCTCCGTGCGGAAGGCCCTGCTCTCCGTCCAACCGTGGTGTGAGCTCTACTCCCTCAACTCGTCACTGGGACGCCTGGTCGTGGCCCACGGCTTCAGTGGCCGCCCATACGACCGGTACGAGCTCCCGGACATGTTCGGAAAGGCGGAGGCCTGACCATGGAGCCGAAGTGCTGGTGCGGACACGTCAGCATCCTCCATTTCATGGGGACTGGGGCCTGCACCGCCAAGCCTCTCTCCGCTCCGTCCTGCATGTGTACGGCGTTCAAGACGATCCAGCAGCTCGAGACACCGCCATCCCCGATCGGATACCACATCGCCTGGATACCGCAGGGCGAGTACGGCGAGGTCTCGAAGATCGAGGAGGAGCTGGCGGAGTTCAAGGACGCCCTGGCCCAGCGGTGTTCCCTGATGGCCCTCCTAGAGCTCGCGGACCTCATCGGAGCGATCGAGGGGTACCTCGACCGCCATCACCCGAGCATCGAGTTGTCCGATCTCCTGTCAATGGCCGCGATCACGAAGCGGGCCTTCAAGGTGGGCCACCGGGTCCCCAAGGAGGAGTGACATGGACTACCGACACATCGCGAGCGCCATCGAGTTCTATCAGAAGCGGGGGTACGTGTACGTCCAGGACGCCCCGTGGTACGTGGACCCGCCCGCGTACGACGCCACGAAGCCCCCGGGGGCCACGGACCTACGAATCGCCACCCCGGCGGGGCATTTCGGCAATCTCGTGGCCTCCGGCGAGCAGTCGTTCATCCAGATGATGCTGGACGGGCAGCCGCTGAAGCGGGCAGTGTGCGTCACGCCGTGCTTCCGGTGGGAGCAGAGGCTGGACGAGCTCCGGCGCATCTACTTCCTCAAGGCGGAGTTGATCAACGCCCACGACGTGGACGAGGGTCACCTGATGCACATGGTGCACGAGGCGTGCACGTTCTTCGAGACGTTCCTTCCTGACATCCGCGTGCTTCGCACCGAGCACGGTTACGACATTGTCGAGAAGGACACTCGCGTCGAACTCGGCTCATACGGCATTCGTGACGTGACCGTGTCCGGCAAGAGGCTGCGCTGGGTCTATGGGACGGGATGCGCGGAGCCACGTCTCTCGACTGTGCTCCAGAGACGCTGGACGAAGGGGTGAGATGAAGGTGACAGTCGAACTGAGCGAGCCGGAGATCAGCCAGGCGGTCAGGGAGTACCTGACCAAGGCTGGACACATCAAGCCGAACCACGGGGTCATGGTGACATTCCACGGCGCGGGCGATGATCTCGTCGCGCGGGCGACGATCGAGCCGATGAGGACGGACTACTTCGACCGATGAGTGACAAGCTCGACCGGGCCTTCGCCCTCCAGCGTGAGTACATGGACATGCTCGTGGAGCACGACCGCTTCCCCGAGTACCCCGTTGACCTCGGTACGAAGCCGGGCCAGCGTTTCGTCAAGGAGTGCGTCTTCAACTGCGTCGCGGAGCTCTTCGAGGCCACCGTGGAGCTGAAGAACAAGATGCACCGCCTCAGCGACGCCGCCGAGGTGGACCTCGAGCATTACCGGGAGGAGATCGGCGACGCCTTCGCGTTCTTCCTGGAACTCTGCGTGATCAGTGGGATGACGCCCGACGCGCTCTACGAGGAGTTTCGACGGAAGAACGCGGTCGTGCGGCGGAGGCTACAGGAGGGATACTGATGACTGATTTTCCCGAAGCTGCTGTTGTGGAGTTGACCAGGCTGGATCCGCCAGAGAAGTCACGGGTGTACTCCTTCCCTGGAGGGGAGAAGGTTTGCATCGCGGACGTGACGCATTTCCTCGCCAGGCCAAGCGGGACGCATCGCTTGAGGACTGCTGACGGAAAGCTACACATCGTCGCGACCGGATGGCTGCATATCGAGATCGAGGCCGCGGAATTCACGGTGTGATGTGAAGTTCTTCCACAGGGCCAAGGACGGGGGCCCGAAGTCGACGGTCGTCGGCTACTGGCTCGCTGAGGTCAAGAGGCTGTTCAGCGTGGCCTTGCTGCGTTTCGCGAACGGCAGCCGTGACGAGTACCACTCCCACGCCTTCAACAGCGTCTCGTGGGTCCTGTGGGGAACCCTGATCGAGGAGCACCTCGATGGACGGATCGAGGTCCACGTGCCGAGCCTGTTTCCTATCATCACGAGACGCGACACTTTCCATCGAGTGGTTAGCCTCGGTACCACATGGGTATTCACGCTGCGGGGGCCGTGGGCCAGGACCTGGTATGAGTACGACCCGCTGACGGACCGCACGGTGATCCTGAGGAACGGAAGGGTTGTGGTGAACGAATGATCGGGCTGTCTCCGCTGGGCAAGGACGGGGTTGCGTGAGCTACGACCCAAACTCATGGGAGGCCAAGGTCGGCGAGGAAGGCAACGACCGGGCCCTGGAGATCATTCGACGGAGGTTGGCAGAGCGCGGCTCACGGATCACGGTCCGGAGGGGTCCGAGGCACTCCCGAGCCAACGGCATAAAGGGTGACCTCCTCTTCTCGAGGCCCGACGAGGCCCCGCTCCTGACGATCGAGGTTAAGACCCCGTCCGCCAAGTACCCCGACAGCGTCTCCGTGTCGACCTTCGAGTTCAATAAGAGCCAGGCCAGGTGGCTGATGGCGATGAATGAGGACGAGACGCTCGGCTGCTGGTTCCAACGCTGGGAGACGGTGCTCGCCCACACGGTCGAACGCTCCGGATACCGGAACGGCCGTCAGGAGAGGTATTATACCAGCGAGCCACCAATCAAATCAAGGATTCCCCTGGATGAGGTCCTGGACTGCATCCAGCGGGAGTTCGGGGAGATCGAATGATAATCGCTTTCGCGGGACACCGTTCCGAGCGTCTCGGCGACGACCTCGCCGGGGCATGGATAGCCATCAAGGAGTTCCTCATGACCGAGCGGCCCGACGGGGTCATCTCGGGGATGGCCCAGGGGGTCGACTCGATGGCCTTCGACATCGCCGTGGACCTCGGGATACCGGTCACCGCGGCAGTCCCGTGGGTCGGTCACGCCTTGGAGTGGCCACCGACCCTCCGTGAGCAGTACCTCGCTCGTCTCGAGAAGGCCGCGGACGTGAGGGTGACGTCCGACGTCGACAGGTACTCGGTCTCCGTGTATTCGATCAGGAACCGATGGATGGTCGACAACAGCGACCGACTCGCCGCCGTCTGGGACGGCGTCAGGGACGGGGGGACCTGGGACGCCATCGAGTACTCCCGGAAACTCAAGCGTGAGCCCACGTTCCTCAAGTGGAGGGCCAAGTGAGCCTGGCGGAGCTGATCGAGAAGTACTTTCGGATGATGGCCGCCGCCCCCACGCTCTCTGACCTCAGTAGGTTCGCTGACGAGATCCCCGCGCACCTGCAGGTCTCCTTCCTGTCCTGGATCAGGAGGAGGGCTCTCGCTCTCGCTGAGGCCCGTCGGGACGACTCGTCGCTCAACTGACAACCCCATCACGTGGTAGGATTTCCTGATGAAACGCGGCGCGACGGCTAGCATCCTGCGGTTCGCTCGTCTCCAGCCGGGCGGCGTGATCAGCTGGGGCGAGGCGGCCGCGAGGTACCGCATGGCCACGGGCATCCCCCGATCCGACCACCACTACCACATGAACCTCGGGCACATCTTCCGACGTCATTTCGAGAGGGTCGAGGGGGCACGGGGGTTGTACGTCCTCAGGGAGGCGATCACTGGGCGCCGCATGGACGGTGTCTGGGTCTCACGGAGCAAGGAGCGGGTGGCCCACCGGTACTACTGCGACGACGTCTATAGGGAGTCCCGGGACTACGTGATGTTCGTGTACTGCCGGGAGGACGGGACGGAGTTCATCGATCAGAAGCGTCGGCGGGCCGTGACGCGGATCGACGGCAAGCCGACGATCGAGATGTACTCCTACACCGTAGGATGGAACGTGGCGAAGATCGTTCCGTGAGCAGAGGCTGGCGGTCCCTCTGTTGGACATGCGGCGGAATCGTGCGAAGGCCGATGCGCGGAAAGACGATTTTTTGCGATAGGTCATGCATGGCGAAGTGGGCCCGTTGTCGGTATCTACTCCCTCCGTGGTGGAAATGAGGTTGCATCGATGAGGATGATGGCAAGTCTGCATACGCACGATGCCTTCAGCTTTCAGGATGGCGTCTGTTCTCCTGAAGAGCTTGTCAAGGCGGCGAAGGACAAGGGACTCAAGTCCTTCGCGATCACGAATCACGGGCATTGCCACTCGCACGCACGGACTTTCCTCGAGGCCAAGAAGCAGGGCGTGAGGGCTCTCCTCGGAATGGAGAGCTACGTCATCGATAGCCTCAAGGACTGGCGAGCCCTCAAGGAGCAGCTGGCACTTGAGAAGAAAGCCGCGGTCGAGGACGTCGAGTTCGACCTTGACCGCGCTGCCCTCGATAAGACGAAGCGGAAGGTCCTCTATCGGAAGGGCCATCTCGTCTTGGTGGCTCAAAGCAGGGAGGGTCTGGCGAACCTTTATCGGCTCCAGTACCGAGCCCACAAGGAAGGCTACTTCCAAAAGCCGCGCCTTGACAAGGAGATGCTCGCTGAGCTCAGCAGGGGCCTAGTCGCCTCATCAGCATGCATGGGCGGTGTCATCAGCGCTCGCTATTCGCTGTTCAAACGCGGCGAGTGCGAATGGGATGAAGTCGTCAAGCTAGCTCAAGAGTACTCCGAGATCTTTCAGGGTCGGTTTTTCCTTGAGCTGCAGACCAACGCGGCGCCGTACCAAGCCGAACTGAATTCCGCCCTCATTAAGATCCACGACGAGACGAAGATCCCACTCCTTGTCACGCAAGACAGCCACTATGTGGACCCCGCGGACTGGCAGTCGCAGCAGATCCTCCACCTCCTCCTGACGCATCGGGGTAAGGCTGGGGGCCTCACTCTCGGGAACCTGCCGCCCGACTATAGGTTCGACGTGCGCTCCCTCTTCGTCAAGTCGGCCGACGAACTGTGGGAGAGCTTCCGCCTGAACAACCCCGAGGTTCCGGAGGACGTCCTTGCCCAGGCGTTCGATAACACGCTCATGGCGGACTCCTTGGTCGAGCAGTTCGAGCCCGACACGCGGATGCGGCTCCCGTCGTTGCCGTACGCGGACACGTTCAGGGAGCTCATGCGGTCCGCGGCCGTGGGACTGAGGTCCCGCGGGCTGGAGCGGGACGACCGGTACGTCCAGCGTCTGAGCTACGAGCTGGGCGTCATCCGGGAGAAGGGGCTCGCCAACTACTTCCTCGTCGTCCGGAACATCTGCGACGCGGCGCGGAAGGAGATGCTCATCGGTCCCGGCCGCGGATCGGCGGCCGGCAGCCTGATCTGCTACCTCACCGGGATCACGAACATCGACCCGATCGAGCACAACCTGATGTTCGAGCGGTTCATCAACATCGACCGCGTCGAGACCCCGGACATCGACCTCGACTTCCAGGACGTGGACCGGGTCAAGGACATCCTCCGCCGCGACTTCGGCGAGGACAACGTCGCCTGCATCAGCACGTACGGGACCAACCAGATCAAGGGCCTCCTGAAGGACCTCTGCCGGGTCCACGACATCGACCACAACCTCTGCAACCGCGTCAACGCGCAGATCGAGCGGGAGATGCGGGCCCTGTACAGCGAGGACGAGGGGGTGACCCGCTCGGCCATCGTCATCAAGCTCGACGACATCTACCGCCTCAGTCCGACGTTCAACTCGTTCATGCGTCAGTACCCCCAGCTGGAGCGTGCGGTCCGGAGCCTGTACGGGCGGGAGCACCACGTCGGGCGCCACGCCTCGGGCGTGGTCATCGGCGACGACCTGCCCTCCGAGACGTCGGTGTTCCGCTCCAAGGGGGTCGTCCAGGCCTCGTTCACCGACGGGATCGTGAACAAGTCGGCCTCCAACATGGGGCTGGTGAAGTTTGACATACTTTCGCTTGCCTCGCTCGAGGTCATCTCTCAAGCCTGCAAACTGATCGCCGCAACTCATCCATTGATCGAACTGGAGATGGAGGACGGTTCAATCCGAAAGTTTTTGTCATATGAGCGAGTGCAAACACAGCGAGGATCGATCAGAGTCGACCAGCTCATTGAAGATGACGAAATTCTGGAATCTTCTGATATACGGGCTGGTGGATCCGCGAACCGATGAAGTTCGATATGTCGGACGATCTGCGAGCGGCTTAGTTCGCCCATACAGGCATCTGCAGAACAAGAGAGTTGCAGAAGCACACTATCCTGTTTACTGTTGGATTCGAAAGTTGAAAGGACTCGGAATGAGTCCTCGGGTGGTGACGCTCGAAAACCTCGGACAGTCTGAAGACTGGGAACTCGCGAATTCCCTCTTGAATGACGCGGAGGTGCGTTGGATTCGCTTAAAGAGAAGCGAGGGATGCGCACTCTTGAACTGTACCGATGGAGGCGGCGGACTGCTCGGCCATAAGCTCTCAGATGAGACCCGAGCGAGAATGCGTGAATCACAGCTACGTCGTTTTCTCGAGCGAACCCCTGATGATGCTCCCGATCCGTCCACCGCGAAGACTAGCCTCGATATCGTCGTCCCTCCAAAACGACAGACCCGCAAGAAGAAGGGCGACCAGTCCGGTTCTAAGAACCCCTTCTACGGGAAGAAGCACTCCGAGGAGACGAAAGAGAGGATCAGCAATCGCGTGATCACGCAGGAACATCGCGATCGCATCCGCCTCTCCAAGGTCAAGCGTGTCAAGTGCCTCGACGATGGCCTTGTCTTTGAATCCGTCCGTCTCGCCAGTCAGCATTATGATATCAGCGAGGCGGCCATCGCCGCCTGCGCCCGTGGCACCCGTGTCTCTGGAACAACGAGGGGGAGACGTTTCGCGTATGAGTGACATCCACTTTGTCTGTCCCCGGTGCTCCGCGGAGCACCGGAGGGGTTTTCTCGACGGCGTCTGCCTATTCAGGTGTTTCGGTTGCGGCTACCAAGGCCACGGGTTCCATCCGGATTCCGAGATAGACCGGGAGGTTTACGCTGAGCACCTCACCGCCAATGAGAGCCTCAGATCGTTGGGGCTGCCGGAGATTCCACTGGGCCTCGACCCACTCTCTCTGGGTCACTGATGCGGATCAAATCGATCAAGCGGGTCCCACGTTCTTACCAGGACGTCGTCAATGAGATCGACCCGAAGACCATGGACCTCAACTCGATGGAGGTCATGCGGACGGTCTTCTGGGAGGGGAACATGACGGGGATCTTCTCGGTCACCTCCCAGGGCATGATGAAGCTGTTCCAGCAGGTCAAGCCGACCTGCTTCGACGACGTCGCGGCCGTCTGCGCCCTCTACCGTCCGGGTCCACTCGGCTCAGGCATGGACCAGATGTACGCGAGGCGGAAGAACGGCCTTGAGGACGTCACGTACGACCACCCGCTGCTCGAGGAGGTCCTGAGGGACACCTACGGCTGCTTCGTCTACCAGGAGCACCTCCTGGAGACCTGCCGGAAGCTCTGCGGGATGTCCTGGAAGGACACCAACCGGGTCCGCAAGCACTTCCTCAAGAAGGACAAGAGCAAGTCCGACGAGTTCCTCCGGCAGGAGGACGCCGAGCTACGTGGCAAGGTCGTCGAGGGCGCCGTGGGGAACGGGATGGCCCGCTCCGCCGCCGAGGACCTCTGGGAGGCCTTCGGCAAGTGGGGCTCCTACGGCTTCAACCGGGCCCACGCCAAGGCGTACGGCATGGTCACGATGCAGACCGCGTACCTCCGGACGTACTATCCGATGGAGTTCTTCGCCGCGCTGCTCTCCGCGGGCCAGGCGGCCGACCTGCAGACGTACGTGAACGACATCCGCCGCCAGGGCTTCGAGATCAAGCCCGTCGACGTGAACCTGTCGGGCCGCTCCCCTCGGATCGAAGGGAACGGGATCCGGCTTCCCTTCACGGCGGTGAAGGGGATCGGACCGTCCGCGGTCGAGAAGATCGCGGCCCGTCAGCCGTACGCCTCGTTCGCCGACTTCCTGCTCGACTCGGGGGCGACGAAGACGTCCGTCGAGGCCCTCATGGCCGTGGGCGCCTTCACCGACCTGGTCCCCGGGACGTCCGTGGCGACCCTCCGCCTCCGCTACGAGGCCTTCAGGTCCGACAAGCGGCTCTCCCATAAGAAGAACCGGGACGCCGTGGCCCCCGTCCTCGAGGCGATCTGGGGCCCGAAGGACGACCCGATCGAGCTGATGGAGCGGGAGCGGGAGCTGCTCGGGTTCAACCTCCGCGGCACCCCGTTCTCCATCAACGACCGGCACGCGAAGGTCGACCGCCTCGTCGGCGAGGGTCTCTGCGAGCCGGGCTACGCGGCCTTCGTCGAGGACGAGGACCGTGAGGTCCTGATAGCCCCGCTCCTGGTCAAGTCGATCAAGGAGAGGCCCCAGAAGAACGGGCGGCCCATGGCCTGGCTCCGTCTCACGGACCGGGACGGCATGGAGTTCGAGGCGCCGGCGTTCGCTGGCATCTGGGAGCACGTCCGGGCGGCCGTCCGCCAGGGCGACGTGTACATCACGGTGCTGCACCGTAAGCTCGAGGACCCCAACGGCTTCGTGGTCGGGAAGCCGGGGTGGGCCCACTCGGCCAGGCAGGCCGCGAGCTACTTCATTCCGGTCGACAGCATCGAAATCTGAAAGGACTCGGATGGGCGAAGACGAGTGGGCCAAGGTAAAGGCCCTGTGGAACGAGTACGCTGAGGAGCTGAAGAGGCTCCCCTTTCTTCAGTACCAGAGGACCAAGGTCATGTCGTACACCGACGGCATCTTCGAGATCACTAAGCCGCGCATCCAGCCGATGCCGCTGCCGACCTCGCTGCTCTTCGATTTCGACAGGAGGTGGGGGGGCGTGAACCCCTGCGTCGAGATCGATCTACCCATCGCGGCCGTCCCATATCCGGTCAAGGACCCGGACGGACTCGATCCTGAGACCGAGGTCATGGCGAGGGCCCACGACGACCACTTCTGGCCGCACAGGAACGGGTGCCCGCTCTGCGGCTCGGACGCGTACGTCGGGTTCGTCCGCGTCGAGTGCTCCAACGGGAACTGCGGTAACTTCGTCCACCGGGAGGGCATGTGACGCCCGAGCAGTTCTGCTACTGGCTCCAGGGGTTCTTCGAGCTGTCGATGGTCGGCGACGATACCGCGATCACGCTGAGTCCGGCGCAGATCCGCATGGTCAACGACCACCTCGCCCTCGTCTTCCAGAAACAGACCCACGACAGGCCGAACCTGGCGGACATCCTGAAGCCCATCCCCCGTCCGTCCGCCGGTGACAGGAGGATCTGCTGATGGCAGACTTCGGTGACCTCCGTGGTGAGCCGTGGTGCATCCACGTCCTGTTCTGGGCGTTCATCTTCGTGATGTCTCCGGTCGCGATGATCGCCGACCTGCTCTCGGGGGACGATTGATCCGCGTCGGCGACCCACCGTACCTCGAGTGTAGTAGCCGGGGTGACACCCGGCTCTCGGCGTTCTACGCGAGGCCGTCGTGCCTCGGAGGGGCCTCCATTGAGGAGGCGTACCAGGCGTACAAGGTCTTCGAGGACGGCTCGACTGGTCTCGACTGGAGGGCCGCCAAGGCGAAGCGGGTCGCCGGAGTCGGCGTGACGAACCAGGCGGAGTGCGCCGCGCTATACTCCTGGCTCTGGGACGAGTGGATCAGGGAGAACCCGTGGCTGCTCGACGTGATAAGATCGGCCAGCGGCCTCTCCGACATGTTCGGCATGGAGGGCCACTGCTGCCAGGCAATCGAGCTCTGGAGGATTCGAAATGGAAGCTGACTACCCCCTCCTCCCTCAGGATCTCTCAGAGAATCTAGGCCCTGACGATGACGACGAGGGCCTAACAGGTCCTAACAGAGACCGCGTGGCCCTCGTCGTCCCCTCGATCAGGAGGGAGAGCTTCTCGCGGTTCGTCGCGGAGTGGCGACCCACCGGGATGCTCGATCGGGTCGACCTCATCCTCGTCGAGGACAATCCGCGGAAGACCTTCACGCCGTCCGTGACCGACGTCGCCCAGCACTTCTGCTGGGAGGACATCGACATGCACGCTTGGTCGTGGATCATTCCCCGCCGCTCGGACACCGTCAGGAGCTTCGGCTACTGGTGGGCCTGGAGCCAGGGGTACGGTTTCCTGCAGACCCTTGACGACGACTGTTACCCCGCGAAGGGCTACGAGCAGCTCGATCTCCTGCATAGGGGGATGTTGCAACGCACGAGGTGGTTCAACACGCTGAACAGCGTCCGGCCGCGCGGGGTCCCGTACCGGAACCTCGGCTCGCGGCCGGTCCACGTCAACCACGGGATCTGGCAGGGCGTCCTCGACTACGACGCCCCCCAGCAGCTCGTCGATCCGGTCCCGGAGACGTACACCCATGACAACCGCATCGTCCCGCACGGGGCATTCTTCCCCTTCTGCGGGATGAACGTGATGTGGCGGCGCGAGACGATCCCGCTGAGCTACCACCTGCTCATGGGGCAGATCAAGTCGGTGCGGAGGGGCTTCGAGGGCTTCACCGAGCCCCTTCCGTTCGATAGGATGGGGGACATATGGTGCGGCATCATCCAAAAGAGGATCTGCGACCACCTCGGGTGGGTCGTCAGCACAGGTACCCCGCACATCCATCACGACCGGGCGTCCGACCCGTTCAAGAACCTCCGCAAGGAGGCCAACGGGATCGAACAGAACGAAACGTTTTGGGAGAGGATCGACGCGGTGCGACTCGATGGCCTCCGGACACCCACCGAATGCTACCGGAGGGTCGCCTCCGCGGTCCGGGGGTTCGGCGGCGAGCACGCGGCGTACTGGAGCCGACTCGGTGACGCGATGGAGTGCTGGTCCCTACTCTTCGAGGTCCCGTGAAGACCATCGACTCGTATTTCTTCATCAGGTTTGAAGGGGACCCGCTCGCGCCCGCCTCGTACGTCGGTGACAGGTATCGGGAGCCGTGCGAGGCCATGCGGAAGCGGGTCATCGAGCACCTCCATTTCGGGAAACCGGTCTGCATCATCGTCCCGTTCGAGTCCTTCCTGGAGATGGCGTCCTCCGCCTCGTTCTCCGTGGAACGGAATGAGCTGGGCGTGATGTTGAGCTGCTATAAGCTGCCGGTCTCTGACACCCGGGTCGCGACGGAGTCGCTGTTCACCGAACCAGACGTGACGCCAGAGGTCCAGAGGCAGGTCGATCGGGCGTTTGAGACCGCGTACGGGGGCTGATGGCCTTCTCCGGAACCTATCGCGGGACGCGGTTCAGGAGCCTGCTCGAGCTGGCGGTCATCCGTAACCTGGAGGCCGACGGCCTAATCCTGGGGTCCACGATGCTCTATGAGGCGACGAGGATACCCTACGGGAAAGAGGGGAGGAGGACCTACGTGGTGGACCTCACGCTCCCCCAGACGAGGACGCTGGTCGAGATCAAGCCGAGCTCCCGCGCCGGGAACCGCAACAACACGGCGAAGAGGCGCGCCGCGGAGGCGTGGGCCGCCGCGAACGGCTGGACGTACCTCGTCGTGACCGAGGAAGAGCTCCGCAGGTGCGGCGAGCTCCTGACCCTCGAGGAGGCCTCCAGGCTCGACGGTGTTATCATGAACGAGAGGGCCCAGCGGACCCTCCGCCGCATGCGAAGGAGACGCAAGTGATAGACCTCGAGAAACTCGCGAGGGTGATGACCGATGCCGGGGTCGACGGGTCCACGAGGAAGACCCTTGCATGGCTCGCCCAACACATCAACGAGCAGTTCGAGTGGGCCGTCGAGCGCGCCGTGGAGCGTGAGCTGGAACCCCGTGATCCGATGGAGGACTGATGCAGGACACGATAGTCATCGACAGCACTGCCGATGAGACCGACACCGAGTGGGCTCTCAAGCCCAGAGTCATCCGAAAGGGTCCGTCGGTCCTCGTCGTCGGCCCCGACGGAGTCGGGAAGACCACGATCGCCAAACGCATGTCGGAGCTCACCGGGATCCCGGTGTTCAAGTGCCCGACCGAGAAGCAGATCTTTCGACAGGGCGGCCGCTCGTCGCTGGCCTTCGACTACACGCTCACGCACTTTCTCCAGCAGACCGGATATCGCTTCATCAGCGACCGGGCCTACCCCTGCGAGTGGGTGTACTCGGCCGTGTTCGAGCGGGAGACCGACGTGCGGCTCCTGGACGAGATCGACCACGCCCACGTGAACCTCGGGACGGTGATCCTGTACCTCTACGCCTCCGTCCAGCCCCAGGAACAGGACGAGCTGGTCCCGCCGGAGCGGTACTGGGACGTGAAGCGGATGTACGACATGTTCATGTGTTGGACGGACTGCCGTGTCGTCCGCTACGACACCTCCCAGTCCCTCCACCTGAGCGGGAGGGAACGGGAGGACTTCGACACGAAGCGTTGCCTCGCCCTGCTGGGCGAGAGGGAGATGGGCCTGTGAAGCTGCCGACGATCGTTCAACTCGCGAAGAGCATCGCCTGGTTCCAGCGGTACCAGGACGGTAACCTGTGGTACAGGATCGACTGGGAGGGGACCACCGAGGGTGGCACCTGCTCCATCCACTCCTTCGACTTCCCGATTCCCGTCTCCGATGCCGGCGGGGGCGAGTTTCTTCCGAGCGACAAGGCCCTGACGTTCATGCGGTGGATCCGGAGGCACCTCGAGTACCTCAACGGGGCCCTCGCGGAGGGCGTGTACGATCAGTGAGGATCGGCTACCTCTTCCGGGGCTTCCTCGGCGACGTCAAGATGGCTCCCGACGGGTCGGAGTTGTCGACCCCCGACGGCAATGCGACGTACTCGTGGTCCATCGAGCACGAGTGTGAGCGACGGGGTCACAAGCTCATCCCCCTGGGCCCGAACCTCGACGCCCCGGCCGCCACCCGGTTGGGCGGGGACCTCTTCTCAGCCTTCAGCGGCCGGAAGCGGCTCCTCTCCTACGAGCGGATGCTCGTCCGGGGCTGGACGAGACTCTCGGACGTCAGGTTCCCCGAGCTGGACATGGTCCTGATCGAGTGGCGGTGGTCCATCCCGGGTCGAAACACTCCGGAGGACCGCGGAAAGCCCAACTTCCAGTCCGACCTCGACCGGCAGGTCGAGGTCCTCCGCCACTATCTCGATCTGGGCGTCCCCGTCGTGGTCTGGGATCTCGATCACAAGTTGGACGAAGAGTCCCTCGCATTCTGGCATGGAGTCAAGGTCATCGAGACAGCGTCACGATCGTTGATCGGGGCCACTCGCGTCGAGCCGCCCTTCGTCACCGCGGACCTGCTCCAACACGACATCGACGAACGGAAGCCGTCCCACCACCTCGGCTACATCGGGTCCCGCTACGAGCGGGACGAGACGATCGACCGCTGGATCGGCCCGATCGCCCCTCCGAGGACCCATCGGGTCAAGTTCTGGGGCAAGTGGGAGCCCGCGGAGGAGGTCCGGCGGCGTTGGCCGGGCGTCACCTTCGCAGGTCGGATCGGCGTGCGGGGTTTCCGTGAGGCGTACTCCCGGGTGGCCGCCGTCCCACTCCTCGCGAAGCAGTCGTACTATGAGAGCGGCTTCATCACGCCCCGGCCGTGGGAGGCCGTTTTGTTCGGGAGCGTTCCGATCGGGCTGGCGTGCCACCTCGGCGTCGGCCAGTACGCGCAGCGGGTGGTCGGGGACGCCCAGGGCCTCCTCGAGCAGGCCACCGAGCTACGAAACGTGTCCCCGATCCGGAGGAGGGTCATCCGTGAGGAGGCCGCGCATATCTTGTCTCACATGGACGTCCGCAACTTCGTGGACGTGCTCGAGGGGCTGGTAGGAGATGCGGTGGCAGGAGAGGTTCCTGCGGCGACTGCTGAGGCAACTGAACGACAAGGAACAGATGGCGAAGAATGCTGAAAAGGAGACCACCGGCCCCCGCGTGGTCTGGCACCTGATCGGAGACGGGCTCCGGCCCACCCAGACCCCCCACTGGTTCATCGGACGGAACCCGTTCGAGCGGTCCCTGCCGCCCAAGGTGTCGATGGACGTCCGGCTGGGCGTGGCCGCGAACTGCAACCTCATCGCGCTGCCCTCGGCGGCCCACATCGAGGTCCGGCAGGTCATCCCGGCCGGTGAGGAGATCGTGGTCAAGGTGACGAACACGAGCGAGCACGTCCCGCTGACTGTCGGGGACAGGGAGGGGCTCGTCCGGCTCGTCCCGCTCCTCCTCCCCCCTAACCTCCAGTCGGAGGAGGGGTGAGCGCCTCCCGGGTGACACTGGAGATCGCGTCCGAGGAGGACGACGGGGGGCTCGACGCCCTCGTCGAGGCCTTCTGGGAGGCCCTCCGGGACGCCGGGATCGACGGCAACGTCACGGTCCTCTCGGTCGAGAGGGTGGACGGGGAGGACCGGTGAAGCGGACCTTCAAGAGGGCCGACGGGACCGAGGAGGTCCTGGAGGGAACCGCCGACGAGCTCGCCGAGTACGAGCGGAGGCTCCGCGAGGAGCGACCACCCGCTCCGAAGAAGCCCGGTGTGCTGAAGGGCAAGGGGCTCGAGGACCTCCTCCGGGAGATCCAGTCGGTCCCGGAGAGGGTCGTCGATCGGCTGCCGAGGCCGTGGACGCAGCCACCCCATTACCCGAACCCGATCTGGGTCGTGTCCTGTCCCGTCTGCGGGCAGGTCGGTTGCGGCGGGAACCACTGGTGGCCGGGCACGTTCACGATCACGCTCAGCGGGACTGCGGTTGACAGCCAGCTTGGGCTGATCGACTCCCCGGTCCAGTCCGTCGGCTGCCTGCTCGGACAGTGTCCCGGGTCGGAAAACTCCTGAGGATCGAGGCGGAGAGGCGCCGGCGGGTGGACTTCACGACCATCCGCTGTAGCCTCCCCCGCCAGCTCCGGGAGTCCCTCTACGTCCGCTGTCGGGAGGACCGGATCACCGTGCCGGCCCTCCTCGAGGCCCTCATCAGGGGCTTCGTCACCAAGCATCCGGCGGCCCTCGCGATGGTGGACCAGTGGGTCCGCGACGAGGGTCTCGATCGAAAGCCTCCGTCCGCTCCCCCCGTCAGGGACCGCGAGCTGGCGGAGATCTACGCCGCGATAGCCCGCGGCAAGGAGGACGAGTGATGTCCAGGACCATCGCGCGCGCCGTCGCGCGTAGGCAGTACGACCGCTTCTCGCGCGACTGGCGCCGCGAGAAGCGGATGGCGGGCCACTGGGGCCGCCCGGGCCGCAAGCCCACGTTCAGTGAGTGGTACCACCTTCACCAGGGTGACAGCGGTATGATGGACCAGTCCACACCCGCCGACATCCGGGAGTACCTCGGCATGGACCCGTGGCAGCCAGACCCACGCGCCGAGAGGATGCGGGAGCAGGTCGAGGCGGCCCGTCGGGCCATCGACGAGGCGACCGGAGGGGAGCGGGGGGTGACGACGATCCCCATCATCGGAGAAGACGAATGAAGCGCCTCGCCCTCGCGTTCGCAGCCCTGACCGCCGCCTGCGACAGCACGTACGTGTCCCCCGCGCCGGGCCCGATCGTCCAGGCGGTCGATCCCTGTGCCGGGCAACTGTACCAATCGCCCGCGTGCGACACGAACTACAACTGGACGCCGGGGTATTACAACCCCATGCACGTCTGGATCGGCCCGCGGTACGTGCGACGCACGGTTATCGTGCATTCCCCGCCGGTCATCGTGACCCGTCCGCCCGTCTATCGGACGCCCGCGGTGATTCCGAGCTACCGCGCCCCGGTGACCACGACCACGACGGTCCGCTCGTCATCGGCGTTCCGTCCGCGGGCCACAACGACCGTCACGACCACGCGGAGGTACCGCTGAGCGAGCCGCGCCTGATCCTCCTCGCCCGGGCCCGCATGGCCCGACTGCACAGGACCGAGGACGCGAACCGTCGCAGGGTCCTGAGGCAGGCGAGGAGGCGCCGGCGCCGCGTGGTATGATCCTCCCATGAGGATCGTCCACGCCAGCGACTGGCACGGCAGGCTGATAGAGCTCCCCGAGGCGGACGTCTACGTCTTCACCGGGGACATGCTGTCGAACCACCCCGTCGTCGAGCGGGACTACGGGCTCCGACTCTGGAAGATCGACCCGTCGTTCGAGCGCGTGAAGCAGGCCGAGTGGCTCGCCGAGCGGGGATACCCGCACCGCGGCATGCTCGCCTCCCCTGACGCGCCGATCGTCGCTGTACGCGGGAACCACGACTTCATCGACGCGGCCGCGCTGTTTCCCGGCGCGGACGTGACCGAGCTGATCGGGAACGAGGTCCACGAGATCGCTGGCTTGCGCTTCACCGGGCACCGCGGCATCCCGTGGATCCACGGGACCTGGAGCGACGAGACCCACCGCCCGGACCTCATCGACAGGATGAGGGCCATGCCCCAGGCGGACGTCTACGTGACGCACTATCCGCCCCACGGTGTCCTAGACAGCGATGGCCCCGAGCACCATCGCGACGACGTCGCCGGCATCCACTACGGTCTCGAGGAGATGGCGTACTGGCTTGTCAAGCGCACCCTCCCGTCCGTATGGGAGGTCGAGCGTGAGCTGGGAGACCAGCCCCCGAGCTCCCTCCACCTGTTCGGACACATCCACGAGTGCGGGGGGATGACGAGACGCATCTCGACGGTGCTCTTCTCGAACGCCGCGACGACGTTCAACGTGATCGACTTCTGAAAGGGACCGCATGGCTTTGGCTGAAGGGAACGGGACGTGTTGGCACGTGGTCAGCAACCGCGGTATCATGGCGAGGGTCATCGCGGACTCAGTGAACCCCGACGGGGACCGGCTGACGACCGTCGAGGCGGTCTTCAACCGCTGGATCCTGGCGGAGCTCAACACACACAGGATGCTGAGCAAGAACTCGGCCTCGAGCCGGGCCATCCCGGCCTCGAAGATCATCCGCCAGGTCTACCGTGACCCGGCGGTGCCGGTCCACTGGGGAAGCAACCAGGCCGGCATGCAGGCCCGCTCAGAACTCACCGGGTGGCGCCGCGGGCTCGCCAGGAGGCTCTTCCTGTGGGCCCGGCTGCCCGCCATCGCCTTCGCCTGGCTGCTGGTGAGGGTCGGGCTGCACAAGCAGGTCGTCAACCGCATCCTGGAGCCGTGGGTCTGGCATACCGCGGTCATCTCGGGCACCGAGTGGCGCAACTTCTTCAAGCTGCGGCTGCATCCGGACGCCCAGCCGGAGTTCCAGGAGCTCGCCATGTGCATCCGGGACGCGATGGGCGCGAGCCTCCCAAGGGAGCTCGGATGGGGTATGTGGCACACCCCGTACATGCTTCCTGAGGACTACGCGGCCGCGCTCGGTGGAGTCGAGGGCGTGCCGATGCCCGCGATGGTGTCTGCCGCCCGGTGCGCCGCAGTCTCCTATGTTCGGCAGGGTGAGGGCCGGGACGTCCGCAACGACATCAAGCTGAGCATGAGGCTGCGGAACAGCGGGCACTGGTCGCCCTTCGAACACGTCGCCGTCGCTGAACCGGGTCCGTCTGGGAACTTCAACGGGTTCCGTCAACTGCGAAAGTTCTACCCGGGAGAGGACGGCAGGGAGCAGAGCGTATGAGATCACACGAGACCTTTGACCCGCACCACCTCCATGTGGTCGCGGTCGTCCACAACCCCCTGAGGTTCAGGAGCCGCCACCGGCTCTTCAAGGAGTTCGTTGCCAGGTGTCAGGCCGCGGGAGTCAGCCTCCACGTCGTCGAGGCGAGCTTCGGCGAGCGTGACGCGGACCACACTGGGCGGGGGGTGGACTGGCACAGCATGGTCGTCCAGCAACAGGAGCTCTGGGTCAAGGAATCGCTCATCAACGTCGGCCTCTCTCGGCTGCCGCCGGAGGCCAAGTACGTGGCCTGGATCGACGGCGACGTGCAGTTCGTCCGCCCCGACTGGGCGGAGGAGACGGTCCACCAGCTCCAGCACTACCGGGTCGTCCAGATGTTCCAGTGCGCCGCGGACCTCGGTCCGACCGGCGAGATCCTCCAGGTCTTCAACGGCTTCGGGTACTCCCAGGCCGACGGGCTGCCCGAGGTCTTCAACGGGAGCCAGGCCGAGGTCGACGCGGCGAACTACTACAGGAGCTCGCAGGAGGTCCAGCAGGTTCAGGCCAGGTTTCACCAGCCTGACGTCCCCGCGAAGTTCTGGCATCCGGGGTTCGCCTGGGCCGCGCGCCGGGAGACCCTCGACGAGATGGGTGGCCTCCTGGACTGGAGCGTCCTCGGCTCCGCGGACCACATGATGGCCCTGGCCTGGCTGGGGAAGGTCGGAAAGGCGATCCCCGATGGACTCCACGCGAACTACCTCCGGCACGCCCTCCTTTACCAGGAGAGGTGCGCGGAGGCCGTCAGGGGAGACGTTGGGTACGTCCCCGGGACCCTGCTCCATTTCTGGCATGGTCGAAAACGTGATCGCCAATACGTTGACCGCTGGAAGATCCTCCAGAAGTGGCAGTATGACCCCGAGAGGGACGTCCGCCACGACTCGCAGGGCCTGATCCAGCTGACCAGGGCCGGCGAACGCATGCGGGACGACCTCCGGGCCTACTTCCGCTCGCGTAACGAGGACTCGATCGATACCGAGTGATTTTGACGATGATAGGATGTGAGCATGGGTGAGATGGACGATGGGTTCGAGGGCATGCGGAAGAGGTGCCGGGAGCTGGGGACTAAGGCCAGGAAGCAGTCGGTCTCCGAGCTGATCGACTCTGCTGTCCCCGAGGACGACACAGTGGACGAGGACCTGCTCTTCTCGGTGGTCTCCGCGTACCTCGGCGACGGGGTCTTCGCGCAGCGCTTCGTGAACTGCATGGAGATCATCCGGCGGAAGAACGCGGACTACAGCCAGGGAGAGCAGAAGCACGACAGGATCGCGGCCTTCAAGCGGATCGCCCGTGACATCGATGTCCCCGTCCGGAAGGCCTGGGCCGTCTTCGCCCAGAAGCACTGGGGGGCGATCATGCGGTATGTGAAGGAAGGGATCCTGGAGAGCGAGCCGATCGACGGCCGCATCAACGACCTGATCAACTACCTTGTGCTGCTGGGATCGATCGTGGACTGGGAGGCTGATTTCTCTCCGATCGGAGAAGGGGAATGAGGCTCCTGGTCGACGTCGACGGCGTCGTGGCCGACCTGATGGGCGGCTTCGATCGCTTCATTCGGGCCAAGCACGGCCTCGAGCTGCGTCCGAGGGAGATCACGACTTTCCACATCCCCCGCTCACCGGCGCATCGCGAGCTCGATGAGCGGATCTGCCTGGACACGAACCTGGCCGAGTTCCTGGCCCTCCCCGACGTCTACCAGGACTACGTCGACCCGATTCCGGGGGCCAGGAGCGCGCTCGCCGCGATCCGGGATGCTGGCCATGAGGTGGGCTTCGTGACCGCGACCCTGCACGACTCCCCCGAGAGCTACGCCTCGAAGTACCGCTGGCTCGACAAGCACTTCGGTCGCGTCCCCGTGATCTCCTGTCCGTCCGGGCAGAAGCACTGGTTCGTCGCCGACTACGGCACCGACGACCGCTGGGACACGTGCGAGCGGTGGGCCGCCGCGGGCGTCAAGCCCCTGCTGTTCAGACAACCGTGGAACGAGGCCCCCCCGGGTACGCCGTCCCACGACTGGGCCGGGATCTGCGAGATTCTGCTGGGGGACCGGTGAGCCTCACTCCCGATAGACTGCCGCCCCCACCGGTCGGCCACGACTCCTGGAGGTTCGGGCCGGCCTTCCTGCGGCCCGCCGCGGAGAGGGACCACTTCGAGCTCATGCGACCGGTCTTCGTCGTGAGCAACGAGGGGGACCGGACCGTGGAGCAGTTCTATCCCGAGCCGCTCGGTCCGATCGCGGTGTATCGCGTCAAGCGAAAGGGCGACAAGGCGGACCCGTCCATGCAGTCCGCCGCCGGACCGCCCCTGGAGATGCGCTCGATGGACTCGAAGGGCCAGCCGATCAGCCTCATTTTGGTCTGGTGGCCCGGGGTGGAGAGTCACGATGGGGAATGACCTGAAGGTTCGGATTGGCCTCGGCGCGTTCCTCGTCTGGGTGCTGCTCTGGCTGGCCGCGGTGGTCGCCGGGGCGTGCGTCGTGGTCCACTTCATCATCAAGTGGTGGTAGGATGTTCTGCATGAAAGCGCTCCTGCTCGCTCTCCTCCTCCCGGTCGCCGCGTGCGACTATACCGTGAACAACGCGGCCCGGACCCTCGGCGGCGACGTCTTCTGCACGCAGGTCTCCGGGGGCGTGGCGGTCTGCTTCTCTCGCAATCGCGACAGGGGCTACGTGTGCTTCTCCTCGGGCAACACGTTCGGCCAGTCGGTCTGCCTCGAGGGGCTCGCCCCCCAGCCGGAGGGTCCCCAGAAGTGACCGGACCGCAGGTCGCTGACTTCAGCGCCCGTCTCGCCCGGGAGCTCTCCGCCCTCTCGTGGAACGAGAGGAACGAGCTCCTCGTCAGGATCGGGAGGATGGAGCTCAGGATGCGGGCCGCGGGGCAGGAGCGCTCGGTCTGGCGCGGTCCCGTCCCGCAGGACCGGATCCTCGGGGCCGACGTCGTCGTTCCGACGGAGCAGGGTGACCGCCGGGGCCGGGTGATCTGTTTCGGCGTGGTCAACACGGGGCCGGAGTATGAGCAGAGCGTCATCGTGCACGTCGCGGCCTCGGGGACCCAGCACGAGGCGCCCGGCTCGGAGGCCCGCCTGGCGGCGCCGGACGACGTCGCTCGCATGGAGAACGAGGCCGCGATGGCCTCACGCCTCGCTGAGGTCACGGAGGCCATCGCGCGGGCCCCCGCGGACCCAGCGGGGGCCCTCCGACGCAACCGGAAGCGGGGCCAGCGCGACCCCGAGCTGACCGAGCGGATGCTCGAGGCCGCGCGGGTCCATTCGAAGGTCCGTTCCCTGGAGCCGGGCGGCGCCAACGTCAAGGTGACGGGCATGGACGCCGCCCGGCGCCTCTACGTCTTCCGCTCCCAGCTCAGGGTCGACCTGAGCGGGTTCACCGTGGACCACCCGGGCATCAGGCAGATCTCCGAGCAGGAGGCCAGGGACATGCACCTCGGCAAGGTCCGGGGGCAGCTACTGTTCGACGACCGAGCGGTCGCAATCGCCGCCTTCGAGGCGGCACTGGAGCAATTGGGATGATCGACATTCAGGAAACCATCCAAGCCGCAAAGGCCGGCGAGCTCATCAGCGCCGTCGCCGACGACGGGCGCCACGACCTGCTCGTGGACTACCCGACCGTGCGGGTGGTCGACCGTGACCGCGGGACCACCGTGGCCTACTCCTCCATGCGGGCGGACTTCGAGTCCTCGCTGGAGGAGTTCGTCCATGACTACCTGGGGGCCGCGTGAGCCGCCACGCCAACATCATGCCGGGGGACGTGGTCCGACTGCTCTCCGGTGGCCCGGACATGACGGCCCAGGAGGTCGTCGGGGAGTCCGCGGTGTGCGTGTGGTTCGAGGAGCTCGGTGGCCCCGGCAACACCCCCGTCTGGGGAGAGCTCAGGACCAGGACGATCAGGGCCTCCGCCCTGACGGTAGTCCGTCGCCTGAGCTGATCCGTCGGGTCGGCCGTACTTAGGGCAGCCATGACCCAACTCTGGAGGTTCCTCGAGTCCCTGCTGGCCGAGGCGAAGGACGCCGCGTACTACCGGGACCAGCTGTTCAGGCTCGTCCAGAGGAGGCACGGCCAGGACGCGGCCGACGAGATGATGCAGCGGATGCAGGTCCTCAGCCCACAGGCCTTCCAGCAGTACGTCGCCACCCACTTCGTGAGCGACGAGATCGACGAGATCACGCGGAACATGGTCAACGCCGCGCTCCATCGGCATCCGGAGCGGGCGCGGGGGATCAGGCCGACCCAGAGCCGGTCCACCGACAAGGGCTCCGGCGCGGCCGAGCCGATTCCCCCCAGGCCGACGCCCTCGAGGTCCCCCTCTCCCCTGTCCGGAGCCCCCAGGACGGTCCTGGCTCCCGGTGAGAAGCCCTCCCACGCCGTGGGCGCCGGCCCGCTGCACCGCCCGAAGGAGCCGGAGTTCATGCGACCCGGCATCACGTCGGGCCCCAAGACCTCGGCGGGCGTGGTCGCCCAGGTGCACGATCCAGAGAAGGAGACTCCCTCCGGGATCGTGGCGGCGCAGCGTCGCGTCGACCAGCTGTACCGCGACGGCGACCGGGCGGGGGCCCTGAAGCTCTCCCGTCAGCTCGGCGTCCCGCCACCGGAGGAGCGGTTCCACTACGACAGGCAGGGCCAGGTCGTCCGCGACGCCGCCGGCCGACCGCGGATCGTCACCTGGAGCCCGGACAGGGTCTTCAAGTGGCGGAAGGAGGACGAGCAGCACCTCCCCGTGGAGCCCGGCGCCGAGCGGGCGACCTCCATGCGCGGCGCGGAGCCGAGGCAGGCCCCCGAGCCCATCAGCCGAACCGACCTGATCAAGCACGGGCTCGCGAAGCGCATGACCGCGCCGACTCCGGAGAGGGAGAGGCGCGGGCCCGATCGACCGCCGAGCTTCGACGGGGAGGTCTGGCAGCCCCACGGGAGCGAGGGTGAGGAGAGGACCATGCGCATGGACCCGATCATCGGCAACTGGGTCTTCGGGAAGCGGCAGGTCGATCCCTCGAAGACGGGGGCCAAGTGGGTCGGATACAGGGGCAAGTGGTACACCCCGAGCGAGTACGCCGCCATCAGGGCGCGCGACGCGGGCGTCGAGCTCCGCAAGGGCAACGCCCCGTGGAAGGCCTGGCAGCACCCGCCCCGTCGCGGCGCGCACGCCGGCCCGACCCCCGCATCGCCCCCGAAGAGCCCCGCGCAGGTCCGCGCCGAGCGTCCCCCGCAGGAGCCGGAGGACGAGTTCAGCGACGAGCCCACCGATCCCGGCGTCCCGTCGTTCGACGATGACGAGGAGTGATCCCGTAAGAAGTTGAGGTAGGATGGGGGGATGCCACTACTCTCCCTCATCCGGGGGGCCATCGGATCGCTGGTCGCCCCCGTCGTCGAGACGATAGAGCGGGCCCTCGAGATCTCGGGCGACCCCGACCTCCCCGACGCTATCCAGCGGGACCGGCAGGCGATCCGGAACCTCCACGACCGCCTCAACGAGGCATACGCGGAGATCGCGGACCTCGAGGGCGCCGCCGTCGTGCAGCAGCGGGAGCTGGACCTCACCGCCGCCGAGCGCCGCCGGCTGAACGAGGAGAACGCCCGCCTGACCAGACTACTGGAGTTCGCCAAGCAGTCCCTGCCGCCATCAACGCACGGGATGGACTGCAGCTGCTCCTTCTGCAAGGACTCGTATGGTGACTGATCGCCCGGCCAAGCAGGTCATCGTCATGCGGACGGACCTGAACATGCGGAAGGGCAAGATGGTCGCCCAGGGGGCCCATGCCTCGACCTTCGTGACCCTGCACGTTAAGGATGTCGTGGGCTCCGGGTTGCGGGAACACGCCTGGACGCCGGCGTGGGACGCCTGGATCACCGGGTCGTTCACCAAGGTCTGCGTCGGCGTGGATTCGGAGGAAGGGCTCCTGGCGGTGCTCACGGAGGCGCAGGCGGCGGGCCTACCGATCTACCTCGTCACCGACGCGGGCCGGACGGAGTTCCACGGACAGCCCACCCGCACCTGCCTCGCCATCGGACCCGCCTGGGCCGACGAGGTCGACGCCATCACCGGAAAGCTGAGGTTACTGTGAGTCATGCTGAAGTGGTTCTTCGGTTCGAGGTCCTCGGGGCCATCTTCTATGCGGCGGGTGTGCTGGGCAGCCTGGGCTACGCCTGCGCGGAGAACACGGGACCACAGGACCGCGACTTCCTGGGCAGCGAGCCGCTCATGGCCTGGCGCTTCCTCTGGAGCGTCGTCTGGCCCGTCCGGCTGGCCGTCCTGTCCGTCCGGTTCGTCTGGTCGGCGTTCCGCGGCTTCGTGGGCCTCGCCCGCTGGGCCGCCCGTCGCGGCCGTCCGTCCGTCCCCCGGGCGAGGGTGGTCCGTTGATGGCCGGCCATGACTGGGAACTCATCTGGGCTGAATACGGGCACCCGGCCGAGGCTGAGGTGCACCGCTGTCGACGATGCAGCGCCCATCGCCGCCGGGAGTTCGGGGCATCTTCGGTCTTCTGGCGGCCCGGCGGCGACCTCTTCTCCGCTGAAATTCCGTGTCAGGAGGTCTCCGATGCCCGCCCATGACTGGACTGTCGAGTTCCCGGGAGAGTGGGACGACCCGACCGAGCGGGTGACCCACTGCTGCATCCGCTGCGGGGTCCGGCGTGACTCCGAGTGGGGGACCCTTCCGACTTACTGGAGGCGTCAGGTCGTCGGGGACGTCGTCAGTCACGAGGGTCTCGGGCACGAGGAGCCGCCGTGCGGGTGACCCTCGGAGAGCGTCTGGGAGTCCGGCCGGCCGCGGCCAGGCCTACCCGGGAGGAGGCCCGCACAGACGAGGCCGTGCCCACCTGGATTGAACCGGAGGTGGCCGGCCCGGTGGTGGACCTGCGCGTCGCCCCGTCGTCCACCCTCCCCTGGGTCCACCCCGCGCTCCGTCCGGACGACGGCGGCCCGGCGAGGGTGCGGGGGGAGATGGTGTGGACGAAGAAGGACGTCTGCATCCTCCAGATCGAGGGGCGCCCGCCGATCCCGCCCGAGACGTACGCGGAGAACCGCCGGCGCTGAGCGTTCGGGCGGCGGGCAAAAGAAAGGGGTCCGGGGAGAGCATCCCCGGACCCCTTTCGTCGTCTCCTAGCGGCTTACTTCCGTCCCATGGACGCGAACTTCTTCGCCCCGTACTTCTTGCGGCCGATCGAGGCCGCGAGGGCGTCCGGGTCCCGGACCTTCGGGTTCCTCCCCAGCTTGTGGGAGAGCCTCTTGAACCGGCTCTCCTCGTCGACTCCGGCCGACTCGTAGGCCCCCTCGTCCTCCTCCTCGCCTCCCGGCGTCGGCACGGGCTGCGTCCCCCTGGGGGCGTTGCCCGACCTGCTCAGCGGAGTGGGCGCGCGGGTGGGGACCGTGAGCGGGTTCGGCTGGCCGGTCGGCCTGTCCGTCCCGCCCGGGATCTGCATCGGCCTTCCCGTGGGGACTGCGGCGCCCGTGGGGGCGCGGTTGCCCTGGGCGAGCCCGCCGCCGCCCGGCTTGAAGTACGGCATGGGTCCCGACCGGTCGAAGGCCTGCCGGCTGACGGAGCCGTACCGCTGCATGTTCGCCCGTTGTCCGGCCTTGCGGTAGTTGAACCCCGCCTCCGTCTCGATCCCGACGGCCTCAGCCAGCCGCTCCCAGGTCCTGCTCATGGCGGTACTTAGGGCCCGGGAGGCCGCGCGGACGGCTTCCCTACCTTTCCCGTGGCCCTATTGCTCGACTGGAGGCTCGCGTGGGTCCTCCCCTCAGGTCGCTGGGAGGGGGACGGGATGTCCTTCCTCGCGGAGGCGCTCCACACCGGGTTCTGGGACGACGTGGCGGAGTTCGCCCTCGTCATGGACTGGGACCCCGCGACGGCCTGTTGAGGATGAGGTTGCGGTTGTGTTATAATGTCCAACATGGCAAGCACAGCTGGCAAGAAGAAGGCCGCGAAGAGGCTTGGGTGGCACTTCCTCCCCGCGGACCTCACGCTGACGAACGGGGACGGCCGCGCCGTCACGGTCGGGACGACCCTCTCGATCCCCCCACACCAGGTTCCGAAGACCTGCTCGTACGGGATGCACGCCTCGGTCCGTCCCTCGGACGCCGCCAAGTACAACCGCGGCCCCGTCCTGTGTCGCGTCGAGGTCTGGGGCGACATCGCCAACGATGACGACAAGTTCTGCGGCCGGCACCGGCGGGTCCTCTGGATGAAGGAGCTCACCGAGGCGGACGTCCGTGAGATCGCGCGGGCGGTCCCGAACGCCTCGGGGGCATTGACGTCCCGGGGACGGCCGTTCAACGTCACGTACGGCCTCTCGGCGGTCGCCGGCCTCTCGACGGTCGCCGGCGTCAACGAGGCCGCCTTCGACAGGGCGATCGTGGCGTGGGCCGCCAAGCACGGCGCCAAGGTCCGCAGTCGGGCGGCGGCGGCCGCGAAGCCCCCGCTGACCGAGAAGGCGCTGCTCGGGGTCCTGATGCCGCGGGTGATCCGGACCAAGGCCGAGATCATGCGGGACCTGGGGGGCTTCTACGACACGTCGACCGCCGACACCTACTACGACGACGCGTTCGAGAAGCTCGTCGACGACCTCGACGGCAAGCTGGGCGAGGCCGAGAACATCGACGGCCGCGGCACCAAGGGGTACTTCCTGATCAAGCGGACCCGCCGGCGCTGATCCCGGAGGGAAAGGACGACGACATGAGCGACGAGAGCGGGGGAGCCACGCTTCCCAAGAGGAACGCCCTGACTTGGGCGGAGGTCGACGGGATGACCGCCGGCATCGGACGGTACGAGAAGACCTCGTTCTGGGTGATCGGACACCGGGGCGGGACCCGCCTGGCGGTCCCGAAGACCGTCACCGGCGTCAGCCGGGCGTACTTCTATGGACCCTACGAGTCCATCCCGGCCGTGCCCGGGGTGATCACCCACATGCCAGAGGCCCGGAAGGACGCCCGCCGAGGCGGCATCGTGGCCGAGGTGGACTTCGGACTCGGGCTCGATGTGGCCCGCGGGGCGTTCGCCGCGCTGGTCGACGCGGTCCGGGCAGCCCCGCCTCCCGCCCCCCGAGGGGAGAAGAGGCCGCGGAAGCCCAAGGAACCCAAGGGGTCCAGGGAGCCGAAGGCGGCGGCGGTCGAGCCAGAGTCTGATTTCGAGGACGGCCAGCCGGACGGCGGGGAGTGATCGGGGACGCGGACCAGGCGGCCGTGAACTCGACCGTCGCCGGTTTCATGGAGCGCCTGGCCGCGTTCCTTGACCCACACTTCCCGCTACACGCGATGGCCCTACGGGGTGAGATGGTCGGCCGCCGGCTCACGATGGACCGGTGGAACCGGGTGGCGGCCGTCCTAGCGTCGCTGCACGCCGTCCCGGGGGCCTTCCTGAGTCCCGAGCAGCACGACGCCCGGAACGCCGCCCTCTCCTCCGTGATGGTGGCCCAGAAGATGGCCGCGGCGGGCTTCGTCTGGAAGGACCCCCGCCACTCGCGGGAGGTCGCCGTGTGGCGGTCCGCCGAGATAAGTGATACCATGGCAACACACAAGGCAAGGAACACGAGCCGATGACCGAACCGCAGAGAGAGATCAGGCAGTACAACATCAAGGGGAACTCGTACTTCCCGTGTGGCGACACCCGTCGCTACCTCCCCCCGGGGTTCTACAACGTCAGCCGGAACATGGCGGGCTACTACCTGGACGCCCGGGCCACCGTCTCCGATGACCTGATCGACATCCCGGGCACGGTGGCGGACGAGGTCTTCACGGACATCGACGCGTTCCTGTCCAGCAAGGACGACTACGCCCGGTACGGGCTGACCCACAAGCGAGGCTACCTCTTCCACGGCCCCCCGGGTTCGGGGAAGACTAGTATCGGCCTGATGATCGCGAAGCGGTTCATCGAGCGGGTCGGCGGGGTGGTGATGTACGCCGGCGACGCCCACAGCTTCGTCGGCGGCGTGAGCGTCATGCGGGACGTCGAGCCGGGCCGGCCCTCCATGTATCTCATGGAGGAGGCCGACCGGGTGGCGAACTACACCGAGTGCCTGAGCATCCTCGACGGTGAGCTGTCGATCCAGGGCGCGGTGTTCGTGGCCATGACGAACTACCGCGAGAAGCTCCCGCCGCGGCTCGTGAACCGACCGGGTCGGTTCGACCGGGTCATCCTGGTCGACTGCCCCCCGCCGCAGGTCCAGATCGAGTACCTCCGGCGGGTGGAGGCCCGGGTCGGAGACCGGCCCGAGGTGCCGCAGCAGATCGTGGCGGCGCTGACCGGCCTCCCGATCTCACTGGCCCACCTCCGTGAGGCCTTCGTCTCCCACGTCCTGATGCGGATGTCGCTGCCGGAGATCCGAGCGCGGTTCGAGGACATGGCGGGCATGGGAAAGGAGCCCGACGACGGCAACTGCGACGACGGCGACGACGACGTGTCGCTGCTGTCCGTCGAAGACGACTGACCGGTGGCCGGCAGGCTTAGGGGGTCCCCGCCGGCCTCCCTGACGGGGAGGCCGGCGGTCAGTTCGGTCGAGTCCCCGTGGTGGGACTCGGTGGCGAGGACGCTGTCCGCTCGGACGGACCTGGTCGGGCGCGTGATGTCGATCGAGGAGGTCCTCGTCCACGTCCCGTGTTATCCCGACGGGAGGCGACCCCGGGCGCGGGCCGCCGCTCGGAGGCTACGTCCGATCCTGGAGCTCGTGGAGAGGGGTCCGAACGGTTCCCTCGGTCGCGGCGCCACATATCGAATCACCGCCGCCGCACCGCCGCATCCGGACGGCGTGCGGACTGACATCGAGGACCAGGGCATCGCGCCGGCCGACGACTGGCTGGCGGACGCCGTGAGGAGGATGACGAGGGAAGATGAGTGAACTGGAGAGCGCTGAGTCAAGGATGACCGAGTTCGAGAGTGAGCTGTACGCCGAGATCCGCGAGATCATCTGCGACGCGGTGATCGAGGGAAAGCGGAGGGAGCGGGGGGCGATGGCGATCGGTGACGAGGCCGCCGTAGCGGTCCTGAAGGCCCTCGAGAAAGTCCGTCGCAATCGCCGTTCCGTCAAATGGGACCAGGCCGCCGTGACCGAGTGGCAGAACGCCACGTTCGGTGAGCCTAAGAGCAACCTCGGCATCGCGATCCGCGCGAACGAGGAGATGGCCGAGCTCCTGCGTTGCCTGGCGCGCGACGACAACGACCAGCACGCCCGCACGGAGGTCGCCGACGTGGTGATCGTCCTCTGCCGGCTGGTCACCCGCCTGGGCGGCAGCATGGTGCGCGACGTCGACGCCAAGATGGAGGTCAACGTCGCTCGCAAGTGGGTGAAGCGGGGTGACGGTCATGGGCAACACGTGAAGATCGAACCCATGATCAACACGCGGGGCGAGGCCCTCGCGAAGCTCTCGTTCGCACCCGACGGTAGCCCCGTCCTGTGCGCGAAGTGCGGCGGGACCGGCGTCACGTCGCTGCCGTTCGAACCGACGACCGTCGCCAGGTGCGACTGCCAGAAGTGATAGGATGGATGAAAGCATGACCGACCAACCAGTCAACGTGAAGTTCGCCGACAGCTATGCCGGCTGCCGTACCCTCGCCAACATCATGGGCCTCCACGAGGAGACCGTCCGCAAGCGGGCCAAGCGGGGGCAGATCCCGGGCAAGCTCATCGACGGCAAGTGGACGTTCCAACACGCCGAGCTGGCCGCCAAGGGCATCCAGCCGTTCGCCTCGAACCCGATCACTCCCGGCTCGATCGCCACGCCGACGCCGGTCCCCGCCCCGATCCTGCAGATCGCCCGGGTCAACAAGACGGACGTCGTCTTCGTCCTCGACCGCTCCGGCTCGATGGCCGGCCTCCTGACGCAGGCCCGGAGGAACCTGGCCCAGCAGGTGGCGACCCTACGGGCCGCGGCCGGTCCCTCGGACGAGTACCGGATCACCGTGATCTGCTTCGATGACAAGGTCAACAAGACCCTCGAGAAGGCCAGCGTGTCCAGCCTCGCCCTCGCCGCCAACACGGACCACCTCTACCTCGGCGCCGGCGGCATGACCGCCATGAACGACGCCATCATGGAGGCGGTCGGCTCCACGAAGAACGGGGACCTCGGGCAGGCCTTCCTGGTCTCCGTCGTGACGGACGGCGGGGAGAACGCCTCGTCCACCTCGACCGAGCGCGTTCGGACGGAGCTGGCCGCGCTGATGGCCACCGGACGCTACACGTTCGTCTTCGCCGGTCCCGACAACGACTTCTCGCGGAACTACGCGAAGTCGATCGGCATCCCGGAGGGGAACATCACGGCGTGGGAGCAGAGCGTCCGCGGCACCCAGGACCTGGGCATGCGCACGAACAGCTCGATCCAGAGCTACGCGGCCACGCGCTCCGCGGGCGTCATGAGCTCGACCTCGTTCTACGCCCAGCCGGTCGTCTCGAACCCGCAGGACTTCGCGGGTAGGCTCGGCAGCCAGCTGACGAAGCTCGACCCCGCGGCGTTCAAGGTCGAGCGCGTCATGCCCGGCGACCCCCTGGTCATCCAGAAGTTCGCCGAGGCCAAGCTGGGGGGCTTCCACAAGGGAAAGCTGTACTACCAGCTGACCGAGTCCGAGAAGGTGCAGGACTACAAGGCGGTCGTCATCCAGGACACGGCCACCGGGGCGTTCTACGCCGGGCGCGACGCCGCGTCCAAGCTGCTCGGCATCCCGAACTTCAGCGGGACCGTCCGCATCAGGCCCGGTGAGCTGGGCGAGTTCAGGGTCTTCGTCCAGTCGACCTCGGTGAACCGCAGGCTCGTCCCGGGCACCGCGGTGGTGTACCTGCCGTGAGTCGGCTCGTCCGCCCCGAGGAGGGCCTCTTCCTGGCGGTGAAGGCCTCGGGCTTCGTCGGCAACGGCGGCAGCAACGGGTCAGGCGGCCCGAAGCTGTACATCCATGAGTCGGTGGCGGTCAAGAAGGCCGGACCCGGCGGCAGCGTCTATCGCATCAGACTGACCGGCTACGGCATGGTCATTGAGCGGGTCAGCGGCCCACCCCTCCATCCAAGGGTCGACGAGGTGCTCGAATGAAGCGGGTGAAGCTGACCCAGAAGCAATACGCGGAACTCGTGGAGAGTCGCGACTGGTGCCATCGCCACGGCCTAACCGGCCTGCAGCGGTTCTACGACGAGGAGCTGGCGTTCCAGGCCAGGAGGCGCACGCTTCCCCCCGACGCCCGGGAGTACCGGGACCGCGAGGAGGACGAGCGTCCGAGACGAAGGAGGGACCCCTGATGTCCGCGCAGGACGACGGGGGTAGCGGGTTCGATCCGTTCGACGACGACGAGGAACTCCCCGAGCCGTCGCCCGAGGTGGCGGCCGCCCTCGAGGAGGCGATGGGACACTTCCTTCGGGAGACCCCGCTCGGGGCAAAGTGCCCGGGGTGCGGATCGCAGGACACGAAACACGTGTCCATTGGGACTCCCGACGGGGAGTCGATCAAGTCGGGCAAGTGGACCGTGGTCCTGCCGCCTGAGCTGTTCCAGTCGTACTGCGAATGCGGCGGGTGCGGACTCACCTGGCACTCGGAGGAGGCGTGACCGTCGCGGGCGTCCCCGTCGTCATCCTCGCGGGTGGACGCGGCGCTCGCTTCGACCACGAGAGCCAGGTCCTACCCAAGCCGCTGATCAAGGTGGCGGGCAAGCCGATGCTGCAGCACATCATCGACTCCCTGGCCCTACAGGGCTTTCGGGAGTTCATTGTCGCCGCGGGTTACCTCGGGAATGCCATTCGGCGGCACTTCGAGGAGGCGGGGGACGACGCGGTCTCCTGTCCCCGCATTGATGATCCGCAGCCATGGCATTGGGTCTACACCCTCGCGGGTGGGATGCTACGCGTCACGGTCGTCGACACGGGCCAGGACGCCCACACCGGCCTGAGACTGTGGAGGGTGCGGGAGCACATCGCGGGTCGTAGGTTTGTCCTGACGTATGGGGACGGCCTGTCTGACGTGGGCATGCATGCCGTGCTGAGGCAGCACGAACTCACCGGCGCCGCGGTCACCATGACCGCAGTGCATCCCCCCAGCCGATTCGGTCTGATCAGGTTCGCCCCGCACTCCGGGTCATCCGGGGCCGTGGCGAGCTTCGATGAGAAGCCGAGCGGCGGCTGGATCAACGGCGGCTTCATGGTCGTGGAGCCCGAGTTCATCGAGCAGTACATCGAGGGTGAGTTCGAGCTTGAGTCCACGGCCCTCCGGGAGCTCGCTGCCTCGGGCGGACTCCACGCGTACAGGTACACCGGGTACTGGCGGTGCATGGACACCCGTCGGGACCTGGAGCAGATCGAGGCCGACGTCGCCGCCGCCGGCGGGCGACTCCCCTGGCTGCGCGACGACCATAACAAGCGATAGGATGAGGCAGATGGACACCCAGACCAATACCCAGACCAACACCCAGACCAACACCGAAGCCGCAAGGCGGATGGCCAAGCGCGCCCGCGACCGCAACTATCGCTTCCGGAAGCTCTCCCCCGCTGGGCAGCGGGTCCGGATCGCCCGGGACGTCATCGCCCAGCTGGAGGAGGGGGCCATCAAGGCCCGGAAGGGGCTCTACTTCCACCCCACCGACTTCCATGACTGGACCGATTCGACGAAGGCGGATAGGCAGGCCCATGTGGTCCTGGAGCAGCAGCGCGGCTGTCAGGTGTGTGCGCTGGGGGCCGCCTTCGTCTGCGCCGTCAAACGGGCAAACAACATCCTCGTCGGCGACCTCAGGCACTTCGGCGTCTCCTGCAGCGAGACCCAGTCGACCATGCGCGGGTACCTGATGAGCTGGTTCACCGAGGAGCAGCTCGGGCTGATTGAGGCGGCCTTCGAGGTCAGCTCGCGGTTCGCCCACCGCCTCACGTCCAACGCGCTTGTCGATCGCGCGGTCAGCTTCGGGAAGCAGCGCCTGGACCCGAACACGTGGTTCACGCGCACCGGCGCCGAGCGCGAGGAGGCGAGCCGGAAGCTGATGACCGACATCATGAGAAACATCATCGAGCATGACGGCGAGTTCGTTCCGTGAGCCTCGCCGTCGCGATCGCGTCCCTCGCCCTGCTCTCCGTGTTGAACCTGATCAGGTTCGTCTACCGGCTGGTCGTCTGGGACGACTGCACCATGGGGGACAACAGGGATGAGATGCAGGCGGTGGGGTACGCCGGACTGATGCTCAGCCTAGCGATCACGGCGCTCATCTGCGTCTGTCAGATGTTCCCGAAGGGGGCCTGATGCGGGTCCTAGTCACGGGTGCGGCCGGCTTCGTGGGAGGGGCCCTGGCAGCCAGGCTGCTGCGCGACGGACACGAGGTCACCGCGTTCGTCAGGAACGGCCAACCGCCGAGCGGGTGCACGGTCATCCGCGGTGACCTCTGCGACCTGTATTCCGTGGAGCGGGCGCTGGCCCGCTCCAGGCTCGACGCGGTGTTCCACCTCGCCGCCCAGGCGATCGTCCCGTACGCCGTCTCATACCCATGGGCCACGTTCGAGGACAACGTCCGCGGCACGTACAACCTGCTCGAGGCGTTCCGCCGGCACGGCTCCTTCGACACCCGCCTCGTCGTCGCGTCCTCGGATAAGGCGTACGGTGAGCTACCGGATTACAAGGCGGCGTACCGTGAATCGTATTCGATGGACGGTCGGGGTCCCTACGACGTCTCGAAGTCATGCGCGGACCTCCTGGCTCGCAGCTACGCGACCGAGTTCGGCCTGCGGATCGCCGTCGTCCGCTGCGGCAACACGTATGGGCCGGGTGACACCCACGTCACACGGGTGGTGCCGACCCTCGTCAGCCAGCTCGTCCGGGGGGAGCCCGTCAGGATGGACTCCGACGGGTCCCCGGTCCGGGACTACCTGTACATCGACGACGCCGTCGACGGCTACCTGGCGGTGGAGCGATACCTGGCGGGCCTCCCCCAGGTCATTCCCTACGGACCGCAGTACCAGGCCTTCAACTTCGCCGGCGGCGTCCACCTCTCGGTGCGTGACCTCGTGGACCTCGCTCGGACGGTGGCCCGGGAGTTCGGGTTGACCCCCGGGGCACCGGCCTTCCTCGGGACCCGGAGGGGTGAGATCTGGATGCAGGCGTTGGACTGCACCCTCGCCAGGCGGGTGCTCGGCTGGGAGCCCCGCGTGGGCCTCGCGGATGGCCTGCGGCGCATCCTCGGGGAGCACCTCGGTGGCCCGGAGGTCCAGGGGCCTCTCCAGGGTGATCAACCTGGGGTTGGTATTGGCCTTGGCCTTACCGGTGAAAACACTCCAGGGTGAAATGTGGAGCACTGTGAAGTGAATTGCAGGCTTTGTGGTAGGACCATTCCAACTTGGGCCAAGAAGGATGGGTCCATTCCCGCGATGCTCAATGCAATCGATTATCTTAGAGGCAGCAAATGAGCGAAGTTGAATGCAATCCCCAGGTTGGCCTGTGTGGCCACCGGTCCTTCATCTCCCGGGCCCTCATCGCGGAACTCGCGCGGAGGGGGGTCCAACCGGCGATCTTCACGAAGGGCCTGCTGGGGGAGGAGGACCTGTCCGGCCTCGACTGCCTCTACCTCGTGCTGGGGCGGGCCCGGCCGTCCCCCCAGGAGGCCGCTGAGGAGCTGGAGCAGGTGTGGGCCTACGCGGCCAACCCGCGACGGGCCAAGCGGACGGTGTACCTGAGCTCCCGACGGACGTACCTGCACAAGGCCAAGGCGGAGGAGCTGATCTCCTCCGTGGGCGGCGTCTCGGTCAGGCCGCCGGCCGTCTTCGGTCCCGGGCAGGACCCGACCAGCGAGATGCTCATCCCGTCGCTGGTCCGCACGGGCGGGACTGTGAAGCTGGAGCGGCCGCTCCGGCCCTCTAGGTTCATCCACGTGGACCGGCTCGCGGAGTACCTGGGCCAGTTCGTCCGGCCCTCGTTCCACGAGGCCTTCCGGCAGATGCCCCGTGGTCCGAGTCAGCTCCCGGGGGAGTTCGTCCTCACTCCCACGCAAATGAGGGACCTGTACCTGTCCCTCAGGGACATGGAGGACCTGTGGAGAAACCGGGACCCTGAGGATGGCCCTCCTCTCAGCGGGGGAACGCCAGGCTCCGACGCCTGATGTCCGCCGTGCCGCACCGCTGGGCACCGTTGAGGAAGACGGAGTAGTCGGTGGCGCCCCAGCCGGGCAGCTTGGACGGGTACCCCTTGGCGTGCACCTCGCCGTCCCCGCAGAGCTGCCACTCGACCACGTCGCTGAGGGGCCAGCCGTACGCGTCCATGGGCGGCATGTGCTCCGTGTACGCCGGGTTGCAGGCGACGTCCGCGCCGAAGCGGCAGTCCGCCATCCCGAGGTCCCGGAAGAGGCCCCGGCCGTAGACGCCGACCCGTATGCCCGGCTTCCGCTGCTTCACGCGGGCCACGAAGGCGGAGACGCAGTCGGTGACCTCCTTCGCCAGCCGCCTGCGCTTGAAGTCGTTGGAGATCGCCTCCAGCTTCTCTCCGCCGGCCCAGGTCCCCTGGCCGCCCTCCTCCACGTCGACCCAGGGGACGAGGTCCCCGGCGTCCCAGCCCCCGGCCGACTCCACGAGGTCCATGAAGTAGTCCGCCTGGGCCGTCCCGTCCTGCTGGAAGCGGAGGAAGTGGTAGCAGCCGCGGAACCAGTCGACGCTGTAGCGGGCCCCGCCGACCCCACGGAGTTCCCGCCAGGACCGCCGGAACCACTCCTCGTTGGCCGCCCCCCATCCGAGGCCCTCGGAGGCCTTGACGTAGCAGCCGACGACCTCCTTGTCCATCACCGTGAGGCCCGGGAGGGCCTTGAACGGCGGGTTCGGTCCGAGGTCCTGGGGATAGACGTCGGGCGCGATGAAGGTCCCGAACCTGTTCGGGAGGACGGGCGCGGCCGCGGACCCCGTCACCGCCGCCGAGGCGGCCGCGGCCATGAGGCCCCTGATGATGTCGATGAGACCCATGCCCGTACCTAGCGTGATATAATGGCAACAACAGGAGGCTCCCGCAATGCGTTTGATCGTCTTCGAGGCTCTGTACCTCGTCCTCATACTTTTCCTGGCCGCCATTCCGCCGCACAGTCCGGTCGTCGACTCCCTTATGGGAGCCGGCTGCGCGGTGCAGGCGCTCCTCCTGTTCGTGTCCGTCCAGCGGTACCGGGAGGGACGCGAGTGAGCGACCCGACGGACCCCACCGACCCGACCCTTCCCGAGGAGCTCGAATATCGCGGGAGGGGCCGCCCCCGGCTCCCCGAGGGCCAGCGCCGGCGGGAGAAGCTCGTCATCGCCCTCAACGCGGAGGAGATGAGGCTGCTGATGCACGCCGCGGCCGATGCCGAGGGTGGCCCGCTCCGGGTCCAGGACTGGGCCCGGGCGCTACTCCTCCGGGCGGTCAGACAGCCCGAGTCGACCGAGCCTCGCGAGTGAGGCCAGGCGGCGGGCCTCCTCGTCCTTGACGATTTCCTGAGCGAGCAGCTTCATCTGCGCCCGTCGGCTCTCCTCTGTGAGGAGTCTCTGCCGGCGTAGCTTTCCCTCGCGCTCGGCGGTGACGAGCGCGATCCCTCCGAACAGGAGGATCGCTAGAAAGGGGAGCGCGCTGAGATACCATTCCATGTTCCGTTCCTTCCGTCCGGAACTGTCGAAGGCGGTCTAGGCCCATCTCCGGACACTGTTCGAAATGCGCGGACGCAAAAAGGGGGAGGGCCGTAAGGCCCTCCCCCGAGTCCGTTAGACTAGCGTGATCTCCTCGCCTCTGTCCACGAACAGGTCCATGAACGTCCAGAGGTCGTCCTCATCCCTGCCTGACGACCCGCCCTCCGAGATCATCCGGATAACGGCGTCGTCCTTCGTCCTCATCACGACGAAGCGCTTGGTCCGCGGCTTGCAGTCCGCGCGCTCCGGCATGTCGTAGACGGCCCGCGCCGCCGCGTCCGCGTTGGCCGCGAAGACAAGGTAGTGCGCCCGCTCGATCGCCGTCGGGCATTCGTGATCCGATTCTTCCTCCTGCCAGAGGGTGCACTCCTCGTCCTCGTCGATCATCACCATGTAGAGCTTCACGGTCCCCTCCCCTCGATCCGGTACGGCGGCTCCCGCAGCCTGGCCGCGATCGCCTCCACCCTTCGGAGCCAGCGGCGCTTGCGGCACCGTCGCGTGAACGCCTTCCGGCCGCAGGCCCGGTACTCCAGGGCCCGGTGGAGGTCACCCCCCACGCGTCTGATCGTCATGATCAGCCGGACCTCTCGGATGCCCGCCATGATCCCGTCCCAGGCGCTGGCGCGCCACTCGGCGCACCTCGACCTCGGCTCACCCATGTCCCGGGGTCCCACCTGCATGACCCCACACATGGGACGGGCCCGGTTGTCAAACCGGGACTCGGCCCATGCGATGGCCAGGATGAGCGGTGCGTCCATGCCGTCGGGCGCGAGCTCCTCCAACTCGAGCGCGGCGTCGACCGCCGCGTCCGTGTCGTCGGACCGGGCGTCTCCCAGCATGTGGGCCGCCCGCCTGATCCCCGCGGACCTGAAGTCCGCGGACGCCGCTGATGAGGTGAGGAGGAGCGTGAGGGCGAGGGCCCTCACACGCCCAACCCGAGCGCCAGGGCCATGACGACGATCGCCAGGCCGTGGCTGATTGAGCTGAGGGCGGCCAGCTGCCGCACCGGCCGCTCGTCTGCGGCGACCAGCATGGCGAGGCTCCCCAGGAGCCCCCCCCCGGCGAAGGAGATCGCGATGATGAGCAGGGCGGTCACGGGGCGTCTCCGATCGTGATCTTCACCCGGCCGTTGACGACGGACCGGACCTCGTCGCGGAGGACCTTCTCCGCCATCTCCCGGACGGCCTCCCGGGCCGTCCGTGACACGAACTCACGCATGTGCGCCCCGTTCATCCAGTCCGTGACGAGCCTCTTCGGATCGAAGTGCTTCAGGAGCTCCGTGACGATCGAGGACCCGTCGATCTTGTAGGTGTTTACCAGGAGGTTCCGAAGGGCGTTGTACACGCTCCGCTCGGAGACCCTGATGCCGATGTGGTGCGCCTCCAGCGCGGTCACCGTCGTCGTCGAGACCTCCTCGGGGGTCAGGCATGGGGCCCACTCGGCCATCGGGTCGGCCCATTCCTGGGCCAGCCTGTTGGGCTCGTGGTCACCGAAGTTCAGTCCCGACACGAGCACCCGGTCGAGCTGCCAGGACAGCTGCATCGGCCGGGCCTTCGTGGTTGGGGACCGGTACCACCACCACTGGCAGGCCTTGACTGCCTCGGGCGAGGGCAACTCGCGTCGCCAGTGAAAGTGTGACTCACTCGTCATTCGTTTCCTCCTTGCCGGGTGGGTCGGCCCAACGGGGCTCCCCGCCCTCGAAATCGAGGAGGGGGCCGAGCTGTTCGTCGATCGCGACCAGGCATTCCAGGTCCCTGATCGGGTGCGTGGCCGCGTCGAGGCAGCAGCCCTTCTCGAGCGACTGCGGGTTGCTGCGCACGTTCATGATGTGATGCAGGAGCGTCACGGCCTGATCAAGGGTCAGGCGTAGCGCCCGCGTTTCCTCTGCCATCTGGGTTGTTTCTCCTGTTTGAGAGGGGAGGTCCACCTCCTACGGGTGGACCTCCGTCAGACGTCCGTAGACCTTCTCGAAGGGCGTCCAGCCGTTCTGGCGGCCCCTCATGTTGCCGATGAGCGCCCGCCGCCGGCCGGGGTCAATCGCCAGCACCTGGTGGAGGTACTGGCTGCCGCGGACGACGCACAGGACGATGTCACCGGGGTTGAGGGCGTAGGGGCTCGTGATCGGTTGGACCACGCAGAGCTGCCCGCTCCTGATCCGGGGCTCCATGCTGTTGCCCCTCGGTCGGAAGCGGGCCTCCAGGCCCATCCTCAGCTGCTCGATCGGCCTGTCCGCCCAGCCCATCGCGGCCTCAGAGGACCCTCGAGATGTAGATGCCGCCGAGGACGCAGGCGGCGATCGTGAGGCAGATCACCGTGACGATGACGATGATCATCAGTTGCTCGTTGTCGAACCTGTCTCGCATGACGCTTCTCCCTGGTAGTGAGTGCATTCTGACGCGGGCTGTCACCTGTCCTCCAGCGTCGGCTTGAGCCACAGGCGGCCCCTGAAGAGGACCTCCTGCAGATCGAAGTTGCGGATCACGTTGACGGCCGCCGCGCTGTCCTCCCTGAACATCCTGAGGAGCTCCTCGCGGACGCGCTCCTCCGAGACTCCCGTGAGGAGGCCGCTCCCGTGCGTCCACACCAGCCTCCTGATGGCGTGCATCAGGGTCGGCGCGAAACACATGTCGTGGGTCACGTGGAAGCGGAGCGCCCGGAGGACCCGGAGCCGGTCCTCCTCCAGCCGTGCCAGGGGATCGCCGACGCACCGGAGGACCTGATTCCCGATGTCCTGGACCCCGCCGTGTTCGTCAATCAGCTCCCCCGTGGGACCGCGGGCCACGGCGTTCACGGTGAAGTCGCGGCGCCTGAGGTCGTCCGACAGTGACCCCGGGCCCACCCGATCGGGATGGCGGCCGTCCCTGCTGGAGCCGTCCCTACGGGCCAGGACGAAGTCGACCGCCCCCCTGACGGGTCGACCGGCGAACGTGAAGCCGGCGGACGGGGCGATCGCCTTGATCGTCATGAACCGCCGGTCCACGCGGGCCGGGATGACGCTGAACCCGCGTGTCTTGAGGTCCGCGACCAGCAGGTCGAGCGGATGGTCCGACTCCGGGTTCATCGAGTGGGCCTCCCAGTCCCAGGACTCGACCACGGCGACCATGTCGGTGTCATTGGACGGGCGGCCCATCAGGGCGTCCCTGACGGAGCCGCCCACCTCGTAGAGCATCATGACCCCGCCTCCTTCCGGGCGGGAGGGAGCATCCGGTGCCAGCGTCTGAGCCAGACCAGCTGCGCCCGCACCCGACCGACCCGGCCGCCCTTCGCGTAGAGGAGCTTCCGCAGCTCACGGAGCTCATGCATCCGCGCGTCGACGCGCCTCCGCGCTCCTTGCAGGAGGGTCTCGGGGGCCCCGGCCAGGCTCCGGCCGTTCCCCGTGAACCACGCGTAGAGGGCCGTCAGGCCGTCGTCCGCGGGGGTCCCCCGCTTCTTCGGACGTCCGTCGCGGGTCACGTCGGGGTACGCCGCCCGCTTCCCCTTTTTTTTGACCGGAACGGGCCCCGGATGCATGGCCTCGATGGGAAGGAGGCTCATCTCGACGGCGTCCGGGAGGCGGACCGGGACGCCTCGGCCTCGAGGTGCTCGACGTGCGCCTCGCGCCAGCCCGGCGGGAGGTCACAGTTGAGCGGGGCCCCGTCGAACAGGAGGGCGATCTCGTCCTCCCTGAAACCGGCGATCCCCGTCCCGATCGCGGAGACGAAGAACCGCAGGTCCGGTCGGGTCACGGCGAACGCCATGAACCGCTGCACGTGGACCCTGACCTGGTCCAGCGTGAGCGGGATGCCCGGAGCGAGGCAGGTGGGCAGCGCGTATGCACGTCCCGTGAGGCCCTCCCCCACGCCGTGCTTGGCGTCCAGGTCGCGGGCGGCGTAGTCAGCCGCGCCGGCCCCGTGGATCCCCACGCGGTTCGATCCGAAGACGAAGACCCGCGGGTCCGTCTTCTGGTGGAGGTGTGGGGGGGGGCTCTTCGGGGTCCCCCTGCCCGGGGTCCTCTTCGGACCCGCTGTCGTCTTCTTCGCTTGGCTCATAGTCGGGATCTACCTTTCTTGCGATTCTGTTTCCGACCGCCTTCCCCACTGCCTCGCCGACCTCCGATAGCATCGGGCCCGCGAGGTGACTGAGAACGAACTTGGCCACGGACCCGACGAGTCCCATCAGATCATCTCCAGCAGCTCCGCGAGCGCCTGGGCGATCTGCTGTCGGGGGAGGTACCAGGCGTGCCAACACTCCGAGCAGTCGTCCGGGCAGTCATCCGCCGCCCCGTCGGACCACCACGTGGGGCGCCCGCAGGCCCCGCATCGGAAGACCCGGTGCTCCTCGCAGCCGTTGACTGTCTGGCACCGCTCGCAACGGAACTCGGCCGTGCGGCGGGCCCGCCACCCGCGTCCCTCGATCACAGACCCATCGGTCACAGGCCCCTCCGGCGGAGTGCCCCGTCGAGGGCCTGCCAGCCCACCACGCCGAGGAGGACGAGCCACACGGCCGCGATGAGAGGCCACTTCGTGGCCGTCCACAACGGGTCCTCGTCCTCCTCGTCCGGATCGTGGTCACGAGTCCATTGGACCATGGCCAGCGTCGCGACCCAACCCACGACGTACACCGCGGCCACGGCCATCACGACGGCGTCCATCACGAGGGCTCTCGTGTGTGGGGGTGAGGCCTGACCAGCAACATCTTCAGGGGGTCCAGGCCCACGGCGGCTGCTAACTGCGCGACGAGGTAGCCGCACTTCGCGAAGTGAGGGAGTTGCTCGTCTCCCCGCGCATTCGCCAATGCCTGGAAGGCCGAGTTGAGCTCGATCACCAGGTCCTGGGCCCCTTGATTGACCTCGTTCGCCATGGTTAGAACTCCAGCCACTCGCCGCCCGTGTCGGGGCCGCGCTGCGTGACGAACTCGTCGTCGCCCTCGTCCCTACACCTCGCCGAGTACCGGCCGGCGCCGTCCGTCTCGATCTCCAGGACCTCGTCGGTGAGCTCCTCGAGTTCGGAGGCGGCCGCGGCGTCGAGCGCCCGCAGCTCATCGATGGTGATCTTCCTGATGACAGTCTCTTTCTGCTCCATTGGCTTCTCCTTGTTCAGTACAGTTCGATGGGACGCTCCGGGTTGGGCGAGGGCTCCTCGCCCGCCTTCTCGTCGTTCCGCTGCAGGTCGACGGTCCAGCTCATCCGTCCCTTGATGCGCTCGGACTTGACCGTGAGTCCCTCCTCCCGTTCGATGCGCTTCACGGCCACGGAGAGGCCGGCCCGCCACACGCCGCCGTTCACGCCCGGACCAGCCTCGTCGAAGTCGTAGCCGTTGAGCGTCTTGCCCGCCATGAGGAGGGTGTACGCCACCTCGGTGGCCTTCTCCAGGGCGGTCCGCGCCTGCACGAGGCCCGAGCCGGGGGCCAGCGGGGCCGGGGTGCCGACGCTGATGCCAGAGATCGTGATGTTCACGGGCACCTGGAAGCCCGCCCGGCCCATGCGGTTCTTCCGGACCTCGAGGGTGCGGGTGTTCCTGGCGGCGTTGCTGACCATGTGCAGGTGGATGTCCACCGCGTGGGCGAGCTCCGCCGCGCCCTTGTGGGACTTCCCGGTCTTGTCCACGTGGGACACCAGGATGACGACCCCGCCGGCCCCGCAGATGAGGCCCATGAGGTACTCGGCGGCCTCGAACTGCGCCTGGTAGCGCCGCGAGCCGCCCCACCGGAGGCACTGGACGGAGTCGACGACGGTGACCCCGATGCCGCGCTCGCCGCCGACGTCGGTGACGATGTCCGCGGCCTCCTCCCCGTCCTTGAGGGGCGCGAGGTACGGGTCCATGCCCTTCAGCTGGAGGCGGTTCCACCTCCGGACCACCCGATGGGCGGGCTCCTCGCCGTGCAGGTAGAGCGCCTCGCGGCTCGTCTGGGCGTTCGCGACGTAGGTCGCGACCGTCGACTTGCCGCCGCCGGGCATGCCCGACAGCAGCACGCTGGTCCCGTAGGGCAGGCCCTGGGGACCGTCATCGGACTCCGCAAGGCATTGGTCGAGTCCCGGTATACCGGTGGAGAACCGCTCCTCGACGGGACCGACCTCGATGCTGGAGAGGCGCGTGGCCTTTTGCTTCTCACTCATGTGGCCACATCATATCACGTGTGTGTGAGGCCCCACACACACGGGAGCCGTCAGACCGGGTCGTCAGGCGCCGGCGGCGCGACGAAGATCCGCTTGAACTCCTTGATGATGAGCTCCCTGACCTCACCGGTGATGCCCGGGTCGATCAGGAGCTCGACCTTCTGCATCCGCCGGAGCTCCCGATTGCTCCTCGGTCGGAGGAGCATCCGGGGCCTGCCGCCCTCCAGGACGGCCTTCCACCGGTAGAGGCTCCTGCGGTCGATGCCGAGGATCCGGGCCGCCCATGAGATGTTGCCCTTGGTGTGGGCGAGCACGCGCGCCACGTATTCCCGACCGAGTTTGTCAAGCGTCGGCCACTCGTCCGTCCCGACGGAGGCCACCTGCGCGGCCCCCGCGGGCGGTTCGGATTCGACGGGGGCCTGCTCGGCCCCGCTGTCACGCTGAGCATCCATCCTGGTCATCTCTCACCTCTTCCTGTTTCCTAAAATGAGAAGGGGGAGGGCCTCTCTCGGCCCTCCCCCCTATCACGGCAGGAACGTCTCGCGTGTCAGAGCTTCAGTTGCCAGCGATGCCCGCCCGCAGGAACTGCTCCGTGGTCGCCTCGTCGACCTGCGCCCACTCGCTGGGCGTCCACTCCCCGTGGCCGAGGGCCATGTCCCAGAGCCGCTCGGCCGCCCTACCGACCACCGAGAGCACCTCGTCCAGCTTGCGGTCCGCGGCGTCGTTGAACCTGGCCGCGCCCAGGAACATGCCGCCGCCCTCGTAGGCGAACTGGTTGGTCGCCTCGTCCACGATGAGGGCGACCGCCAGGGCCTCGACGTCCGCCGCGCCCGACGTGACCATCCGGGTCCCGTCGATGTGCGACCGGCCGAGGGAGGTGCCCTCCCCGAACACCTCCTCGATGGCGAGGTTCAGGGCCCCGTGGATGCAGAAGGACTCCGGGAGCCCGTCGCGGCCCTCGTACAGGGTGCCCTGGGCCCACCCGTCAGCGAGCAGCTCACGGGCCCGGTCGACGACCGAGGCGGCGAGCGTGAGGGCGGTGTCTTCGATCTTGGTGTTCATCTGGTTTTGCTCCATTGGGCCAATCCTATAACTGAGGGATGAGGCCCCGGAGCTAACTAGACGACCCCGCCGCTAGAGGTAGACCCTGACGTACGCGCGGGAGAAGAGTCCCATGGGACCGCGGTCCTCGTCCTCCATCGCGGAGACGTTCGGCGCCCGCGTGTCGCTGAGGGGACGGACGGCCCAGAACGCGATTCCACGCGCGACATACTCCCGGTCCTCCGCGGTCTGGCTGTCGCCCTCCACGTCGTGGGTCTTGATCGAGGAGATCACCTGCTTGGTGGCCTCCTCGGGGGACGCGCAGCCCATGGCCATGTAGAAGCACGTTGAGGGGTGGACCTGCTCGTGTCTGCCGTATCCGGCGACCAGCCACGTCCGGAGCCTTAGGCTAGGTCCCAGGTCGACCTCCGTCTCCACGACTTTCCCGCCTTTGGCGATGAACCCGTTCATCTGAGCATTCCCTTCCTGTCGGCGTAATGCCGACGCATGTACGCGATCACGATCCGCTCGATCGCGGGGTCGAGCCGCCTTACGCGCTCGATCGCGCTCTCCAGCGCCGGGGTCACGGGCAACATCCATGACCCCAGGTGCCCCATACCAGGTGGCACGACCTGGTTGTAGAACGCGTCGTAGAAGTCCGACACGTGGCACGGCCCGAGGTCGTGACTGATGTCCTCGTAGACCGCGGCGGCCAGCGCCTCGATGGCGCGGGCCTCCTCCGGAGTCACGGGGGGAGCCCTCACTTGATCCACCCGACCGACCTCCAGGTCCCGAACTCCCCCTCCATGATCCTCTTCGCGCAGGACGAGGAGCAGGCGAGGAACTGGGGGCGTCGCTCCGGTGGGTCGTCCGGTAGGTTCTGCCTCCGCTGGCCCCGTCTGCCACAGGCGCGGCAGGAGCCGATCACGCCGACGGCGGCCTGCGGTCCCGTCTGCTCTCCCATGTCTCGTCACTCCTTTCCTGGGCAGGGTCCGCGGGCGGACCTGTCAGAGACGCCGTTGCGGAGCCACACCAGTCCACAACGGGTGCACAGCGGTCGACTGAGGACCCACCATTGGATCCAGTCGTGGACCCGCCCGGCCATCCTACGAGGAGCTCCAGACGACGTACGTCCCGAACGGGGGGAGTGCCTCCCGGACGGCCGGTGGCAGCGACTCGTAGGCCTCCCTGGCCTTGGCCAGCTGCTCGGGAGTCGGCTGGAGGCCCGTGAGGTCAGAGAGGGGGAAGTGGTCCGTGTCGTCGATCTCGCCGATCTTCGCTCCGACCCAGGCCACCTCGCTCGGCGCGCTGCCGTGGTACTCCGTGCGCCACGGCTCCCCGTCCATCCACTCCGTGAAGTCCCCGTTGTCGGCGTCGGCCCGGAGATCCTCCAGGGTGCAGTACAGCTCGAGCCGGTCGATGCTCTCCTGCGTCGCGTATAGCACCGATAGCCTCCGCACGGTCTCGTCGTCCCACGGCAGGTACGTCCCGACGATCACGTTGCCGATGCTGTACACGTCAGGCCCCCACGATCCCGTGCTTGATCGCGTAGCGGACCAGGTCCGCGTTGCTTGCCAAGCCGAGCTTCTTCAGCAAGTGGCCCCTGTGCGTGTCGAAGGTCTTCACGCTGATCGCGAGGTCGGTCGCGATCTGGTGCTTGCTCACGCCGCGCGCCAGCATCTCCATGACCTGATACTCGCGGTTGCTGAGGCGCAGAGTGTCGTCAGTGAACTCCGCGTCCACGGCGTCGACGAAGGTCAGTATGACCCCCGGTGGGACCGGGTCCTCATCAACGCTCACCGTCACCTCGCGGAGGCCCAGCCGCGTGGACTTCCGCATGAGCCCGACGAGGTCGGGGACCTCCCTGACGCGCATCTCGAAGTCCTCCCCGTTGCGGGCGACCCTGACGGTCGCGTCAGGCAGCCCCTCGGTCATGAAAGCAGTGAACTTGCCCAGGTCCATGGTGTCTCCTTCTCCTGTGGTCCTAATCGGGACCCCGATCGAACGGGGGTCGGTGGACCCCCGTCCTGTCGTCATCCGATCAGCGGTTCGGACACGCCCCGGCGACGGCGTGGTCGATGCGCATGAACCCGACGTACGCCGCCCTTCCGCAAAGGGGACACGGGTGGGGGAAGTCCCCCACCGAGGTCGTCTCGTCCACGACGAACAGCCAGATGTCCTGGTGCTGGCTGACGATGGGTGAGGTGTACTCATTCGCGAGGGACATCCCCCTCACCATGTCCTCGAGGACCTCCGTCACCCTGTACGGGCCGTCCCAGTCGCATATCCCGGGCAGCCTGTCGGTCCACTCCGGCCTGTCGATCCGCTTCCCGCTCGTGGTCCAACCGATGATGACCATCCCGACCCTGATGTCGGTCGGGCGAACGGCCCTCACCTCGACCTCCTTGCCCCCGTTGAAGTTCGGATGGAAGCCCCTCATCGCGCGAACTCCACGATGTTCAGGCCGACGCACGCCGGCGCGGCCCCGTCGCAGATCTCCTCGAACGCCACGGCGGACGACGGGAACCCGGCGGCGATCATGCCCTTCACCAGGACGATCGCCGCGTCGTCCAGCGGGTCGCCGACGCGCGTCCATCCGCGGAGGTGCTCGATCATCACGAGCGCCGCGGCCAGGCGGTCCAGGCTAGGAGCGAGGCCGAGCTTCCTGGCCGCGGCGTGCGACTTCCACAGGAGCTCCAGCGTGGCGTCCCGCCCCGAGAGCAGCTCCGTCGCCGTCTCGGACAGGAGCCAGATCGCCCTGTTGACGGACCCGTAGAAACCCTCGATCACCCGGGCCTCGTGCCAGAGCGTGTAGGGCTCGGCCGCCGCCATGGTCTGCTCCACGTCGTGTCGGCCCGGATACATGAGGCGTCCGTCCGCGAACAGCGCGGACTGGACCGTGGCCCCGTCCACCTCGAACTGGCTGAGGTGCTGCTCGAGGGGGGGCGCGTGTGAGACTCTCAGCGTCGTCATGTTCCTCCTTGGTTGGTCGCGCGTTCCCCCGACGGGGACGTCCCCGTCGGGGTGGCTCGCTGTCAACTCAGGCCTCGGGCTCCTCCTGAACGGAGGAGGACTCCAGCGCCGCCGCCGCGCGACGAACGAGGCAGATCACCTCCTCCTCGGTCCGACCGGGCGCGTCGTTCCAGTGGACCGCGCCGAGGGGCCAGACGAGGACCGACAGCGCGTCGCGCGCCGCCATGAAGGTCCCACTGGAGCAGCCCACGTGCCACGGACGTGACTGGTACGCGTAGTCGACGGCTCCCAGGAGGCAGAACCCGGTGTGGACCGTCCCCATCATCCCCTGCACCCATCCGAAGCGCGTGAGGGCGTCGGCCGCGCTCGCCAGCAGGGCGCTCGCCGACATCTCCGTGACCTCGAGCGGGTGGCTCTCACCGTCCGGTTCGGGCCCTCCCTGTTCGTTCCAAGTCACGGCTCCACCTCCACGCCGCTCTCGATGGCCGCCTGGACGTCCCGGACGTCCGCGCTCGGAAGGTGGGCCAGGTCGTCCTCCGAGATCCGGCCGTCCTCCACCGCCTCCGCTAGCTCCCTGGTCAGCAGGCCCGTCGTGTCGTTCTCGAGCCGGCGGTTGATGCGCGCCAGGCGTCCGCGCTCCTTGAGCCGCTGGAGCCGGTCGGCCAGCGACTCCCCCTCCACCGAGGCCACCGGCTCCAGTGCCATCTCGGGGACCG